TTATTCAAGGAAGTTGCCAATCTTCGCTACCTCTCTCTGACGTAAATCATCTAATATATGTGTGTATGACACTGTAGTTGCATAATCGGCGTGTCCCATTATACTCTGTACAAATAATGGGTCAAGCCCTTTTTCAAAACAACGTGTTGCAAAAGTGTGACGAAAAGCGTGCGGATGTAAATGTTCAAATTCAACAGGCTCTCTATGTTCTCTGAATGCCCTACTAATCTCTTTAAGATTGATATTTTGGACTACTTTATTTATGTCATGCACAATGACATATCGTGTTACAGGTGAACCTACCGTACTTGTAAATACTAAGTCACCAAGTTCCGGTCTTGCCCTCCATCTATCGCCAAGACGTTTCTTATACTCATCTTGCTTCTTCTTCCAATTTATAAGGCACTCCTCTGTTTCTCCAAAAAACGGTATTGCTCTATATGAATTTGCTGTCTTCGGTGTTGTAAGTTCTTCGATTTTCTTACCATCAATATATGCCGTCTGCATGGATCTGTTAATGTTGATGACTTTATTCTCAAAATCTATATCTCTCCACTGCAAACCAGAGAACTCTCCAATTCTCATGCCAGTCAAAAGAAGAATCTTATATGCTTCGTAGTAGTATCTGTTTTTAACTTCGCTTAGAAACAAATCTTGCTCCCATTTCTTCATAACTCTTCTTTCTCTACGCTCATTCGCATTTTGGATTTTGATTCCTACGCATGGGTTTACATTTATAATGTGATTTACAATCGCAATCTCCATGCATTCATTCACGATTCCTAGAGCTTCTCTTACAGAACGATCTGTATACCCTTGTTCAACCAATTCGGTTGTAGCAGCCTGCATATTCATTTGTGAGATATTCTCCATACGCTTATCGCCAAGAATCTTACAATATGTGTTTCTCACTTTCCTATCATATGTCTTCCTGCTTACCTCTGATTTTAGTTGAGGAGATTTACATTTTTCAAACCACTCTAAATACCATTCTTTGAATGTTACGTTAGGTCGTACATTCTTTTCGTCTCGCAATACTCTAGCTTTTTCAACTTCAAATTCCTTTTTCAGTTTCGCTAGATTCATGTCATAAATATCTATTTTTGTGCCGCATATGACGGCTCTGGCTTCATATCTACCGTCCTTTCTCTGACTGAATCCTCTACCAAGTTCTTTACCATTTAAGTCTTTTCCCATAATCAATATTCCTTTCTATATTGACTACAGCATCAACTTACACATATACATTACACTGTTTTACGCAAAAATACAACTGCAAACTTCTATACTGGGATGTGATATTTTGCGCATCTATCTAAATACTCATCAAATTTCTTCTTATTAGCATATAACCTATTGCCTAGTATAACTGTAAATGTACTATCGGGTCTCTTTAATATCTCTCTAACCTTTGTCTCGCCCCATCCTGTGTATTCACACACCTCTTTGAGGCTCATTAATATTTTCTCCATATGTATCTCCTTACTAAATAGAGGCAGGCTAACGCCCACCTCGTTTATATTATTACAGCGAAATTCCTGTACTGCCGAACCCACCTGAACCACGCTCTGTATTAGATAATTCATCAACTTCGCACAGCCTAACACTAATGTACGGCATAATAACCAGCTGAGCAATACGATCGCCATGATGAATTGTTTCGCATTTATCAGAGTCATTGTGCAGTGCTACAATTACCTCTCCACGGTAATCTGAATCTACGACTCCTACGCAGTTAGATGGACGTAATCCTCTTTTAGTAGCAAGTCCACTTCTTGCAAATACAGCTCCAAAACATCCCGTCGGAATTTCTGTTGCGATGCCAGTCCCAATTTTGATAGTAGTACCAGCCGGGATATCAATTGCACCTCTTGGAATATATGCGTACAAATCCAGACCTGCTGCATCATCTGATCCCTTGGTTGGCACAATCGAATCGGTATTTATTTTCTTTATATTCATTCTCGCCATGTCGCAATCCTTTACTATTCTTGTCATTGTAATTCCTTCCTATTTATATAATTGATATTTTTTGCTAATCTTATGAGCAACCTCATCTTCTAGCGGACAGAACCAAATACCAGTCAATGTAGTCCAATCATCTTCTTCTGGTTCTAATTCTGTCAGACATTTGTCATAGATACATCCATAATCGATATTCTCTATCAAACCCATTTCGTCTGCGATGATTTTTGCCTTTAATAAATGATTTTTATTTCTCGCTTCACATACAGTTTTTGTGAATGTTCCGCACACATAGTCCTCATATACATCCACAGGCAACGTCACTAAAGACATATATTCGCCACTATCTATCGCAAAAGCACTGGAACGCCCAGCACGTATCCTAGAAGTCCAATACGCTTCTGCACAATGCATTACTTGCGCCATGAGTTTCCCAGAAGACATGTGCAAGTCTTTTCTCATAATAAATAATCTTCTCATTTCATTCGCTTCCTCCACTCTTTCATGCTAATTATTCTTTGATTAGAAGACCCTCTGAACTTTAATGTAATATCTTTAAGCTCCTCCACAAATCTACCGTCAACCAATACGTCTATTGCTGAAAGCAATTCATCCGTAACATCGCACCTGCATGGAGAACCGTCTTTCAAAGCCTGCTCAAGGGTGTATCCTGTATAACACCATATATCTTTTTCCGGATAATCAGATTTGACTCTTTTGAGGAGCCTAAGTAAACCTTGTTGATTTTCAGGCTCAAGTGGCTCCCCTCCGAGTATCGTCAGACCTTGAATATACGGCTTTGATAATAACTGGATAATGTACTCTTCTGTTTCTTCTGTATACGGAGTCCCATAATCAAAGTTCCATGTCTCTGGTTGGAAACAATTTTTACAATGATTCCTGCAACCAGATACAAATAGACTCACTCTGACTCCTTGACCGTTTGCAATATCGCAATTTCTTATCTTACCGTAATGCATTTTTAATCACCGCCTAAATGAACATATCGCTCTTTTATTTCTTGCGTACGTCCCTGATTGAAGTCTTGTAGTCCGATATAACCACATGTTCTCCTTGCAATATTCATCTTTGTTCTATCTCGGTTGCCACAATTCGGGCATTCCCAAACAAGCTTTCCGTCTTCATTTTCTACAATCTGTATTTCTCCGTCATATCCGCATTCCTGACAGTAATCACTCTTTGTATTCAGCTCAGCATACATGATATGATTATAGATATACTTGATTACTTCGATAGCAGCTTCTACATTATCACTTAAATTGGCTGTTTCGATATATGAAATAGCACCTCCCGGACTCAGCACCTGAAACTCGGACTCAAATCTTAGCTTATCAAAAGCATTGATTTCCTCTGTTACATGCACATGATAGCTATTAGTTATATAATTTCTATCTGTGATACCATCGATTACACCGAATCGTTTCTGTAAGCATCTTGCAAATTTGTATGTAGTAGATTCTATAGGAGTTCCATATAATGAGTAATCAATATTCTCTGCTGCTTTCCATTCTGCACACTTATAATTCATCTTCTGCATAATCGCAAGCGCAAATGGTTTCGCTTCATCGTCTGTATGACTTTTTCCGGTCATTGCCTTAACACACTCATACAATCCAGCATATCCAAGAGATAATGTGGAATAGCCACCATATAGAAGCTTGTCGATTGTCTCTCCTTTCTTTAATCGCGCAAGTCCTCCATTCTGCCAATGAATTGGGGAGGCGTCTGACAGTGTTCCAAGTAATCTTTCATGACGAAGACGTAGTGCTTTATGACACAGCTCTAATCTTTCTTCAAATATCTCCCAAAAAATCTCTTCCTTACGCTTCTGATATTGTTCATCATCGACATAAGTAATTCTCTCCATCTTTTTCACAGCAGATAATCCTACATCTGGAAGATTGATTGTAACGACACCTTGATTAAATCTTCCATAATACTTCGGATTTCCGTTTTCATCAAGATAAGGAGTCAGAAAGCTTCTGCATCCCATACATGGGAAGCAATGCCCGTCACCATTCGCATCGATTTTATTCTGCAACATCATCTTTTCAGAAATGTAATCCGGTACAAGACGCTTTACAGAGCACTTTGCACATAATTTTGTAAGATAGAAATATTCACTATCTTCATGGATATTATCTTCTTCAAGCACATATATGAGCTTAGGAAATGCCGGAGTAATCCATACACCTTTTTCGTTCTTAACGCCTTGGTATCTCTGCTTCACAACTTCTTCAATAATCATTGCAAGATCAGCTTTTGTTCTCTCGTCTTTGGCTTCCCCAAGATACATAAACACCGTAATAAATGGTGTCTGACCGTTCGTAGTCATTAGAGTAAGAACTTGATATTGGATTGTTTGCACTCCACGTTTTATCTCTTCTTTCAATCGTTTTTCTACGATAGCATCAATGCTACTAATATCGCCGTTGCAAGCAGTAATTTCGTTCTCAACATCTTTGCGAATCTTCTGTCGGCTTACATCAACAAATGGTGCGAGATGTGTTAAAGAAATACTCTGACCGCCATACTGGTTTGACGCAATCTGCGCAACAGCCTGTGTTGTTACGTTACATGCAGTTGAAAAACTATGTGGTTTTTCAATTAGAGTGTCCGAAATAACCGTACCGTTTTGAAGCATATCCCCTATATCAACTAAGCAACAATTGTGCATTCTTTGTACGAAATAATCTGAATCATGAAAATGGATAATCCCCTCATCATGAGCATATTGTATTTCTTTCGGAAGCAATGTGTTCCTTGTGATATCTCTACTTACCTCACCGGCGATGTAATCCCTCTGTGTAGATAATATTGTTGGATTCTTGTTTGAATTTTCCTGTATTACCTCCTCATTTACACCATCGACAATTGTAAGAATTTTACCGTCGATACTACTGCCGTTACGTTTCATTTCATGTTTGTATCTATATCTAACATATGCCTTGGCGACATCGAATGCCTGTTCTTTCATCAGTTCTGTTTCGATATCGTCCTGTATCTCTTCTACCGAGATTGTTCTTTTTCTTTTGCGATATCTCGAGTCAAGTCTATTTGTGATAACGGTAGCAAGGGAAGTATCCCCCGCTCCGTTAACTTCAACGATTGCTTTGCAAATCGCCGTATGTATCTTTGTTTTTGTATACTGGTCTTCTCGACCATCTCTCTTCATTACAATCATTCAGTTACCTCCTAATCAAGCAAATCTGCCATAGCAGCTGTTTCACTTCGCTCTGTCCTGAGAAGCTTCACATATCCGAATCTTGGATGACCTTTCAGTTTATCAACAGCAATCATCAGACCACTATTCTCTCTGAATACATCTGCATCACACTGTTTAAAATCTCCGTTGATCCACAACGAGGAACCCTCTCCGACTCTTCCGAGAAGTAATTGTATATGCTCCTTTGTCATGTTCTCGGCTTCAGAACAAATAATGATTGAGTTCTTAATATCTCTGCCTCTGATAAATCCTAAGTGAACGATTTCAATCTTTCCGTGACCAATCATCAGCTCAAGACCGTCCACTCCTCCCAAATGGTCAGCTAAAGGCATTGCAAATGGCAAGAGTTTCTCATTGTAAGAACCCGGTAAATGACCGATTGGTTTAGAATTTTTTACTTCGATATTGTTTCTGACGTACACAATCTTCTCGAACTTACCATGTTCAAGCAGATCGATTGCTGCAGAACACATTAAGAAGTCCTTACCAGTACCAAACTTTCCTGCAATGATTTTGACTGTTGTATTTTCGTCATAAAGCATATCGATAGCAAGTTCCTGCTGTGGGTTTCTTGGTTTTACCTTTCCTGCAAATCTTGTTTCAATAGCCTTATACGGAACCTTGACAACTTTACTTCCATCACATTTGAATTTACCGATCGAGTTTCCATGTTCATCAGATGCGATCAGATATTCATTCTGTAAACAACCGAATGTGTTTTCCGTTTCAGGATTGAAGAGGTCATTAACCTCTTCCCCTGTAATTATGAGTTCCTTAAATCCAAGATATTCCTTGTCCATACGTCAAGCCTCCTACACAATTTCATCTAATTCACAGTCCACACCTAAAATGTGGTCACAGAATCCTTTCTCCTTTGCTTCATCAGCAAACAGATACCACTCAACACGCAATTTACTGTCATACTCTTCGCTTGTCACATTGCTGTGCGTAATGACATACTGTTTAATTCTCTGCTCCACACGTTTCTGGAACTCCATCTGGTCTTGAGCTTTTGTGCCAGAATTCCAGATGAGATTTGAGCCGTCATGCATAAGGAATTTCGCATTCTGTGTGGCATATCTCTTATGACCTGCCAGCCCAATCAAGAATCCCATGCTGTACTGGTATCCAAGATTTATTGTGTAAACAGGAGTTTTGCTTGCAAGAATAGCATCGATCAGCTCGAATCCGGCATCGACATCCCCCCCATTGGATGCTACATACAGAAGAATTGGCTGTCGTTCTTCTGCAGGCATTCCTTTATCTTCTGCGTTATACTGCATTATGTGTTTTGTAATATCTCCGATGGAGAACTGGTCAATATTTGATGTTAGAAACATTTTTCTCTGTTTAAGGTCTCTCAGATAAAAAATATCTTCTACCAGCCCCATTTTCAAAAGTGTTTCATCCATATCAATGTCAATGTCGTAATAACCTTTTTCTTTTCTCTGCATATCTCTTCTCCTTATTCGTGTTCGTATTTACAATCATAATGTGGCATATCGTCCAACTCAGTTTGTCCAAGCTCCTGATGATGCATGATTGCAAAAATATTCCATGCAGCAGCAGCTAAATGATCTTCGTCTGTCATACCCATTATGTATTTGTCTAAATGACGCTTTGCCGAGTCTATATATCTTGAGAACGGCATTCCTTTTTCCCAGTTTCTATCGGCATATTTTCTCGCACCATTTTCGTAATGCTGAGCCAATCTTCGCATGGCAAATGGAGATACTAAGTCATATCTTCCTTTCCCTGTTGATGGTTCTCTGATAGCCATGCCATCTCCATATGAAATTCGCTGTCCACTATCATCAAGCTTCATCTGTTCTTCCATGATCTTCCACCTCCTCTTCCTTGTGTAAAACAATATTTGAATATTTTTGAAAGCAATCAATCGCTTCTCTGACCTTAATTTCTCTGTCTGGAGTACGCCAGCGTTTCTCATCACCGTAATAAATCTCTCTGACATTACACCACGCCATCACAACCGGCTTGTTTGGATTTTTCACTGTATGAGAACATATAAGCACAATCGCTTGCTTACCTGATTTAGTGAAATCGTCAACCATTCTCTGTAGCGCCAATCGCTGTCCAATTGGTATCTCTGAGTCTCCGTATTTCACCTCGAAAATTATGTACTTTGAGTCTTTATACTCAATCACACCATCAATATCTGTTGGGTACATACCGCCATCAACAGCACAACCCTTGAAGTCTATAAGCTGTTTCATCTTGTGTCTGTTATGGATTCTGCTTTCCATCTTCTTCACCCCACTATTTAATCTGAGGCAAATATTTCTGATTTAATCCACAACAGTTGAATTCTTCACAAATACCGCCACGGTACTGGCAATTAGGCACAAGTAGCTCCTTGAATTCTGGATTGACCTTGATAACCTCTTCGCATATCATTCTTACGATTTCTCTTGTTTCTTTAGATGCTTGATTACACAGTCGTTTATGAGCAATAGTAATCAGCTCTTCTGCATTCATATACCAACACATTGTCACAAGAGCATCTTGTCTGGCTGCTCCTCTCTCATATTTGTCCTGTCTGTCATCTCTCTGAGTAGATACAAATGGCGTTGCATGTACATGTCTTACCAGATGCACTGATACCCAGTATGGAATATCTGTCAGTCTGAAACAGAATTCCAAAGTTCTAATTGGAGAGTGATTTGCCTTTAATAGTCTTACTTTCCATGACTCCGTTGGCGGCTTGACAGCTTTTTTACTGACTGTGACAAGCGTACATGTCTGGCATAGTTTCCAATCTTCCTCTGTCGGATGTTTCAAAATCTCTACATTCATTATTTTTCTCCTTGTAAATTATTTTATTAGCATGTAAGCCAATAGTTAATTTTCATATGGGCTTTCTAACGAATAATCCCATATACTATAATTGTCGGAAAATCCATTTCGGAAGTAATTATGACCGTTGCGCCCTGCAAAATATGTATAGTCTTGCGGCAAAACACGTCCGACCTCTGTTTCGCCATTCTTTTCCATATTCCATCTCCATAGAACATCTGACGCTAAATCAAGTAGTGTATCGTCGATGATTGTATTTTCACTGAAAGCAAACTGATTTTCTGCTCTAATGACTTCTGCTATGCTTATACCTTGATTATCTGCTCTATTTAATACAGTCCATGCCACACACGCCTGTTCAGTCTTGCTGCTAACGCCTCTACACTCGTTATACAAAACTTTAGCGATATCAATTACGTCTTGCTCTGTGTAATATATTGTGACGTATGGTTCATCCGCAGTTTCTGTTACAACTTCTTCTTGGCTGTAATCTGTTACTTCCTGCTCAGTATTGCTCTGCTCAGAGACACATTCCGCAGTTTCTATAACCAGCGGTTTAAGCGAACTTTTTGAAGTATCCGCTTTTACAACCTGATTATCTTGACTCGATACGGCAACCACTAACATGATAGCTATTGCTACAACTACTGATGTAGAAATTATTTTCTTATACAATCCTAATCACCTCCTTATTTTGGATTTATTATGTATTATCTGTTACCGGAGATATCTTACAGTTATCTACCAGTTCTTCCATGCAGTCACAACACAAATCAAGTTCGATATCTGAGCCATCAAACGTTGTCCCATAACCGCATCTTGTATGGATTGAGAACTCCTCTTGCTTATCCCATATATCCATCTCTTTGCCGCACTTGTTGCAATACATTTTTCTCACTTTGAGTCACCTCTAATCTGTATATAAAATAATAGTTTTATGAACAACTTCTCTATAACACATGCTATAAACAAGTTTTAATCTGACATGAGCCAATGCCATAACCAGCACGCTATGGTAAAGAAGAACCATCCGTTTGCACTAAAATAATGCAATCCTGTCAGTTCTCCGGCTACGAATATCATCCATAAAAGCATCTGTCCGCCTCCTATTCAGTGATAGTGAACTCGTCAAGGAAGTTCATCAAAACCTTATCTGGTATGTCATTACTAACCATTTCGTCCACATTTTGCGTACTCATATACTTAACTAATGACTGACCATATATGTATGCCACTGTATCATCTGCGCCTGCTATTCCATCGAGCAACATACTATTAAATTCCATACCGCGAATCTTGTCTTCAAAATTCTTTGTTAATGTAAATGTATAGATATGACTATTTGTCTTTTTACACTTGATTCTTCCGAGTCGTACATTTATAGTCCAGTCATTTCCGATTGATTTCATTTCATTTAGAAATTCCGTCTCTCTTGACTTACTATCAAATAGTATGGCTGCAACATAGTTTTCGTATTTTCCACACTCTGCAAGTAATTTGCTTAGTGTAGCATCTGTTAATATTTCCATAGTGTCCTCCTAATAAAGCACTTTTTCAAATCTTGTAAGTCTGAAATATTGACCGTTTCTTTCCCAACCTTTGCAATAAATGATGTCACCTTTCTTAATCGGGTCTTCGTTGTACACGCTATTCACTACTGTAAATCTGCTTTCAACTCCGCTACCGATAGATTTAGTTATAATTGAATATCCGAATTGCTTATTGTCTTTACGACGCACCAACTCGTATACGTCTGAAACATACAACTTACGTCTATCTTCCTCTCTGCCAGAGATATAACCTACATATCCCATGACATCTGCAAAGTTTCTTACCTTAACAACGATACTAAGGTCTTCCATATGTAAATTCTTTACGGCATCTTCTGCGTCATGCATAATTGACATTACATCAAGTAATGTGTAGCTTTTCGCGACCCCACCACTCTTCGTAACTCCGACAGCATATCTTTTGATAATTGGCTCAAGAGGTGTTCCATCAACTCTATCTTTTCTGATCTGTTTAGCATTTCCTTTTTTGAACATATCGTAGAAAAGCTCTGTGATTTTCAATAATTCTCTCTGATTTCCAAATTCGGAGAAGAAATCAATTTTAATAAGAATGTCCAATTGGTTCGTTTTGAGTGATGAATTATTGCTCAAATCACATAAGACATCAATAAAGTGGTTATATTTCTTATGATGTGCTATTTCAAACATCTCTTCTGCGAGACCGGAACTCATATATTTAATTGAACTAAGCCCCTTGGCAATAACACGCTTCTCACTATCAAAGAAGTACTCACTCTTGGATAATCCCCACTTAGGCATTGTCACTTTGATACCAATTTTATGAGCATATGCCGTACCGTTTCTGATATCATCTTCATTTGCTGCATTATTAAGAAATGATGTGATAAATTCAAGTGGATGATAATACCTGTAATAAGCACACAGATATCCAAGCAAGCAGTACGCTATTGAATGGTTATATCCAAACTGATATGATGCACTATCTTCAATAATCTGCAGGAATTCTTTTGCCTCTGTTTCAGCAGTTTCTCTAGGCTGAGGAGACTTTTCACAGTACCCCTCTAAGATTGATGGCATCGCCGCATCAAGCCTGTCTTTCTGTTTTCTACCAATAGCTCGTCTGATATTGTCAGATTCACTACCAGACAATCCGCAAATCTGTTGCAGGAACTTGATTGTATCCTCTTGATAAATCAGATAGCCGAGGTTGTCTTTTAGAAGTTCATCAATGATCTCAGATGGGTTACTATGTGGCTTTCTGGCAAGCAATGCATCTCTATAAGAAGCTCCTGACGGTCTGATACATGCTGTAACGATCGACATATCAAAAATACTCTTTGGAGTAAATTTCTTTAAGCTCTCAAATGCGAATGCACCCTCAAACTGGAATATCCCTGATGGATTCTTAATCATATCAGCCCACACATCTTGGTCATTCCAATCAATTTCATGTGTCTTCGGATATGGTCTGTTCAGGTATCTACATGTGTCTCTGATTACCTGCACTGTTTTCAGAATAAGGAAGTCATATTTAGCAAGACCTGTGTAGTCATGGATATTCTCCATATCAAGCATCAGGCAGGTTTCTCCGTCTTTTTCAAAAATACCGAAGTTATCATCCAAAGTAATCGGGCTGATTACCATTCCTGCCGGATGTACTGACTGCGATATCTTCGTATCAAGCAATCCATCAAAGTAATAAAACAGCTCCTTATACTTACTCTTAGTTTTTTCAGGATTAGCTGAATATTCTTCCTTGATTTTTGCAATCTTAGGAAGCGTCCACGGGTTTTCCCTTGGTGTTGATCCGTTGTCATACAGACTTCCATAAAACGGATTATCTACGCCATTCTCCTTATTCCATTTCTTAGCAAGATATCTACCAACCTCATCGATGACACCTTTCTCCTGCAAAGTTCCAAAAGATGCAACTCTTGCTGTCTTATCCGCGCCAAATCGCTTAATGATGTATTGGAATATTGCTGGTCTGTCAGACTCAACGCAGTCTATATCAATATCACCGATTTCTTCTCTATCTTCATTACAGAATCGTGAGAATACTGTGTGCCATGTTTCTGGATTCAGATCAATGACATCTGTTACATAAGCAACTCTCGAGCCACCGACAGAACCTCTAGCAGTTCCGATTGCCATACCTTGCTCTTTACACCATGAAATCAGTTCTGACATTGATAACATAAATCCATCCATTTTCAGTTTTCTGAATACACGAAGCTCCTCTTCAATCGCATCTCTAAATGCACGCTCTTGGCTTCTTGGTATTACACCAGACTCGAGTTTCTCTTCTAATTTTGTATATACTGTTTCGGTAAACTTCTCTGAGTCTGCCTCTCGTGATCCATATAAGATCGGATATTTAATTGCTGTATCTAGCTCAATATCTTCTGTGAGGTCATATAATTGATGAGTATTTCTGATTGCCTGCATATACTCATCTTCCGGTAACGCCCCCTGCACTCTGAACATCTCTACAAGCTCATCATATGTCTTGTATGTCAAATCAAATGCATCTTCGTCTCCATAAGACTTACCTTTTGCTGATATTAGCGCAGCCCTGCATTCTGCCTTATACGGAGTAGAACTGTGAGTGTCTGTCCCCGCAATCAACGGAGTTCCAATCTCTCTCGATAATTCAAGGAGGCGCTCATTAAAAGCAATCTGATCTGGATGATTATGTGCTTGAACTTCTAAGAAGTCGTATTTCCGTGCCAGCTCCATATAACGCGGATGGTCTGGAGATAACTTATTCAACGGTGAGGCTAGACAAGCACTTGTCGAAATGATATTGTCTGAAATATTTAGGAATTCATCAAATGAAATTCTGTTCGTATAGTACGAATGCTGCTTGTCACATGATTTTGTAATCAAAGCATTGAGTTCTAATAGTCCAGCCATATTTCGAGCCATGAGCACTGTATGATAGTTATCTCTGACTTTTGGCTCCAACTGCTCTGTCAGGTATATTTCTACAGAATGTATGTATCTGAGACCCGCTTTCTTGCAAGCCGCCCATTTTTCTGTCCAATTCATTGGCTTACCATGTTCTGATATGGACAACACTTTTTGACCATTTTTCACAGCCAAATCCACATACTCTTGATATTTTGTGCAACTATCCAAGAGACTTAGCTCTGTATGACAGTGAAACATTTCATAATAATCTTTATGCATTTGCAATTCGTCCCTCCCTTACAACAAACTCATGAAGGAACTCATCCAACCTAACATCATCAACTTCTGGCTCAAGTAGAATTTCCGATGTGATTTCGCTTTGGTTCATTCCGCTCTCTACGCATCTCGAAATTATCTGATTGATACTTTCTGATAACGTCAGTAATCTGCTACTGATAATTGGATTATGTGTTTGTGTATACATTCTAACAACATCTAATAGCACGCTTACCAATGGTCTAGGAGAGCCTCCCGGAAGTTTCATATCTACATTAAATTTATTAAGTAGCTCTGCGATTTCACATGCATCAAATGAAGATTTTCCAATATCTTCAGCTACTCTTCTCTGTCTTACTCTTTCGTTATATGCCAACTCTTCTATTTCTTTTATTCCATCAACGACTCTTCTTGATGCAATATCGCTTCGTGCATTATATTGATATCTAATTGAATCGTCGTCTCTGGTTGTAAACCTTATCAAATACCTCTCCCCCTTTATCTACTGGTGCATCTTTTTCTTCTAACAAATTGTCTTTGTCCCATACATATTCAACATTCACATATTGTTTTAGCTTGTTGATGTTATGATCTTTTTTAATATTTACTTCCTTGTCTAATGCAAACACGACTCTCACACCGAGCCTTGCAAGCAGTTTCATTTGAGCAGGATTCAAATGGGATGTGAGAAGTGCTCCAGTGTTTCGTATTCCCCACGACCTTGCTATGAGCACCGATTTGCATCCTTCAAAGATGATGATTTCTTTCTTCTTGAGAATTTCTTCCATATTCTCGAAAAGTCCATAAATCACGCTCATCTCTCCCCATCCAGAAAGGTATGTATACTTTCTCATTCCCTTTTCTTTCCATTCCGGATCAAGGATTCTACCACCGATATTCACAATATTTCCTTCAATATCTCGTATCGGATATACAAGTCGGTTGGAGAAGCTGTCGTAGTATACTTGAAATGTATCAAGTGCTTCTCTGGAGATTCCCTCAGCTTCCCATACCGCCAACTTGTCATCTCTTTTTTCATACTTGCTCATGCAGTCATCCGGAAATCGCTTCGTTTTCGACTCCTTATGACGTACTTGCTTCTTCATATATTTCCTACAAGCAATCGTAGCCGCCATTCTTCTTCTGGGAACAAATTCTGCTCCGTCACACCCTGCATATTTCTTTAAAATGTCTATCGCCTTGTTTGCATCGCATTGATAGTAGAACTTAGTGAATGTAAAGACGTTTCCTCCAATACCGCTGGAGAAACAATAAAAAGTATTGTTCTCCCTGCGGATTGAAAACGACGGTGTTTTCTCATCGGAGAATGGGCTAAGCCCCCAGTATTCTCCGTTCTTTTCCTCAAGTTCTACAAATTGTGATATGTATTCCACGATATCTATCGAATCAATCAGTTCTTCTAAGTCCACTCCGTCGTCTCCTTTCACGTAAATTATTTTATTAGCTTGATAGCTTAATAAGGGGTACTCGGTATATGCTGTTTTGCTTGTTCGTATGAAATCAAGTTCCCATTAAACTGCAAATCTATGTATTCTCCGGATGCGTGCTGCATACCGTTTCGATTAAGGATAACCCTTAATTTCTTATTTCCGCACTCAGCCCCATCGGCTTCTACCTCTTCGGCTGTTTTGTCCTGAATAATTGCAATCGTACTTGCGTTTCGTCCAATCTTAGCCGAATCTGCAACTTTACCTGTTGTTGTTGCTTGTGCAGCTCCTATTCCGCAAATCCCCATATCACCACAAATTTTGTTCTTGACCATATCTACAAATCTTCCAAGTTCCTGATATGAATCAAATGCATCTCCATCGCCAGACCCTTTGAAGTAGTCAACAATCAGTACATCAAGCCCCATTGTATGCTGAACTCTCTTTACTGCTGTGAAAATTGTTTGCTGGTCAAACATCGGGATATACAGATGAGTAAATTTTCTGGTCTTCAGCCATTTTCTTGCCTCATCAATTCTTTGCGCCTCTTCTGCATTGTAGCTTCCAGATGTAAGTCTCTTGTATTCTACTTTTGCAATATGCGCCAGAATTCGTGCTGTAAACATTCTTGTATTAAGCTCGCTGTCCAAATACAATACTGCTAAGTCTTTCTTCATCAGATCGACTGCACAATTAAGAAGCATCATGGACTTTCCTTGTTTCGCCTCTGCCGCAAAGATAAACAACTCACCCGGTTCAATCGTGGCGTATTCATTCAATGCAGGAAACTTAAACTGGATGCCAGCATATCCGTCTCCTTGTCTGGATTGGATTTCATCCCAGCAGTCATCTACAACGTCCTTAAACATTGGAACATCATTTGTTGTTGAAAACTCCGTCATCACATCATCAATAATGGAATATATCTTCTCTTCAACATTAGTTTCTGCTCTGTTATAGCAGAGAGCCTGACATTCCTTTAATCTCTGAAACGTATCTCTTCTGAAAGCCGCGTCCAGAACATTATCTACGAGCATCTTGTACTCTTCGACCGTATGTCGCGCCAACACATCGCTCATCTCCATAAGCTCATTCAGCTTTTCAATGGATAATTCATCGGCATATTTTCTCGTTGCTTCTGATGCATTAAAGCTTTCTATGATGTTATATGGGTCTATTGTGCTAATCCCTCTCTCAACGAGATCCCCAATAGCTGTATATACACATCTATTTTCTTTATTTGTAAAATGATTGGGTAATAAATATTCGGAATAGAAGATGAAATCCGGCTTATGTATTAGAGATGCAATAATACCGGCTTCACTTTCAAGACTATTGATGTCATCTACGCTAGTCATGCTCTAGTCCTCCTTTCGGCTCGTGCCGCTAGGTCATAACAGCAATGGTTGCTGAGACCACAAAGGTAGTAACACGAGAAAAATTCCCGATTAGGATAGAATTCATCTGCGCCTGATATTTCTTCGACTTTGTGCTGCGCCCATGATAAGGCTTCGCGATATGCGTCTTCGTTAAATGGTTCTTCGATAAACACTCCTGTCCTAAAACAGTTAAAACATAATAATTTTGGCAATTTACCATATTTTTGACGTACTGCCTCAGCATATATGTACAGCTGCTTCAGCATTGAATCAAGTTCTTTATCCTTTAGCGTTGGTTTTTCACGTCCGCTTCTTGACTTCAAATCCCTTGATTTATTATCAACGATAACAAAATCTCCATTCTCTTCACCGAGATAATCTATTCTTCCTGTAAAATCAAAATCTCCTATTGTGAAATCAATCTTCTCTTCTACAGAAACCATTTTGAATCTAAATGGCTCAAGTGACTTAATAAATTCTGTTCCTGTTTTAAAATATTTCTGTACAGTTGCAGCTTTCGGTCTACCAGTACCTTTAGTACGTTCCTTAAATTGCGTGAGAAACATCATCAGTATTTCTTCTTTGGAATTTTCACCTTTATAATATTTCTCAAGCAAATCATGCATGAACAATCCATATGCCGCATAGAATTTATCTTCTTTTTTTAATTTTGGAGTATGTATGTATGTTAAAAACCACCTGTACGGGCAGTCATCAAATATTTCGAGCCTACTGTAGCTCCAGGTCATCGCCTCAATTAACGGACGATAACTTACCTCTCCCATTTCTCACCTCTTAAAATGGAAGCTGTGAGTCATCAATTTCCCCACTATCTACATTTTTCTGAGGTTCCGTATCATATCCAGAATTTCCTCCACCGCCACTTCCGTTGATTTCAGACTGTGTTTCAAAGCTGAAAATTTTGAAATTTGTATAAGTGATGCCTTTCTCTTTGCTGTAATTGTTAGTGACGTCAACATCCCCAAGACGAATTCTATCTTTTTCTTTTAGCATCAGTGCCTTTTTTGCTGCAGCTGTACCAATAAAATCAACGAATCCTGAGAAGTCTGTATCGTATTCTCCTGTCTGCTTATTCTTTCTGCTGATTGAAATTCTTGCCTTTGTACGAGTGTCTGATGCACTCTCTACTGACCAAATTGTTGCATAACTGCCTGTTCTAAATCCCATATGTATTTACTCTCCTTTGATGAATTTTTCATTGAATTTTGCAAGTAAATCAGCTGCTAACGCAGGCTCCTTAATTGCAAGATAATTTCCGCTCTTTACATATCGCTTAACAAATGTTTTGACATCATCAGATTTATCTGGATGATCTGCAAGGAATTTTCTTACCACACCATCAAACTGAGAAATAATCTCCTCTGCGATTGCCTTATCCTCAGACACCTCTGCTTCTTTCTGCTTGCTACGATAAGCGTCAACGTCTGAATCAGCCTGAGCAATCTGGAAGTAATTGCAGAGAAAATATCTTGTGCAATATGTAAGACCAGATCCAAGAGCCTGAGATGGGTCTCCCTGAGATCCAGTTACAAACCAAGGCACATCGATGAAATCTTCTGGATTCGCATCATCGACCCATCTAAATATCATATCAGCAGTAACTAACATTTCTGAGCTCTTTGCTTCATATGCATCGCCAGTTTTCGTGAATTTTGTAGTTGACGTTACAAGTTGTTCAACATTTGCTGTCTCAGGGACAATCTGCGGTATAAGTGACACACCATACTTTTTCATACCTGCTGTAATCTTAGCTAGAATCGATGTGATGTCGGCATAGCTGTAGTTATAGCCTCTCTTTTCTTTCGCAACTACATCTGAAATTGCACGAATTTTCGCAAGCTTCTGCATAAGATTTAATGTTTCTGTATCTGACATAGTTCCTCCTTATTACGCTCCAACCAGCGCTTTGAAATTTTTAATTACCTGTTCATTCTTCATCTTCGTATCTCCGAGACCATTCTTTGTTTTTACTAATTCTTCCTGATACTCTTCGATTTCTTTGATTTTCTCATCAATACTTGCATTGATAGATTCAAGATTGCTCACAGTCCCAGTCACTACAGCTACTGCGCTGTTGTATCTTTCAACAAATTGAGCAAGTTCATCTTTCTTTTTTTGGAGCACATCGATCTCTACCGGCTCCTGAACAGTCTTTCTTTTCTTCATTCTCTATTCTCCCTCTTTAATATATGTAGCACTTTCGTCTGCAACATGAAGAATCCATGCAAACCAGCATTTCTCATATGCTCTACCAACATCTTTATTTCCGTCCCACACACTCATGTGACAGTTAATTGCAACAGCTTCTGTTGGTGTTAACTTAATAAAGTTTTGAGCGAGAAATACTGACTTACTTCCATGTCCGCCGTAGCAAAACTTTTCTCTGATTGCGAATGCATCATAACTTTCCCACTGGTTTGTCTCACTATTTTTCCTGTTTCTTTTTTCTGTTGTGTAGAAATTTACTTTACATAAATCATGAAGTAATGCAGAGACAATTACTGTATCTTCTGATACGTTGATTTCTGGATACGCCGCTAACAATCTTTTTGCTTCGTCATAAACATTTAAAGAATGTTCGCATAACCCACCGATGTAGGAACCATGATACGCATGAGATGCCGGAGCGGTAAAGAAATCCGATTCTTCGAGCCACTTTAGCAGTTCAGAAATCCCATCTCTGGCAACTGTATTCAAAAGTTCTACTACCCTATCATGATTTGCAATTCTCTTTGCTTCCGTTAACATCTGTAATTCCTCCTTTCAATAATTATTTGGGGTGTTTCCACCCGAGCAGGGCTAGTTGGATTCGAACCAACGAATGCAGGAGTCAAAGTCCTGTGCCTTACCACTTGGCGATAGCCCTATGTAAATTATTAAATTAGCATGATATATGTAATTGAAAGCCCACTTCTGTAGGCAGTCAATATGGCTATATTAGCCTAATATTATAGAAACCATGCAAGTTTCCATCTTTCATAATCTTCTTCATAGTCTCTTACAAGCTGTCGATGCTTCGCTTCTATCGTATTTCTTCCGCTATCTAGTTTGTAAGTTTTCCCTTCCATTTGTTGCGCTACTATCGCATTAAAATCTGGAGGTACTCCTATGACTTCTTGTTCATACATTCTATAAAACACGCCCGATAACCAAACCCTAAAATGGCTCAATTTCAATGGTGTTTTATCACTCTTTTGTTTAGATCTTCTTGATAACTCAACTCTGAATGCTTTTATTGTGGATACTGATTTAATTCCACGGATCAAAATATCTCCATCTGCTCTATCTTTCCAAATCTCTTTTGTAATATTGGGATGTATATACCGAAACTGGCTTAACTCCACACAATTATGAAAAGCCTCAAGCCCTTCTGGATAAATAGGTACTACTGTATACTTTTGATTATATTGAACTATAAGCTTATTGAAGTCTACGTCTGAACATTTGACTTTGAAGATATCTTCTTCCGCCATCCCTGCATATGCCAACCAATAATAACATCTATATATATTATCAGTTGCTTTCATATTTGCTGGTTCACATATTGCATTCAGGTAGTTTTGTAAATGCTTCGGGCTTGCAATAGTCTGTTGTTTTACCTTGTCAAGTCCTACAGTTTTTATCTCAAGCATACCTGAACAAGCTCCGTCTACTTCCATTTCTATGCACCATTTCACATAATCCTTTAATAATATAAGTCTTGACCATTTACTCCTTGCTCTGAACCCAGAAATCTGGTTCACCATTGGTTGTAATTCTTCTGCTGATTTAGTGCATAAGTCGGCTTTCCATTCTTCCTCGTATTCCTCGGTGCTATTAAATACCGACTCGCATAATTTTAATTTCCACGGAGTAGTAGATACTACTTCTCTCATAAACTGATGTTTTATTTCTGCATTATACATCTGTGCCTCCTAATTAGCTATCGCATTTAACACTAACGCCTTTTGCCAAACACTCATCAGTAAATCTGGATCTATAAATGCTATTGCTGATGAAGATAATATATTGCCAACAGCGACTTGCGCCATGTATTCTTCCGGTAATGTAGTAATATATTCTCCTAGTTTATGTTTTGACATACACTTCGGATTTTCACATAATACCATACTATCCTTTCGGAGTCCAACCTCCTTTGGTATGAATACATGTGTTGGTTGATTGGTCTTCTTTAATGCACTTGTCAGCGGTAAAACTATTAAGTTTGGACTATGCTCATTTCCCACATTATTCTGGAACACTAATCCAGGTCTATATCCTTTTTGTTCATTCCCGCTACCATCAAAATATACTAAGTATACGTCTCCTATGTTCGGTTTTTTGTTATCGTTACTATTCTTCAAGGTTGCCACTCCTTTCACTGTATTTTCTCTTGTTTACAGTTAAAGAATAGCACACCATGTTTAATATGTCAAGCTAATAAAATAATTTACTTTGTAATTTTTTCTGCTACTACCGTATATGTATGATTATCAATATCTGTTGATATACTCCCGCAGGTAATATCAATGATAATTCCAGTTTCAAGCTCTTCGATATACGCATATTTTGCTCGTTCAATCACTACATACTGGCTATCCGCATCTGATATCCTATTAGCATTATGCAAGAATATCTTATTCGGATTAAATAGAATATCGAGTACGTCGAACATCATGCTACATCTGAGCGTATAATTGTTTATATTGCTCTGATAATTGCTAGAAAAAATATATTTATCACACTTTCGTTTAGAAAGGTAGTCTTTTAATTCAGCAATCGAAATCCTCTTACTTTTATTTCCGATTTTGCCATTCATTTGCAGTATTCCTCCATTGACTTTTTGGAAGCGGTGTGGCATACTACAATCAGAATATGTGTTCTATTAGTGGGCATGTATTCCGATCGTAGTGGCTGATTCATGTCACCCCACTACTGATTCAGAAGCCGTGTGAAATGTGGTTGTTTGCGCGGTCTGATGTTAAGTAGCTGTGTTTCGTGGTTGTTGCACAGCTACTTTTTTTTAGATAAATGTTCGGTCGTCACACGAACACTTGTTCTGTATGTTTATAATCTTATCATGTCTCTTGTTAACTGTCAATGCGTTTTTATGACTTGCCATTGGTAAAAAATTACCATAGTTTCCTCACACAAAGATTTTGTTCTTTTCTCATTGGAGGTAGGTTGTGCTTCCACCATAGCTTGCCACCACAAATTTCATCATGGTATGATAGAGCTTCCCGGGATGAAAGTATCTTCCACCCCGGAACAAACACGAGTTCGAGATTCTGATTGACATCTCGTATATATTTTTCAATCATCTCACAAGCTTTAACTTTTATCATGCAAAGCTCTGGATTACCAGTTAATTGATAGTTTTTTTGATTCAATCCTATCTTACCATTTTTAGCACAGACAAGTTGAAAAGCAACACCCCATACTGTATTCAATTCAGAATAAACAGCTGGAACATAGTCAGAATTTTCAAAAATTTTTCTCCACTGGCATCCATAAACATAATTCAACCCGTCGTCTACAGATAAGAGCAAATTCCATCTGCTATTATAATCTCTAAACTGTTTATCTAAATCATTTGCCTCTTCTATTGTTATCTCAAACTCTCGATTGATAGCGTCTGCTTTTTTTCTTTTGTTATTGAATGCCTCTGTTGTTGATGAGTCGTTAATATATTTCACCACAATTGCACCACCAACTGCCAATAATCCAAATAGACTCCACATGACTACCTCCTAATTGGCTGCTTCTCCGATACAGTCTTTTGCGCTCTCCATCTGATCTAAAGCCTCCTCTAATCTATCTATCGCATCTTCCATCTTCTGACATCTTTCACTATCCAATAAATTTTCTGGCATATTATCCAAACAGTCCTGTTCGTCATCCAATGCCCTTTGTACCATATTGGACGCTCTGCCAAGTAAATCTGTTGCATCTTTTAACAGTTCACGCCGTTTATTATTCATGCAGGTTACCTCCAGCCTACATCGCCTTGTCCCATACACTCGGAAATACGAAATTAACACACATCGCTTCTCTTTCTTTCGATTTAGAGAAACCAAATTTCACAGCTCTCTCAACAAGCTGATGGAACTGATGTTCTTTTGATTCTATTGTTAAATCCTCACACTCAATGGTAATATTAATTGTCATCTTGATCTCATCAATATCCACATCAATCGAATCGCCATCAAATTCCTTTAAAATTCCATCTATTGCATCGCAATATTCATGAAGAATATCCAACTTTTCGTTATCAACTCTCCATATTGGTTTGAACTGCTCACTTGCCTCCTCAACTACCATATTTACTACATCAAAACATTTAACTGCACTTTCCATCGCAACCATCTCCTCGTTTCTTTCTTAATTTGTGAAACGTGAAATTAAGTTGCACTGTCCCGTTTGTTTTTGGATACACCTCAAAATTTGTTGCAAATGATGTCACTGTTCTAAATACCTTGCTATCATGATAGTCAACTCTTCGTCCTATGACACTGATATACCCCATATTTTTTGACGGTTCAAACAACTTATATCCTACTTTCACATTTCGACCTTTAGTTATATGACGTAAAGCCAGATAACTGTACAATATCTGGCATATACGTGCTTTGTCTACATCTGGATTATTCTTTAATACATCATTAGCTGTATCTATAATCCATTTCTTATCAGATGAACTTAAAAAGCTAAAATCAATCTGAGTTCCTAATATATCCATGCAGCGTACCTCCTTTATTTTATCATTAAAATATTACCTCTGCAATCCGGCTAATGCTTTGACACATGAAGAAAATATTGCAGCAGCTTCCTCGACTTCTTCCGGTGTATTTGCAGATGAAAACGAAATTCTAACAGAGTCTCTCGCTTCATCGTCCGAAAGCCCCATAGATGTTAAAACTCTGCTAGGCTGTGACTCATGACTATGACACGCAGACCCGGCAGATATGCATACTCCTTTCGCATCTAACATTAGAACCAAAGTCTCGCTATCAATATTCTCGATTCTTAAATTCAATGTCTTCCCAACATCGCCTGCTGCCGCACCATTAACATGGACTCTCTCGTCTAAGCCACTGGACTTCAGACCGGAGACTATATTTTCATAAAATAGCCGCTTTAATAAAGACACCGCCACTCTCTGCGCGCCGAAATCTGAACAAATCATATCACATGACTTGCCAAGACCTACGATACTTGCAACATTCTCAGTACCTCCACGGAACCCGAATTCCTGATTAGCACCACCGTATACAAGTGATCGAGCAAGTTTACTGTCTCTTATATATATAGCGCCAATTCCTTTAGGAGCATAAATCTTATGACCGGATATGGTTGCATAATCGCAACCAATCGTATTAACATCAATTACGTGGCATCCTGCTGCCTGTACACAATCTGTATGAAACAATATTCCTCTTTCCTTACACATTTCGCCTATGCGATTTATAGGATTTACAGCTCCTGTTTCATTATTTACATACATTACCGATACGAGACCGATGTTGGCATCTTCGTCTAATAATGACTCTAAATGCTCTACATCGACCGTCCCGTCTCTTTTTGTATGTATAAACTGTGTATAAAAGTCGTCTTTTATATTCACATTCCCAGATTGTTTGAACATGTGCGTCGCTGCTTCATACACTGAATCATGTTCAATCTGAGAAATCACAACATGTTTCTTTCCCAGCTCTTCAAGCATACATCTCATGCCGTATGAGAACACCATATTGTTTCCTTCGCTTCCTCCAGATGTAAATACAATCTGATCGGCGGAAGCATTAAATAACTGAGCAACCTGCTCTCTTGCTTTCTGAATAGCTTTTGCAGATTCTCGTCCAATCCTATAAACAGCCCCCGCATTCCCATATCCACCCTTTAAGTATGGCATCATAGCATTGAGCACATCCGGGTGAATCGGAGTTGTTGCTGAGTTATCTAAGTAAATCATAAATTCCTCCTTATAATACGGAAAGGTATCCGTATTTATTCGTGCTAACCTGCACATAGTCAATCACCGGAGCGTCCACATGATTGTAAGACAATCTCCATGTCTTAGATGTATCTATTTGTCTGATATAGCCAGCTCCTGCAAAACCACATCTGAAATCGCAGCTTTCTCGTCCTCTGTATACATGTTCTCCCCATAATCTAGTCAAATTCTGCTGACAAAATTGAACAACTCTTGGGTCAAACATTAAATCAAAGTCGTTTGGGTAATCCGGGTTTTCGTACCCGATACTTTGACAGAATTCATTTAATTCGTCTGGCGCGATGAACCATCTATCGAATATAACAGCTACCTTTGTAGTAGAATTATCCGGAACCTCGCCTTTGCCATTACATACTGGACATTTTGTTACCCCTCTGATTCCTACTCCAAGACCAATCATTCCTTTTCCTTCACATTGCTTACATTTCATATGTATCACCTACTCATCAAATTCGATTTTCCCTAATTTACCATAAGAAAAATCCTCGTAATATTCTTTGAAAGTTTCAATAACTTTCCATTCATTTGTAACAGCCGTCTCGATAATGCCTTCCGGCTGATCTCCGAAGAAAAAGTAATATGATGCACCGCCAAACCAGCTACCCAGTCGCAGATATTTCCCCTTCTCTTCTTCAAACGATCTTACATAGCTGCAATCAATTCCTGTATGCTTGGCATAATACATTGCGTAATCATACTGTTCTTTCGTCAAAACTTTACCTGTCGGACGTAATTCTAAGAAAGCCCATACTTTGTCTTTTGCTTTATCTTTTGCTTCAAGCCATTTCAATTTTCAACACCTCCAATACACACTAATCTGTCGATATAATCTCTGCCCTCTCCTTTAAAGATTGGAATCTCTGTATCAATAACCCATCTTGTTCTTATAATCAGTATTTTTCTTTTAATATGAAACGCCCGACCATCAACTCTGATGATTACGGGCGTTCTTCTCATTAACGTATTCTTCGGCACTGCTTCATACTTCTTCATTCCTTTCGCAAGTGCTGATGTGTCCATAATTGTTCCTTTCTATAATTTCTTGATTTTTATATCGGATATGCCTTGTATATCTGTTACCCTGATATATTTCTCGCCTTCCCACCAATCGTTTAAATATTCTACATCATACATATCGTATGGGCTTGCGACTTCATTAAGACGTTCGTAATTCTTCCCGTCTCTGGATATTTCGATTGATACAATCACGTCTTCAGTGCAGTGATGTTCCCAGTATTTTTTAATATACTCACTTACGATACCATATCCAGTCTGCTTACCATCTAACACTACTGTTTCTACAGGATTTGTGTATTCAAACGACGGCATAAGAGCCAACTTGAACAAATTCTTTTTATGCATGGTATCAATTCTTTCTTTTGTATGCATATCATCGATTTCACTGGTTCTAATGTATCTGTCCAGAACTGCATATGTAAATCCAAGGTTATCTTCGTCCGTATGACCACACAGACCATCTGTAGGAACCTTTTCAACTAATTCTTCTGGAAGACCAAGCTCACGTCCGATTGCTTTAACTTCAGTTACAGTGAGCTTTGATAACGGACTAAAGTCCCCGGCTCCGTCTCCATATCTCGTAGCATATCCAACCCAATCTTCTGATAAATTGCAGGTATTGGCGACTCTCCCACCGATTGTTTGAGATACTGCATACAATGTAGCCATTCTAATTCTTGCCGGAAGATTTACAGAAGTCTGTACAGACCAATGATCTCCGAGCTGCGGTTTGATCTCATGCTTCAGTGATCTAATTGCTTCATGAATATTAACCACACAATAGTCAATCCCGAGATGCTTTACTAGAGAATACGATGTGTCAATATCAACTTGCTCCCCATTCGGCATAAGCACTCCGAAAACCTTATCTTTGCCAAGAGCTTCTACGCACAAAGCTGCAACCACACTGGAATCCTTTCCTCCGGAAATCCCGACTACAGCACTACATCCTTTACCATTCTGCTCAAAGAATTCTCTAATCCATTTTACGATGTCATCTTTTACTGCCTTTGCATTAAATTTACTCATGTCTTAGTTCCTCCCGTATTTTCATCAGAATCTTTCCAAGTTTATTTTCTCCTTCACCATTCACCGTTCCCCATACTTTGTCACCCCATGTATTACCTTCTTCTAAGGCACATTCTCCTGTTAAAAGTAATTTTTCTTTGAGTTCTTCATTCTGGGAGAATTTAGCAAGGCAAATCTCATACATAATTCTTTCCTTAACGTTCTCCCAGTCTGGTCTAAGCGGAACCTTCCTACCTAATTTCTTAGCTTCTGAAGCGGTTAACTCTGCAAATTCCTGCCTGTACTCTCTTCCTACTTTAGCAGATTGAAACGCAGCTTCATTATTCTTATAAGAAACACCGTCCCACACCACAGGAGCTGCATAAAAATTGCTTAAAAAATAATATTTTCCTCTAAACGCACTTATCATCCTTTATCAAGCCTCCATAATTCTACATTTACTTCTCGAAATGTAGTTTCAATTAAAGCATAAACATCTTCCCAGTTTGCGCCTCCTCTAACGCTTCCAATCTTATAAGGCATTGCAATACTCATATTTCTCTCCATTGCATAATCCCGCAGATTTTCAAAGCACTTTTTCAACGCTTCCAAATCTGTATATTGTTTGCCATCATATCCATAAGATTTCTGAGCAAATAGGTTTGCGTATATTTTGTCATCCATATCTGATTGGAAATATCTCACATCTCCTATAAGATCATCTGCCGTTTTACCGGAGCAGTACGCACGATAATCATGGAAAACCTGAACATCATATTCCCGTATTGCCCTTGCAACACCAGAGTTAAAAGCACCTTTGCAATTAACCTGGTGTGCAATAATATCTGTTTTGGATGCGAGTAAATCACCATCAATAATTTTAATCATTTACTCCATACATCCTTTCTCTAATATCCATAAATGACTCCTCTTTAGCAAGCTTGCCATCCTTGAAAACTGTTGTGAGCAAGCTATCATCGCTCATCTCCGTCAGCTGATCCTGGCACTTCAGCTGTCCATCTTCTTTGTATACTCGGCAACAACCTTTATGCGATTTCTTTAAATGGCTTGTGTCTGTCTTCGGGTCTTTATAGATCATCAGTTTTTTACCGTTAATAACACCGTATGTTGCTTTCATTGCAATGCCAAATGTATCTCTGGTAGCGACCACAAGCTTTCCATCTTCTACGATTGCTGTAAAGCAAAATGCCCCAACTCCATATGCGATGTTATTCGCAGCAAATCCGCGCTTTTCAAGTTCTTCCCAAATAGTTTCGACATTGGATAATGTACATCCATCTCCGTAAATAATTCCAATATGAGGGTCTAATACCTTGTACCCTTTGGAATTTTCAGTTCCTCCGAAAATTTCCCACAGTCTTTCAACTGTTTTAACTGAGATTTCCACAATATCTCCGCTGTCTGGTCTAACTAAGAGTTTTCCATTGTGGTTCATAATCTCTTCTTTGCACTGAGGCAGGATATTATTCACTAGATTCCAGTAATCATATGTATCTGATACCATACTGAACGATGTGTCTGGATATAATTCAGTAAGCAATCTTTTTACAAATGTAATTTCATCACCATCGATTGAGAAATTTGCACCCATAACGCTATGCTCTGTTGATACTGCTCCGATACCAATTCTGTTGTGTTTACAATCTGCATTGTAATATTTGTCAATATATGAAATGGCTGGAATTGTAGATGTCTTATTAAATGATAACAGCCACGAAGCCGAACATCTTATTGCTTCATCCATGCATGACATTCCTCTCATGCCGAAATCGGCACAAGCCATTGCTCCATCCAGACCGTCTGTTGTTTTGTTATACCAATAGTCCGCAATATTTCTGTACATATAACCGATTGTTGCGTGGCAGCAAGGTTTCCACAATTCTACCTGCAAGATACATTCAATCCACTGCACGAGCCACGCAAATTCCTCTGTAGTGTTTGTGATTTCGATACATGGAATTCCCATTGTAACAAGTGTTCCTTCTGGAAGCGCTCTGATTTCCAAAGGAAGATATCCGAGACGATGTAATTGCACGATCTTATCTACATCGTAATTCCCTGACCCGATTTGAATGTTCATTGCATCCGTGTATTGTTTGACAACTTCCTCCTCATTAACATCAAAGAAGTTTGTCTGAAAATAACCTAACAGATACTCTTTAATGAATGCCTGCAGCCCAAAGAAAACCATCTTATCCTGATTTTTCAGCATGGATCTTCTTGGAACCCAATAAGAAACAAGCTTTGTCAATCCTTTTGGATACATCCTGTCATGGCACTGTTTATATGTGTCTGACAATAATAAAGCCATTGTATTATCCATTATTACACCTCCAAAACTGTAATTTTGTCATGTTTCCCTGCAAAAAGACTTCCTGTTGTATACAGCCTCTCCACTGTATTGTCTTCTAATAACTTAATCAAAGTTCCCTTCTCGTCATCGAGTATAGAGTTTTCTGTATGTGTCGCATAAGCATAAATCGTACCAACTCCTCTGCGCTTCAACTCTTTTGCACTATAGTATAAAGAACCTCCATAAGCGATGATATCGTCTATCATCAATACGGTCTGCTTCTGCAAATCAATGCCGTTTGTCATAATATCTAGTCCGAGAATTTTACCCGTCTTCCAGTCTCTCTTCTTCTCTCCATAGCAATACCGCATACCAGGGAATAAATCGGAATACCGTTTTGCTGCTCCTTCATCTGGGAAATATAAAACTAATGGTACGGTTTCATCTATCTGTTCCATTACTTCTTTTAAATACTTCTCCGGTGTACAAACCAACACATTATTAAGTAAGGCTGCTCCAACATTGCTATGAACATCAAGAACCCTCACAACATCAAATCGCAACCAGTTAATTGCATCGGCGAACCCTCTAAGCGTGAATACTTCTTCATGATGATGTATACGATCCATTCTTGCATTTGGGAGATATAGCAAATTAAGATATATTTCCTGTATACACGGCATGTTTCTCAAATGTCTCGTAACATAAATTAAAGTAGACAGTTCTTCCTCTCTTTCAAATTTCCATGTAATTTCGTGTATATTTCTCCACTCCATCTTTGGAAGATTTTCTAGTATAATTCTCTGAGTACCATCTGGAAAATGCGCTACATTTACTTCTGTTCCATCCAAAATAATCATTTCTTTTTATTCTCCAATCACATCAATCTGACAACTCTTCATTACTTCTAGTGCTGCTTTGTGCTTTTCTGGTGTCGATCCTGCACAGCATCCTGCATCCACTGTGATTTCAATATCTGGTCTTAATGTTTTAATAATCAATGCATTTGCAACAACACAAATATCGGTATCAAGACCAATCATCTCAATGCTATCCGGATTTCCAAGCATATCTAACACCTCATCCCATCCAGTGTATCCGAATGTCTGCTTATCAATATGCCTGCTATTATGTGTTTCAAGACCATCTACAATTCTATGTCCGCGAGTCCCCATAATGCAGTGTTTAATAGGCAGTTTTCTTCCTTCAGAAGTGTACAGATAATCCCCATCGTGTGAGTCTCTTGTGAAAAGAATCTCTCTACCGTATTTATCATATTTCTCAATCTTTGCTTTCACAGCTGGAATGATTGCTTGCGCTTCTTTGCTTCCAAGAGCACCATCAACAAAATCATTCTGAACGTCTACTACAATAAGTACATTTTTCATTTCCTATTCCTCCTTATTCTGCTAATTTTCCATTATCAAAACAGCTGTCATTTCGTTCTGGAACGACAACTGTAAGAACACTATCATTTAGTTTGATAGTAACTCCTCCTTCTGTGTCACATTCAAACAATATCTCTCCGTTCTCATCCGTGACAGACACGGTATCGATTTCTGCTGTGAAATCACCACGTCTTCTTTTTGGAATCGTAATATGTATTGGTGTAGCCTCATCTTGCTTACCACCCTGTGTTTCATCATCCTTTGATGTGCATCCGATTATCCCAAATACAATCATCAGAGACAACATAACGATATAAAACCACTTTTTCATCCACTCCCTCCTTTCTCATATTCTGCCAACTTCGCATCGGCAATTTCTTCCTGTACATTAGAAGCATGTAGCCTATTGCCCTTGCACCAATCACAACTTCCATGATTCCTGCATGTGCGGTCAATAGCTTTACCTCCGGTATATGGTTTTCTATGCTCCTTCCCATGCTGGATTGCTTTATCTAATGCCATCGTGACCTCCTCTCTTAACCTGCCGAACTTTCAGCCTCGACAAGATTACTGTCAACCAGATAATTCCTAGTACGTCCTCCAAGATTCAATGCCTTATACGCTTCTTCAATTTCCTCAGACGTAATTCCTATATAATCTAACGTCTGTGCAGGCGATGAATGATTGAGCATCTTCTGTAGCAGAAGAAGTTTCCTGCTATCGTTGTTTGACATAACCATCTGATGATAACAGAATGTTTTTCTCAAACTATGAGTTGCTATCCTAATGTTTAGATGTAAATCAACAGCTATTCCTTTTAAAATCCTATCAATAGACTGATTTGATAATGGCTGGTTCAATGATTTTCCTCTGTTGGATTCGCTCCTGAATAGATAATCACTTAGTGTAACATTTGGCTTATTCTCCAGATACAAAGTTACCGCCTCTATAACGGCGGTATTGATTGTGATATATCTATTCTTTTTTCTTTTCCTTGTATTTCTTGTTTTCTTCTCAAACACTGGGAAATTATCACGAAATGTGAAATTATCATTGATTAGATTAGAGAACCTGAGCATTCTTAAATCGCTCACTCGTAAGCCAAAATTTATCCCTACGATAAACAGCATATTATCTCTGTATCTTTTATTAGAAATGAGAAATTCTGAAATTGCATAGATATCGTCAAGACTTTTAATCGGCTCCGCAGCATGTTCTGGGGCTAATTCGCAATGGGTTTCTTCTGCCGCAGGAGCTATTAAACCGGCTGCTGACTTTACCTTATTCCTTTGTAATGCATGTAAATCAATTACCTTGTTTTTTGCATCTACGATACTTACTATCTCACCCAAAGCTACACCTCCTATGCTAATCCTCTTACAATTCTTTCATTAACACTCATCACAAATTCCTGTATCCTTTTGTAATCCGGCTTTTCTGGAAGATCTGTATTCTCTTTTGCATACTTCATTTTCTTCTCATATTCATCAACCATTTCAAAAAATTCAGGAATTGGCTGTCTATTTTCATCCAAATATTCGCCATTTCTAATTGACATCAGTAAGTTGTGCTCTTTACTTCTGAATGTTACTATTTCTTTGTTTTCTAAGATATCCAAGCACATCATATAGAGTCTGATCAGATGCATCATATGCTTACCAAGCTTATTGTGCTCAATCGCGTGCTGATTTCTTTTGCCGATTTTGGAATAATCCTTAACTACATTATTCATCTCAGACCACATGGATTTATAGTCTCGTAAAGGATACCTCGTAAGATTTACATCCATATAAATTTCAGATTCCATATCTTCTTTGTCTGATTTATCAATATATAATTTGATCGCATCATCTGCATATGGTGTATATCTTTCATTAAAATCAGCCATTACATTATTGATGCTATTCAAAACGTGCTGTTCTTTTTGAGCCTGTCCAACAAGCCTAGCTGCTTTATTGTCAAGTCTTCTGAGCTGCGCTGTTGCATATCCTCCAAATGCCTGAGCCGCTTTCTTTGAAAGAAATAATTGTTTATTATCCAGTAGTTCTTTTCCAATTGACGATAGATATAAATAATGCTCAGGCTTTAACCCGAGCATCTCTACCGTATTTGGATTGCAATTACATAGCAAACTTACTAATTTATTGAATGCATATATTGTGGTGTCCGTGCGTTCGTCAACAAACTGTTCAAAATTCTGATTAGTTAAAATCTCTTCTTTATTATTTAAAGCACACCCACGAACATCAAGATCCGAAGTTTCTACATTTGTTCCATAGGCATAGCTCCCGCCAAGCCCTAGCATGATGATTCTGTCTCCCAAGTGCGCATTGTCTTTTAGGAACACATATTCATCTGACTTAACCAAACTTTTAATCTGTTGTAAATCCATACTACTCCTCATGACTGTAATCAAGAAACGAAGATACATGTATAGTAGAGCATTTACTTCCTTTAGCAATCATATCTAGTGTCTTCGTTGTATCTTCTACCATTGCAATTTTATTTTCTGGAATAGAATTAGCTTCTGCGAATGCTTTTAATATCGCAAGTTTATCATTTTTAGAAGAAACCATAATAATGTGATCCATCGGGATTCCATATCCGTCATGACAAAATTTCATTTTGGATTCATATTCTTCCGGATTAGCTTTTGAACAAACATATACATTATCTATACCCTTTTGAGAGATAAACTGTTGAAATAGCTTAACAGGAGCAACTGTTGAATACATATCTTCTCCATTTTCCATCTTTCTATCCCATTCCGCATCGTCGATACAGTGTCTATTTTCTCCAAATTCATAAGGCGCAAGTACACCATCCACATCGAAGAAAATAACAGTATCCTCTTTTAGTAAATACTTTATTAATGTTTTCATATCACTTAATCTCCTCATTTTTACTCTTTTGCAATCCCTACTGCCGTTATATCCATTTTTTTGTAACTCTCCCATCAGCTATTCCGCTACCGCATTATAATTACTTATCCTCGTAGTAATCCATGTCTAACTGAAGTTCTTTCCATTCGTCTTCATATACATATAACTTCTCCAGCTTACATTTTGGACAATATACTGTATAATATTTCGTGTTATATCTTCCTGTAGATTCCTTTACGATATTCCACTGATGATTACAATCCTTTTGCTGCTTCGTCTCACATCCGGTAAATACAATAGATATCAAACATAACATCATAATTACCCTTTTCATCATAATAAACACCGCCTTTCTTAAATTTGAATGGAGCTGAGGGGAATCGAACCCCTGTCCAAAAATACTACTCACTATGAATCTTTACGCTGTTTTGGAATCATGTACTGATTTCTCATCCACCACCCTGTTCTTAACTATCTCAACCAATGCAGGTATTCATATACAGGGAACCGTATACTGAATATGCTTGTTTTTGAACCTCAACATCTACCAGCAATATCTCAATGTATTTTGGTGTAGCAACTTAGGCTACTGCTAACATCTGTCTGTTTGCGTTTGTATTTAAAGTTTGATGATTAAGTCATCACTCTAAGCGAACTCATAACTTTCATACCCCTGTCGAAACCTTTACAGCCCCGAAAAAAATCCATCCAGCTATCGCCCTGTTTACTGGCGGTAGGAGGCTCATTTCCTCCTATGTCTGGTCACGCGGTTACGTCGCTTCTGCAGGCTCCAAACTATTCTCCCGTAACCCGGATACCGATATCACCTAAGTCGGAAGGGTTCTCTCCTCAAAAACTACCCAAGACTTTTGGAGTGTCGCTCGTTATCAATGCACTTATCTGTTTTCATGCACTGAAGAAGTCATATACCGAGCAAAGTCTTCTACAATAGTCGTTACAGACACCAACTATTGTCTGCCGTAGAAAATCAATAGGGCAGATGTGACTCTACCCTATCAAACATCAAATTTATAAACCAAGTTCCTGAATGACAGGTAAAACCTTGTCTTTTAATTCAGGATAGAACTTATCAAGTGTATCCCTTGCATTCAAAAGTTTGTCCGGCTTTGTATACCTAGCACATTCCCAGTCCACTACCATCTGGACAAAATCACTATGTGTCTTTGCCTTAATAGAATGATGTCTGGAATGATTCCTATGCCAGTTATGCACTGATTTATAATCAAAAATCATATACAGAAACACCTTATCCAAATCATGAAGGATTCCTCTCAAGGTGTTATGTCCAAGCAGTTCTTTCTCTACTCTTCTGAATGCTTTTCTGTGTTTAACCGTATAGATAATTTTGTCTTTCTGCATCTTTAACTCCTCATATTAAAATCATTCTATCTCACTATCGTTAATCATCCCAATCACCTCTAAATGGATTCATCAGACATGTATCACAATTACACACAAGTTCGCCGTTCTCGTCTACGGAGTAATCATCTCCGTAGCCTCCGCACTCATAGCAATAGTCAAGCTCATCTTCGTCCATATCGATATTACCTCCGTCAGAATTTTAAAACCCTGACAGCGAGATCATACTCTTTAGCCAGGTCTATCATTGATTTTGTTCCTCTACTTTCTCCGTCCCAAAATGCTACCAAAGCATCGGCGTTTTGAGCCATCTCTTTATTTCTTATATATCCAGCCGCTTTGCCATACCGCTCCCAGTCTGCCGGGAAGTATGCAACATGGAAACCCATTTCTTTCGCATACTTCTCTCCCAGCCTGTCTGCTCCTCTTGCGGTTCCGCATACTATGGATATTTCATCACTGATATTCTGCAACAGACAATTCATATTTGCTTTTAACATTTCGTAGTTCGCAAATGATCGGCTACCTGCAATTATTACTCTGAACATATTATCACCGGAATTACTTTCCTCGCTGTCTCCTTGCCTCTTCGAGAATCTGACGAGCATTTCTTTCTCTTTCAGAAGCAGCAAGTCTTCGATCCGCAGCCTGAGAGCTTGAATCATACGCGATTCTGCTTCCTTCAGCTCTTTCTCTTGTTTTCTTTGCTCCCTCTCTAACTCTTTCCAGCATTCTCTCGCTCTCATTGTTCATGCTGAGAGAATCCATGCTCTGATGAAGTTCGATTATCTGACTATCTGCTTCCATCTGAAAAATCACCTGTTCTTTTTCTTCTCTAAGCCTCTGCAGTTCTTCAGCCGCCTGTTCCATAATCTCTTTCTGATGTGCTTCAGCTTCTTTCATTTCCACAAGTGTGTCCTTCAATACGTTGATTTTATTCTCAAGCGTCGATTTCTTTCTTGCATACTGCATTGCCTCATCATCTTTATTCCCATCGATACATGCATTCATATTATTAGTGACCTGCATAATATCTTTATTAGCCTGATGTAAATCATCTTGCGTTGCTTTACGCTTCCCGGATATTTCTGCAAAACTCACAGAAGCCCGATTGTAAAATTCTTCCTTTTCTCTGATTGCTGCATTGTAATAGTCCTTTGCTCCTTCTGGTGTCTGGGCATCCTGCCTCATCATTTCGTCTGTTCTTCCTCTCATCTTAACGCGAAGCTGTTTCCCAAAAACCGTGCCGAACAAAACAACCACAGCCAACACGATTACAACAATCACAATAAACATGAAATTAGTCATAATAATGCCTCCTATTCCGCATCAATACCATACTGACCGCAAAGAGCTTTAAGACCTCCGCTGTATCCACTTCCAACAGCTTTAAATTTCCACTCGCCATTATGACGATAAACCTCCGCTACAACTAAAGCAGTTTCGGTTGAAAAATCTTCACTTAAATCAAATTTCATCAGTTCTTCTCCTGTATCAGCATCTACAACTCTGACATATGCATTCTCAACCATTCCGAAATTCTGAAGTCTGTTTTCTGCATCATAAATTGTTACCGTAATAGCGACTGTCTCATAATCAATAGGAACTTGATCAAGTTTAATATTGATAACTTCATCATCGCCATCTCCTTCTCCGGTTCGATTATCACCCATATGAATCACGCTTTTTGAAGAATGTGATAAGTTACCATAAAAGATGAAATCTTCATCATTTCTAACCTTTCCATTTTCTTTGATCATAAACGCAGAAGCATCAAGATCAAAATCAGCCTCTCCGTCATAATGGTTAATATCCCAACCAAGACCTACAAAAATATTCTTTAATGAAGGGCGACCTTTTGTAAGGTCAACCCTCTGTCCTTTACTTAATGATATTGACATACTTCTCTCCTTATTTATATCTGTTGGCGAGTTCGCTGACACTTGTGTCATTTGTTCCTTGCCCGATTGCATTAAATCTCCACTCTCCATCTTTCTTATATACCTCAGCAAATACCATAGCAGTTTTTCCTGCATAATCTTCAGAAAGATTATATCGGCAAATCTCTTTCCCTGTCGAATTATCAACCAGTCTGATAAAGGCATTTTTAATAAGACCAAAATCCTGCTTTCTGGATTCACATGCGTAAATATTTACGACAAAAACAACCTTTTCTACGTCATCCGGCATTTTCTCCAAATTTACTGTAATCTGTTCGTCGTCGCCATCTCCGTCTCCTGTAAGATTGTCTCCATGATGGAATACGCATCCCTGTTCCGAAGATCTGTTTCCGAAGTAAACAGTGTCTCTGTACTTTCCTTTTTTACCTAAGATGATTGCGGAAGCGTCGCAATCAATGTTTGGCTGATGACCAAATAACCCCTGCTTTACTGCATCCCATCCGAGACCAACAATTACTTTTTTCAAACCGGCTACTTCTTTTGACAGATTAAGTTTCTGACCTTTTACCAAATTTACTGACATATCTAAATACTCCCTTCTTATAAATCCAATCCAAAATTTCGACCGACTGCCGAAAGACCTCCGGCAAATCCAGAGCCAACTGCGTTGAATTTCCATTCTCCATTTCTACGGTACAGTTCACCTGCTACAACCCCTGTTTCCAAAGAAAAGTCTTCGTTTAATTCATATTTGAACAATTCTTCATTTGTTTCGGCATCATATGCTCTAATGTATGAATTGTCTACCATGCCAAAATTCTGTAATCTGTTTTCAGCATCGTAGATAGTAGTAGCAAAGCTAATCTTAGAGATATTTGCTGGAATTTTATCCAGTTCAACAACCATTGTTTCATCATCTCCATCACCAGCCCCTGTTCTATTATCTCCGGAATATGTAAGCGCTCCGCTAGGATGCTGCGGCTGTCCGTAGAACACAAAATCCTGCTCCCCTGTTACCTTCCCTGAATCATCTGTAAAGAATGCAGATACATCAAGATCAAATTCTGCATCTCCATCATATCTATTTGTATCCCATCCAAGCGCAAAGACTACTTTCTTGAGTCCTGCATTTCCTTTTGTAAGGTCAATTTTCTGACCCTTCACTAAATTAATTGACATTTCCTTATACCTCCTTACTTTCTATTATCAACAGCCTTTCTTACAAGATCGACTGGGATAACTAAAAATGCGATTGCAATAATTACTAACCAATGCATCACATCAAGCGGTGTTGCTTTGATAAGAGTTCCTACAAAATCACACAAAATAACCGTCATTGCAAAAATGCCAATTGCAATATACGCAAACAGCTTGTTTTTTCCAATGCCTTTGAATAAGTTCATATGTTCAGTACGAATATTAAATCCATTGAACACTGCCATAAAACATAGCAATGCGAATCTTGCTGTCATAGATTCAGCATCTGAAGCAAACATATTTGATACTGGACTAAATGTGATAATTCCGTACAGTGCAATAAAGGCTGCTGTACTAATTGCAATCCGTTTTTTTGCTCCTCGAATAAAAAGTCCAGAACCTTTTTTAATAGGTTTCTCTGACATATACTCCTCTTTTGGAGGTTCGCCACCAAATGACAGTGAATTCAAAGAGTCCATAATAATGTTGATAATTAAAATCTGAACTGATGCAAGCAGCGCTCCTGTTGCAATCATTGGATAAATCACACTCAAAATCAAAAGTGCAATGTTGATTGGGAGCTGGAATTCAAGAAACATCATGATGTTATGCATGAACGTTCTTCCAAGCTCTACTGCTTTGACAACACTTGCAAAGTTATCATCAGTCAATACGATATCTGACGCTTCTTTCGCCACGTCAGACCCACCTTGCATTCCAAATCCAACATCTGCTCTCTTCAACGCTGGAGAATCATTCACTCCGTCACCTGTCATTGCCACAGATTTCCCAATCTCCTGTGCAAGAGTTACCAATCTCAGCTTTGTGTTCGGTGAACATCTGGAAATAACTCTCAATCGTGGAATAATACTCTTAACCTCGTCGTCTGACATCGATTCAAATTCATCATTTGTAATGGCTAAATCACCCGGCATATAGATACCGCATTCAGCAGCTACTGCCTGTGCAGTTTCAAGACAATCCCCTGTAATCTCGATTACCTGAATACCTGCTTTATGAGCCATTGCTACTGCATTTGGAACTTCCTCTCTCACCGGATCTACAACTCCGATAATTCCTAATAATGTCATGTTATTTGGAAGTTCATTCTCAACAAGTTCTTCCTTCGACTGTGTAAGAGCAATGCACCTCATTGACTTCGTTGTCATTTCTTTAATGTTCTCAAGCAGTCTGATTTTATCGATGTCTGTAAACGTCTGAATCCCATCTCCAAGAGCTGTCGTGCAATGCTCAATGAGTTTTTCTGGAGCACCTTTATAATAGGTAACTTCATTTGAACAACTTACTGCGGAATATTTATTAGAACTATTGAAGACCTGTTTCGCTTTGACCTGTAAGTCATTCCCGATTTTCCCATACTCTTCAGAATCCGTCAAAGTTAATACCGCACGGTCAATAGAATTACCTCCAGTAATTTCTCCATTGCCATCAAACACCGCACTGTTATTGACACAGATATTATTGACCATAGCTTTCCATAATTCAGATGACTCATCGACTTCATCTACAAATGCATCGATTATTTTCTTTGGAGTCATGACTCCGGTTGTAAGCGTACCAGTCTTATCCGTACAAATAATATCCACGTAAGCAAGCTCTGGAATTTTGCCTGGATTCTTCGCCAGAATATTAAACGTCTCCATCGTCCGAACATTTTGCTTTGTTACGAGTTTTACAATCAGTGGAAGTCCCTCCGGAACTGCTGCTACAATAATTGTTAATGCGACAGAGAAATTCTGTGCGATTTTCTTGATCACATCTAAAACATGTCCTCCGAAATAGTTGCTGAACCCAACACTCATGATGCCAGTCATTGTTAAAACTGCAAATGTTACCACAGCTGCGACGGTTCCCCATTTTGAAATAAAGTCACTCAAATTATCGAGTGCGATATCAAGAGCTGTTTTTGGAGATTCCAATGTCTGCATCTTAACCATCGTATCCCCGTTGACTGTATTTACGCCCACATCTGTGACAATCATCTTGCCCTCGCCTGACATAACCGTAGTTCCTGCAAACAAGCAGTTCGGGTTTGTATATGCAGATGTTGATGTAGTTTTTGCGTGTATGTATCCTTGAATCGGCGTCTTCTTACACTCTTTTGTCTCTCCATTGATTGCTGCATTATTCACTGAGATTTTTCCATCTACAATATAACCATCGGCGAAAATCTCCTGTCCCATACCTACACATACTAAATCTCCAACAACCAACTCATCCTTGTTGATTGTCTGAACTTTCCCATCACGAATTACATCGCAGTACCTGACCGACGTCTTTGCTCGCAACTCTGCTGCTGACTTCTGAACACCAAGTCCAGTCTTTACAGCAATCGCTGTCACGATTGCAAGTACCACAAGAATCATGATCGGATCAGAAAGTTCCATTACTCCCATGAATCCGAGGAATAACTGCAAAACAGCAATTGCAATAAGAATCATTGTGATCTTCTCGCTCAGTGCTTCTTTTGCAAAGTCATACCACTTCTTCATTTTCGGTTCCGGTAGCTTATTACTCCCGTGAAGTTTTCTGCTATCTAAAACCTCCTTGCTACTTAATCCATTCATTAGTTTTCTCCTTTCTTTTATTTATCAAAAAATGATGAGACATACATTTCTGCACGCTCATCATTCATGACCGAATATATTTCTCTATATATTTAATTGGAAATTACGCATTATTTCTTCATTCAGCCAATTCCAAGCTCTGCCTTCGTAAAATGGATGCCTGTACATCTCACATCATCAAGTGTGTAATTTTCATCGTACCTAAGAGCAAGCACTCGATTATGTATGGTAATGCAATCAATTGGAATTCCTTCTATTACTCCGGCATGAGTGTTATATTTGTCAATGATACTTATAATTGATAGAAGATCTGCATAGCTTGCATGTAGTTTATTACTTGCAAATTTGCATAGCTCTTTTTTCAGTGTTTCTACAGCATCCGTTTTGACCACCTCCATAATCAAATTTTATCAGTTAAACGTCATCTCCTCTGCATTTAATTAAATCTCCGCCCCAAAACAACCATTCTGGATTTTCTTTAAGGCTGATTAGACCATTGTCTTCTATATGAGCTGTAAAGATCTGACCAATACAATTCTGAATGAATTCTTTATATCTGCCATTCATTGAATCGTAATTTTTGGATGATGTAACACGTTCAACATTCACCATAACTTTTTCATTCTCTTTGATTTCGTCATTTGTCTCATTGCTATTCATCATAGTAAGGTAAGCATCAATATACTCCTTTGGGATCCCTTTCTTTTTCGCTTCCTTAATAAATTTTCTACGTTTATCCCTATTCAATTTCATCACCTCCTAATGTTCATTAAAAACAACCTGCTCTCCATTTTGCAAAGACCAACATCCGCCATCAGTAATCGCACATTCAGTACAATTGCCTGCACATTCAACCGCATCTTCTTTTGCCGTTGTTGTCCCATCTCTATACCTTACATGAGCTTCTGGCAGATTAAGAGGGTTCTCCATTTTAAATCCTACCCATCCACTTAAAATCAAATGTAAATTGGCTGGAATCGGATATAAAAGTAGTATTTTATTTACAATCTCATACTTCTTTGTGAAACATAGAATCTCACAATGCGGATTTCTTTCAGCTACTTCAATCATATGTATCAAATACTCCTCATCAGGGATATCTCCAGAAACATGGAATCTAAAAAATCGAGACATCATAATTGACGCCTCGACCTCTCTCCAATACACATCTGGTTTATTTTTCAGCAAATCGTAATTATGTTGATATGCTTCTCTTACGGTTCTCCGTAATCTCTCCAGCTTTTTCGCATAACACTTCTTGCTGCATTCACAATCATTTCTACAGGTAATCCCTGCTGGTAACGATACGCTTGGAATCTTGCCAAGCTTTGAATTTCCGCTACTAATTTTAACCTCCATCCTACACCACTCTTTCAAATGAGTCATATAGCATGATGAATTTACCCATAATAGTTCTGTCATCATGGTAATGACCAAAATACCACCGGGTAAACTTCGTATTATCCATAATCTCATCGAAATAATTTGTCAGCGCATCTTGCTTGTACATGCCATGAGAAAACAGAGCTGCAATCTGTTGCGGACAACAATGTGAAATGATAAAATCAACTTCATTATCATTTTCAACAAGCATCTCTTTTCCAAAATTCATTTCCTCTTCTGTCGGGAGTTCTCTTTCCCACCAAGACATCCCTTTGATGCGGAACATCATTCTCTTCTTATCCCACTCATTTACAACTTCCATAAAATCATGCCAACATTCATACTCATCTGGATTAAGAATACCGTCATCTATATCATGACTACTAGCCCCTCCAAAGGCAAAGAATTTCTTTCCGCAGAATTCAAATACATATCCCCTAAGTAGATGATATATATTATCTCTAATTTTCTGCGCCTTACCACCACAAAAATCAACCGTCTCAAATTCATCACTATAAAGTCTGTCAAAATTTTCATGATTTCCATCAACGAACACTACCATTGGTTTAATTTTAGATAACATATTTAATTTCATCGTCTCGTATCCGTCAGAATCATTCCAAATCCCAAAGTCTCCACATACAATAATAAAATCCTTGTCAGTGAGATTTTTGCATCTGCTATAATAAATGAGTTTTTGCCATTCTCCGTGGCAATCTCCTGTTATGTATACGCCCATGTTTGCGCATCTCCTTTCTGCATCTAGGGAATGGGCATTCATCACAATTGCCGTATTGACATCTTGCATCTGGATTGTTTGATATAGCCTTAATTACCAAGATTATGCATAGTAAAGCTATAATTGATACAATCAATTGCAAACACGCATCAATCACTTTATCACCCCTATCATTCGTCGAATTTTAACGTCCATCCCAGTATCGAATCGTGTCCAAACATTCTCGCCACAAGAACAGCATCGTATCCATCAACTAACTGACCGCCAGATTTCACAATTACTTTTGAAAATCTACCTGTATCATAAAATTCTTTCATACGATTTGCTATATCCTCTGGCTTAATCGACACCATCTCTAATTCCATCGGAATATAAATATCTTTGAGATCATACTGTCTTGAAACAGCTATAATTTCTTTTAAAGGAAAGTACCGCTCCGGTATAATTTTCAAAGCATCATTGTTGCTTATTCCATCAAGAATCTTCACAATTTTTCCTTCTGGGTTTCCTCTTACAGTTGTACATATCACGTTGCAACCCATGCGGATATCCTCTCGCAACTCTTCCGGGACAGAGAACCAATAGGCTAATGTTGAATCGGACTTCAATTGAACACCTACAAATGTTTCCATATTATATACCTCTTTCTATCAGCTCCCTGATTTGAACAGCAATTTATTCTAATATGAATATCAGAAATGCTCTATGAGCTACGCAACCAAAAATTGCAAAATACCATTATCAGTCATTATAACCAAATAATCGTACATGTTTTCAATTTTTATTTACCATATGTGTCTTTAACTAAATTAAATTCAATATCCTTTATCCTTTGAAAGAAAATAGCATATCTGTGTCGCATGGCAAATACTTAATGCATGATGTATGCTATATATTGGTGTTATATGATTATGAATTTATCGTGTTATGGCATGTAACGCATAGCAAAACATTTGGAGAAACCAGTCAAATTTCGCTAGAAATTCAATATTCTTTTACTTAGATTTATTGTAAACATCTAAAAGATGTTTCCTGCATTATAAGTCTCCATCGCTGAAGACTAACAGTTATGTACTGTCAGACACTGATATTATACCGTCCTAAATTACTGCCCAAATCAGAGAGCCGATGGCTCCCTACTTCTGTTCTTTATTTCCCTGCATCTCTAAAAATGTATTCATCACATCTTCAAATGAATCATTTACATCGAATACAGGTGTATAATCGACTGTAGTGTTTACCTTTACAAAGTCAATAGCTGCTGATGTTTTGTCTGCCTCCGAGATTACTTTTTTCATAATCTTCTTTGCAGCTTTTCTGTCATAGGCTTCGACACTCGTAACCTCTACATCATATTTATAATCTACTGGATCACCTGTTGAATTGAACTTCTGTGCGATTCCTGTTTCGATTCGAGTGCATGGGTTTAATCGCATCATAAAAGCAACGGACTTATTAAGCAACTGTCTATACTTATTAACAGATACCGCAGCATCAATATCCATATCAATGGATTCCTTTGCTTTATTGATTGCAATTGAAAGCTTTTCCTTTTCTTCAATCAGAAATAACATCGCCTGAATCACATCATCATTCGCAAAGAAATCTTCTTCTGTTTTGACCTCTTCTTTGACATTTTCCATATCTGGATTCACCTTATTATAAAGATGATTTCTTGTCTGAGTTAGACAGTGGTCTCTTTTCTCAATACTAACACAAGCTGCTCCAAAAATTCTATCCAAAAAATTCTGGTATCTAAACGCTTCTTTTAAATTCATAATTGTCCTCCTTTATCTAAATTCTTCATCAATTGTTCTCACGGTTTACTCTGTCTATACTGACTAGACAAACAAGTCCGACGCCGGTCAAAAGACCGACACCGAAACAAACCGCTCCGACAATAACTACCGTCATGAATAATCATCTCCTATTCATATTTGAATTTCTTGCCTGAATCTGATTCGTAAAACATATCTCTCAGTGTGCAGATATCCCTCGGAACGCTGTCCAAATCTTCCGAATCATGAAGTGTTTTCACCCAGGCATAGAACTGATTTGCAACAGGCGTTACAAGTGCAGCCGTTCTTTTTGGATCAATATATCCTTTTCTAATTGCCTCATGAGCAATAGATCTCATGAACTTCCAAAAATGGTAGTATGCTAATTTCAGCTTGACCATATATCCATTCGAATCCTCTACAACAAATCCTTCAATAAGTCTTCCATTGTATCTATAATCTTCTGCCATTACTTCGTTATACCAATCAAAGAACTCCTGCCATGTATCAATCTCATAACCAAGCTCTTTGTGAGGAATGTTCATTGAGTCAGCAACATTGCACATATCCTCATAATTCAGCTTCTGGAAATTCATATCGTTTACCACAATATCAAGAAGAAATACTTTACTTTCTGGATATTTAATGATGTGTGGATCGCGTTCCATATCTACGTTTTCAAACACGAAGGATACATTGTGCTCTTTTGAATACTCATTTACCTTGTTGAGTGTTTCTGTTCCGAGCTGTTTCTGAAGCGCCTCCATAAACCATTCTGCGAATGATCCTTCCGGATTGGATTTCGTAGTTACAAACAGTTCTCCTGTTTCTGGATTATTTGCAACAATTCCAAGATATCCATTCTCCTTAACATACACTCTCACCGGGAATGACAGTTTATCCTGCAGCATTTCAAGTTTTGTCTCTGGTCGTTCATTCACATTGAAGAACTTATCATATGCTCTGGCTACTATTTTCTGCTTTGGAATATCAATATACAAACCTCTCGCCTTTGTAGTCTGAGAATCCCAAATACCATCATAAAACGCTGTATTTATGAAGAAATTTGATTTGAACCAGTACAAGCGCATTCATCACATTGGAGATATTCATGGATGTATGACTGCGCTGGATACATATTTCGAGATGAATGGCGGTTTTAAAGATGATGAGTTTTATATTTTCTGCGGAGATTATACAGATCGCGGCATCGAAAATGCTGATGTCCTGAAATTTCTCCTTTCAACCTGCGATAAGCCGAATGTTTTACTGCTTGAAGGAAATCACGAACGGTGGTTATGGGACTGGGCGCATGATAAAGTAAGTAATTCAAAGGAATTTGAGTTCCATACAAAAGCCGAGATCGAAGATGCTGAAATCGACAAGAAGTCAATCAGAAAGCTTTACAGAAGAATGGGACAGTGTGCTTACTATGAATTTCGTGGAAAAACAGTGCTTGCAACACATGCGGGTTTGAGTTTTATCCCGGATAATTTAACCACAGTTGCCACAAGTCAGATGATTAAAGGTGTTGGAAGATACAATGACGCAGAACAGGTCGCATCTACATTTGCTGAAAAGATGGGTGATGGATTCTATCAGGTTCATGGTCATAGAAATACCAAAGGTCTTCCAGTAAAAGTCAACGATCATGTCTTCAATCTTGAAGGAAGAGTCGAGTTTGGTGGAAATCTTAGAGCAGCTATTCTCGATAACGATGGGTCTTTCGTTCCTGTCGAGGTACAGAATACCGTATTTAGAGAGCCAGAGAAGTTAGAGCCTAATGCGGATTCTGTCGGGGAATGGATTTTTGAATTACGTCGCAACAAACACATCAAAGAAAAGAAGTACGGAAATATTTCATCTTTCAACTTCACCAAAACAGCGTTTAACTCATCTGGCTTAATAACCTTGATTCCTGATGGAATTTTCTGTGTCTCAAATCTCGCATACATCTTATCGATTACTTCTTCCGGCACTCTTTTCAATTCCTGCCGTCCACGGTTTCTTTCTTTTGTGACTTCAATAGGAATTGTGGTAAAATCAACGCAATACATTCTATATCTGTAGTCGTCGCACATCTTCTTGTATCTATTCATCTCTGCTGTTTTGGAGTTTGTGGCATCAATTACTGTAAACTCCCCATTTCTCATTCTAGTTTCCAGAATATTAAACAGTGTCTTCCACACCACTCCGTCATTTGCCTGATTGATTGCATGTGTTCCGTCTGGCATCATCTGAGGACTTGAACACATCATTCTGATATCATCAGCAGATAATGCATACTGCTTTAAACCATGCTGTTCAATCCATGTTGATTTCCCGCATCCCGCACTTCCTCTTAATAACAACAAAACTCTCATGATTTTCACCTCATATATGTTTATTCTTTTCAAATCTATTGCATAAGTAACTCCACTCCCGACCTCACCCAACACCTTTACGCATGGCGATATTCTAACTACAACAACATGTCAAGTATGTCGCCGACAGTCTTTTCAGTCTTTCTTACCGGGGAGCAGGGGGATTAGTGTTTCCCGCCTTAGCTTACCAAGGTATTTCAGAGTCAGAGAAGGAATAACGACTCTTTTGAGGCAATGCCTTACGCCTCGCGATAGCTCATCGTCTCGCTTCGATAGTGCAACGCTACCTAACCTCTATTTCTTTTACGCCCAGATATATAAAAAATAATATGCACCAACCACAACATATCATCTTATATATCCACCTTGGAATCCGACCGCTACTCACAGCCGTGGTATGTTATCTCAACCGGGCAAAATCCTATGCGATTTTAAACAATTTCTTTACTTCCATCTTCAATCGAGCAACGAATGATTTCTTTGTATATTTTCCAGCAGGAATATTTCTCAATGCCTCCTCGCACACCGGGCACACCATTCTTCCCTCTGGGATTGATTCGTTGCAGAAAAGGCACGTATTATCTCTACTCATTTTGCTCCTTCTTTCTGTCGAGATATTCACAAGTTGTCATGACAATAAGATATTTTTCAGCCATATGTTGTATATTTCTCCTTTCTTTGTTTAAACTGTAATCTAATATACGGTAGCCTGTTTGACGTCGCCGAAATCGCCGGAGTACTGGGACTTTGCTTTGAGTTTGCGCATTTGAGAATCAATGTGTTATCTTGCGATTCCCTGTATCCTTTGTTTCTTTATAAGCTCGATCCGGATGCGGCAGCGCCTGCCGTGCTGGAGGCGTTTCCTCCTTTCCTTTTCAAGTTGTTACTTCCACTAACAGTAAGAAGCACTGCAAAGCAGTAATATCATTACGGTTTAAAACATGATATTTTCTTTTGTAATTTTCTCTTTTAATTGTTTATTTGAATATTCCAACCACGAAATCCACTTATGATTCTCTGTAACATCTCCTGTGATGTCGTATACTTTCCCTCCTATTGGTGATTTGATTTTTATGATTCTACGATTATAATCACTCTGTTTTGGTAAATTAAGACGCACGATTCATAGCCTCTGAAAGCAGTTTCAAACCATTTTTAATACGATTCGAATATTCCGGATCATTCTCTAGGTGCAGATATGTCTCATAATCATCTTCAACACCATGTATCTGACATTTATGTATCCAGCTAGTTCCCGTGAGCTGCATCGGTGGAAACTTCTTACTGTTTGGATGTGTGAATTTCTGCCAGTAGTCATGTTCCCATCCATTTATTCGTAAATCAACTTCCTCGTATCCTAAATCCTGTAATGCATATGAAATCATATGTGGATTAAATGGTGAAATATTGGAAAAATCAACTCCGACATCGTATCTATCTTCATCCATATTTTCTTGGTCGAACTTTGTGACTTCGTTGATTGCAACAAGAACCATGTCTCTCAAATTATCTTTTTCTTTATCCTCCATATCCATGTAGTATAATGATTTCTGTTTGTGCAACAACATCATAACCCTCCTTGCTACCCGTAACTTACTTCTGTTTTGTCTGTTCTCAATCCCATAAAAACAGGGAATTGTAAGCTCTCAAGCCCAGTTCCCTTGTCCTGTGAAATCTCTTTATATTTTACTTCACAAAGCACCCCTGTCAGATTTTCTTTATTTTTCCAGAAATGCTCTCTCTGTTCGTCAGTAAATCCAGAACCAACCCTGACTTCATTGCCCTTGTATTTCAGGACAAAAGCCCCGAGTGTCCCATCAAGCCTTCCAGTTCCTTCCTCGCATCTGATAATCGGTAAATCCATAGTATAGAATCTTTTCACTTTGAGAATGCCTTTATGTCGTGTCCTTCTATACGGAACATCCGTATTGATCATTAACCCTTCTTTATCCTCACGAACCATCTGTTCCAGAAGTTCGTCAATTTTGGATTGATCGGTTCCGTGGTACAGGACAGGCAGAACTTTAACCGCGCCGTCCGTATCACCGATTCTCTGTGCAAACTGATTTAGAATCTCTCTACGATAGCGATATGTAGTCTGTGGCGTAGGTGAATCGAAATCTTTGATTGGAATCATGTCAAAAATCGTGTAGCAAATCACCGTTTTATTAACACTATCTGAATTCAAAACACCTGTTGCAACTCTAAATGCTTCATTATCACTCAGACTTCCTTTATCCTTGAGTGTCAATTCTCCGTCTGCAACAAATCCGGCGACCCTCAGCCACGAGAGAGCATCCGTAATATGCTCTAACCCTTTGTATGGCATACCGCTTCTTGCAAGCAATTGCCCCTCATATAAGGTTGCTCTCGCCCCGTTAAGTTTTTGTGTCAGCCAAAACTCTGCTCCAACTTTTAACGGATATTTGTCAACTGGGTACGCCTGTTGCACTTCCCACTCTGGAATAAGATTCGGAATAATCTTATTGATTGTCTTTCCTGTAATTCCGAGTCGAACCGTCTTAGATAAGAGTTGCATATACAGCTCTTTTTCTTCCTGATCCGAATACTTCATATCTAAAAGCGTTTTTATCTGCCTCAAAGTTGCATCATCCATACTCCTTAGTCTTGACAGATACTCACAACATTCAAAAATATCATTAAAAAAGATAAGCTTTTGACCGTCAGCATTATTGCCAAACATCAGCTTATCTAATGATTTTTTCGATATGTTGTATGTAATTAGCGGATTAAGTGCAAAATATAGGAACCTTTTAAAATATGTATCTTCATCATGACTTTTGATAAAATCACATTTTGCTTTCGCTCCGCTAATAGATTGTAATTTATATATATCTTTATAACTCATATACTTTCCACCATTTATACATTATAATGAATACCTCTCGAATCCCTACGATTAATCACTACGCATTCTACACCAGCCTCGCGGATTGCTTCTTCCATTGCTTTATCGTCCTCATAGTCGTATTTATCGTCTCCATCTTTAAAGTAATACTCAACTTTAAGATTCTCAGGAATAATTACATGAGCAAATTTCATCGTGTCGTAAATAGCATCACATGGTTTAAATGTGATATCAACGACATTTCTTCCGCGTTTATCATACATATAGACTGTTTTGTCTTCGTCATCTCCGAACATATCCATACTTATATTCTGTGCTCTAAACACTACACCATTATTGAATCTAAGTGCAATATTATACATTTGCAGTTCTGTATTTATAATATTGAGATCCTTAATTGCTTCTGAAAATGGAATCCCTGTATTTAATTCAGTCGCAATTGATCTTAAACAATCGTAATTCAATCTAACCTTATTTGAGAATGACACGACTGCATTTATCTCTTCGTAATATTCCTCATCAAGCTTATCCTGCAGATATTCACGAATTTCAGTCGCTGACGGATATTCAAATCGGAAATGATAATGGAATCTGCCGGGTCTATTGATAAGATATTCATTCAATTTTCGTAGTTCATTACATGTCACTACAAACAACTTTTTTCCTGATGATAACCCGTCGAATAACGACAGCAGATTCGCTTGCGGAGAAGCTTCTCCGTCTTTTGACTTCACCTCACCAAATGTCTTATCAAATTCATCAAACAGCACCATTACTTCCTGTTCAATATCTTCTATATAAGAAGCAATTCCCGGCACGTATCTATCTACTATGATTGTTGGAATGCCCCTCTGAATAACAACGCTCGAAAGCATTTTAGCAAATAGCGATTTACCAATTCCCTTATCTCCGCTCAAGATTACTCCAAGATTTCGATCTTGATTCTCAAACATACTCAATACTTTGTTCACTTTTTCCTCATGAATACCATAAACTCTCGATTCCTTTATATTCATATCATTGTATTTTTCCAAAAAGAATCCTCGTGTTTCTGAAAACCTTACAACATATACTTGCGCCGGAAGTTTCTCATATACTCTCATCGCATCACTAAAAATGCTGTATGTGTTATCTCCTAAATTAATTGCTTTCATTCAAAATCCTCCTTATATTTACTCACAATCCGTATGCGTAATCAATGTGGTGCGCTTTGATTAGCATATGCTAAGCCATGCCATCGAAGTAATTTTATCTAGTCTTAAAATTGAATATTAACGCAGTTAATAGTCTTTTTTAAGACTGATCAAATTCTGAGATGCAAGAACCATTGTCGAACTCTCGCTAACAGCAGGAGTGATTGTTATTATGTATTACTATCGTATTTTTACTTTCGCTAAGAAACAATCCATTTTCATTGTGAGTATACTAATGCATTATATGCAATAATATCTTTTTACCATCCAAGTACTTCGTTGAGCGCGTCTCTCAAAACATCAAACACTCCGTTAATATATCTACATTTTCCATTACTATCTATCTCAGATATCACAAAACCTCCGCCTGACTCTGCCTGATATAACATAGCCCCTTCGAAACCGGCTTGTCTTATCTCTGCTCTCACGCCATACATCGTATAGTCAGAAAATGTTACCACAAACAAATCCTCATCATTATCAATATGGTCTCTAACAACCTTCCTTACATTGTTGTAAAGACTTCTCGGATGGTAAAGCAAATTAGATCTTTCTGGAAAAACCATTCTTGGAGCTTCGCTATACGAATACCCATTATCAGCAATAACCTGTCTGAGTAAACTATCCGCATCAGCACCTTCTTGACCAGTGATTACTATAAGTTTCATGACATATCCTCCATCTTGATAATTTTGATTTCACTTAAAAAACCGTCTAATTCCTCAGCAGCAACTTCATCATCTGGTACCGGCTCAATCATATCAATGGATATAGATACCTCTCCTTCTGGATATCCTATATATCTTCCATCACTTATATTTGTGATAGTAAATTCCCGACCACACATATCCCTCATATATCCTACAAAAGAAAATCTACACGGTATATTCCCGTCGTCATCTAATCCAAATTCAGAGACCATATCATCCCACGATCTAATTCTCACGTCATCTCCCACTTGTGGATTAAAACTACTTCTGTCCATCTATGTCACCTCCATTAGATAAAATTTCATAGCCATGAGCAAAACTCCACACATTCAGTATTTATGCGGGTTTGCGAGGCATGGCAACCTCTTTTATCACTCCAAATTTATAGTAACAATCAACTCCAAATGGTATAATTAAGTTGTCAAAATCAATTCACCGAAAGGAGCTGATTGTTATCTATCGTCAAGAAATTTTGAAAGACATTCGTCTTTTCACTTCACAACCAGTTGCAAAGTTTTATGATTCTCTTTTTTTGAATCTTGATTTATCCTTTGTTCCGGAATTCCCCAAGACAGGAAGGAAAGGCTTTTCAAATCACGCTATGATTTGTTCCTTTATTGTCATGAAATGCGAAGGCTTCTCCATGATTTCCGATCTTGTCGATTATCTTCACAATAATCTTCTGATTGCGCATTTTTGTGGCTTTGATATTTCTCGTCCACTTCCTTCTTATTGGACCTTTGATCGCTTCCTGAAAAATTTCGATAACAAAGTTCTCTCTGAAATCATGAAAACTCAGGTGTTATTCCTTTCTAAAGAAGGTATTGTAGACACTTCTTTTATTGGCTTAGATTCAACCCCTGTCTCTGCAAATACTTCACAGAATAATCCGAAATCTTTTCTCTCAAATAAGTTTAAACCCGGAAATCAACCAAGGGCAGATTCGGATTGTAAACTCGGCGTCCACACTGCATCCAATCAAACGAACGAGAAAAAATATGAATTCTATTGGGGCTATAAAAATCATGTCCTTGTAGACTGTATTTCAGGTCTTCCTATTTATGAAATGACCACAACCGCGGAAGTTCATGATGCTACCATCGCTTTAGATATCCTTGCTGCTACCCATTCCTTTCAACCAATAACGGACTGCACATTCCTTGCCGACAAAGGTTACGATGTCAAAAATATCTACAATCAGGTTAAGGATCTTTACAATGGAGAATGTATCATTCCATTAAACAAACGTAATTCCAAAAATCCGAAACTTCTTCCTCAAGGGAATCCCATTTGCGAAGCAGGGCTTGCCATGTGGAAGGATGGTAAGTTTTCCGATTGTGGTCGTACCCGTCAAAAGTTTTGTTGTCCTCTAAAATCAAGTAAAGATACCGTTTGCCCATGCCACCACAAAAATTTCTATAATGGTAAAAAGCATCGTGGCTGTACGAAATATCTCACCATTCCTGATGATTTAAGACTTTCCATTGATAGGGACAGCAAATATTTTGAAAGTAATTATTCACTCCGCACAGAATGTGAACGCTATAATTCGCGTTTTAAAAATACTGGTCAGGAGCGGATGTGGGTGAGAAATAAAGCATCTGTTACAAACTTAAACACACTTGCCCATATCAGTTTACTAGCAGTTGCCGTTGCCGCAATCACTAGCCATTCTGGTCAGTCTTATCGCAAACTAAAAACAATAAAACGAATTGCTTGATTAAAAAATTCTCATAGTCTTATGATTTCGTAAGTTTTGGACTTACGTTAGCTTTGCTATGCCATAAAATCGCAACCTCAAACTTTATGGGAGCTAACTGCCAAGTTCTACTTTTGGATCAATGTGTTTTGCTCATCTCTATAAAATTTCATCCAATGTTCTAGGTATATAATTCATGTATTTCATCATACACCCAACATTGAACATTCTCATTGGTATATCCTGTAACTGTCTTAGTTCTTTTTCTATGCTAAGACAGTAATTATATTGACTTGAATTATGTACATGACCATACAAGTGTACCGTATCTCTATGTTGACCATTCCAGAACGGCATTGGATAGTGCGACATAATAACTTTTCTACCGTTATCTTTGACTTCTGCATAATCGCAAACTCTGTCAAAATATCTTGCTACCTTGCTAGACACACGGTCATGATTCCCTTTAATAAGTATTTTATGACCTTTAAGTTTTCCTAATATTGATGCTGTTTTATCCTCTTTATACCAGCTAAAATCTCCAAGAATGTATACAGCATCAGTATCGTTAACCGTCTCATTCCATAATTGAATCATCGCTTCATCCATTTCTTCCGCTGAATCAAATGGTCTATTGTCATACCGAATTATATTCTTATGACCGAAATGAGTATCTGATATGTAGTAATTCATTTATCCCTCCACTTCTTTAGCATTTTGTCAATGCTAAACATTTTGTATTTTTCAGATTTTTTATTTCTGCAGATATTAGCCGTATGAATACGCATATCTTCCTTTGAAAGTATTTCTTTCTTTTCTAAATAAACACATCTCATATAGCTACTCCATCAGGCATCTTACAACTCTTTTTACATGTCCCATTTGTCTCTTCTTTCTTTTCGTTATATGCTCGATTCTCGTAATGAGAATTTCAGTATCACCGAATCTTGTCCTTACTACCGCATGTGCTCCGACTCTAAGATTTTGCTTATCTTCCGTTTCTTCGACAACTTTCCAGCAGTATTCCTTGGCTACACCAGGATGAACACCGTATACGATAACTGTCTTTTCTGTTGTTCTTTGGTCAACTCCTACTACCGATGCATTACTCTCTTTCAAAACTAGATAGCCAATATATCCATCTTTTAATTCCATATTTTCATCTACAACGATATTTCTATCTAGTATACCGTTAGCTTTATAGAATCTTCTGCAAGACTCCATCTTATCTTCATTTGGAGTAGAATTACTAAATTTTCTTGGAATTTTAATTGCGTTAATACTTGTGTTGATGTACATAACTTCCTCCTTAATATTATTTATTCAAAAAAAACAATGTACAATCTAATATGTAATGGTGATGTCTTCTTTAAGCTGCAGCTGAGCTCTGAAGATCCGAGATGTGTGCTTTAGCTCTGTTGTTTACGAGATTTCATTGATTTCCAATTGCTTATGCTATTGACAATTAGTTCCTGATGTGTTAGTCGTATGTTTTGGATCTGGTTTCCCGTTTTCTGGCTCCAGAGCTCGTGGTCTTCTGTCATCCATCTCCTTATCAAGTTGTCACTTCCGCCGACGGCTAGAAGCATATCCAAAGGATATAATTTCATTGTACATCTCTATGCAATCTGGTGTGTGTGGGCTTTGATTTCTCATTCGGGTGATCGTCCTTCTGGTAGTTAGGTCTCCTAATTCTGGGCGAATTTATATTGATTATCAATGGATGGTTCTACCCGATTTTATCGTTATGGTTTTGGGAAGCGATGGATCCTGGACTGCACGCTGCGTCGTCTGCTTGGTTCCCTGTTCTTCTCCTTCTCAAGTTGTTACTTCCACTAACAGTAAGAAGCACTGTAAAACAGTAATTTCATTGCATAGATTTTATTTTAATTATTTGGTCAATTTATTAGAAGACCATACAGCCTAAGCCGCAAGGTCTTCTTTAATTGCCTTTACGATATCTACTCCGAACTTATCACTTAAATGTTTTACGATTCCATCAATCTTCTCTCGTTCAACCATTCGATAGTAGTTTCGATATCCTTCCATTGTTTGAATGTCACTCTTATCCCAAGCAATTCCATTCTTCCTATCCATAACATACGAAGAAAGCATTGCTTGAAATTGTCTTTTTTTCTTATGCCCTACTGTAATTTCATTATCTTTATTCAACATAAGACCAAGATTCCAATTCTGCCCTGCCGAAGAACCATATCTTGTTTTTGTACTGTTTATTGTAAATGGAGCTTTGAAATTCTTTAAGATGGACACAATTACATTTTGTATTTCTGTGAAGCTAAAACTATATTTAGATGAAATCTGAAAATCATCAGCATATCTTGTATATACAAACCTCTGATGATTATACTCTCTTAATGTTCTTGCTATCTCGAAATCAACCGGAATCATCATAATATTAGTGATTATTGGAGATAACGGCGTCCCTTGTGGCAAACCGCCGTCCAAAAATCCAAGTTCAATAGCCTTTGCGAATTCTGCCCTACCTCTTTCGTCTTTGAGCACTTCTGAAAAAGGAAATACCATTGAAAACATTTGTAATACCCATTCCATCGTTGTACTGCCAAAAAAGTTTGATAAATCTAATTTTTCAAACCACTTGCTTTCATTCGCCTGATGTCTTTTCAGCAGGTCTATAATGCATCTTTTGTGAATGTAAGCAAAAGCCGATGTGTGATAAAGCGCCTGAAAATCTACTTCAAATATAGTTTTTAAAGTACTGAGCGCCTCTTTTAATTCTGGTTCTGGGGCATCAATCTTCCTAAGTCCGCCGCTCTTTTTTGGTATATGGAACTCATAATACCAATCACGTCTAGGCTTTTCTCTCAGATAATCTGTTCTTTCATTGAACCATATAAGTTTTTCGATAAGTTTATCAACATTTACAAGCTGAAGAAATCTTTCGCTTATATTTTCTACTTCATATGTCCTTGTATTTGTAAGATTTTCATTTATTAGTCTAGTTTGCGTATTGCCTCCAAAAAGGAACTCTTCTAATGTCATCTGATGGTATGACGGAGGCTGCTTTACAGTAATATAGTACATACTTTCTCCTTTCAAGAACCTTGCAATCTAATGTGTGTATAACTGTATCCCGCGGAGTCTCCTCCTGATCAACTTTTATTTGGCTGACCTGTAATCCGTTGATTATCAATACGTTTGTTCTTTATTTCTGAAGATGACGGTTTCTATGTATTATTCCAATTTATGTTTCTGGAGGAGATGCATGTCCCGCCTTCTATTTCCGTGGTGTTGTCCCACTGCTCAAGTTGTTACTTCCACTAACAGTAAGAAGCTATCTCGAAGAGATAAATATCATTGCACGTTCTTTATAAAAACCGCCACATTTGGTGGCGGTTTATTTATCTTGAATGCATATTTTTGCTGATTTTATCGACATATGCTTGGAAGCTACGAATCAGTTCTGTATCTTCTATATAAAATGGATCAGAGTTATACTCGTCGTGAAAGAAGTTATACATTAGCTGACCGAATCTCATGTCTGGTACTCTTTTCCACGCAGTCGATAAAATTTCGCAGAATAGGTCGATTCTTTGCTTATCCCTCATGGCTAAAACGCCAACAGGTCAAATTTGAACCCGTCCATAATAATCATTTTCTTGATTCCATCGCCTTTTACGAAATTGATGTAGTTGTTCACACCGAGAGCTGAAATCAATCTTACTGTTGTCGCTACACCAAGTGTAACACCACAAGCGGATATTGGTGTCTCATCCTTAGCTTCATCATGTGAGAACTGCATCGAGTTCAATAAATCTTCCTTCATTTTGGAATCAGACCAGTCAGCTGCATAATGCTGTGCGCTTTCAAGCAGTGTTCTAAAATCAAATACCGCTTTTACATACGGACTATCCATATGCTTTTCAACAATCTCTCTTCTAAGTTCGATACTGTCTACGCATAAGAAGATATATCCAGACATCAATTTTCCCTGCCATCCTTCTGGCTTAACCTCAATTTTTTCTGCGATCTCTGGATTAATATCTGTCAAAATATCCTTCAGAGCATCTACCTTGAATTTACCAACATCATTCTGATTAAACATCTGATTTACGATATTATGAGGTTCAACTTTATCGAAATCCCACAATGTCATTTTGGTCACTCCGCATCTTGCAAGATTCTCTGCGATTGTTGAGCCAACAGATCCACATCCTACGATGTGGATTCTTGCTGTATCTTTCTCTGGCTGAAAAAATTCATATGATTTACTTAAATCCATATTGTCCTCCTTGTGTTATACATTATAAATTCCTCTATCTCCGTTTTTCGGTACTATGAAAAGATCTGCAATTGGAATATCTTCATTTCCGACCTCGTACTCGTCATCTGGATCACAATGCTCCTCTGTCTCCTCGAGTTCTTCCTCGTAGTCATCGTCTTCTTCCTCTTCATCCTCGAAGATTCCCTCGTATTCGCCCCACTCAAAAGCATCAGAGCGATAGCTTTCAAAGTCATCATCATCAGCGCCAGAAAATTCATCATACTCATTTTTAAGATAAAAATAATACCCATCTGGTATATCTTCAAGCTGATGATAGAGTTCATGCCAATCACTCGCATCTCTCGCCATTTGTACTAGATTTGAACTAATCTCTTCATCCATTTCTTCTTGCGAATATACATCTTCGCATACCGAACACCCATATTCATTACAGAATGCTCTCAGGTCAGACCAGCTACTTACGTCCCTTTGAAAATCATCTCTTGTCATTTATCTCACCACCCTAGCAATCGAAACCATATTTACGTCGCCAATATTCATCCTCATACTCGCTCAGACCATCAAGATCTGCGTCATCATATCCATCGACGTCTTGGGTTGATAATCCGAAGTAATCATCTAATGTCACCTGTTTAGTAGATTTATTTCCTTTCTTACGCTTCCCCTTACGTCCTTTGCTTTTTTTATTTTCTGACGTAAGGGGTTTGTGTTTTCCCAGGCTTGTCACATCTTTCTTTTCATCTTTTTTCTTGGCTCCATAGCCACCGTATCCACCATATCCTGAATACGGATATCCATTTCCGCCATATGTAGATGTATATGTTTTTCTCTGCACCAATTCCTTTGCTTCTTTCAAAAATCCAGACATATCGCCAACATCTTTAATGGATACTGTAACATCAGAAGTCTCAAATAGAATATTCTCTCTGAGGTCGTAAATTTTTACAGTTTTGCTCCCGCTCTTATTCCAAATCATAAAGATATAGAACATATCACCACTGAGCTGATCTAGGATACTTTCATATAGATTCAAGTCCACACTGGATGGGCTGGTTGCCATATTTACATGAGAATGACCCTGCATTCTAATGTTATTAAATATATCGTCTTCCTGCTCCATTAACCACATCTGATATTTTTCCTGATCTGTAGTAACAGTAGTTCCTGTAACCTCCTGTGGATACACCAAAATATCAGAAATGAGATATGTATCTTGCTCTTCACATCTCGTTGCGATGCCGTGCCATGCTACCTCATCGTTAAATTCCCTGATAAGGAGCTGCATTTTCTGCCATGCCAACTCTGTAAAAAGGACTGTTGCTTTTCTATCAACAGTCCCTAATGTCTTGGAAAAATTAACTTTCCCATCTGGAAATTTTCCTGATCTTAAAGTTTCGTAAAACTCCTTTGTATACTGATCAAGGATATCCTGTGGTAATTTTATCATTTTACTCATAATTCAACGCTCCTTAGAATTCAAATTCGTCGTCTGGCAAATCAATATCATCTTCGATTGGCTCTTCAACTGTATCTGCCGCCTGTTCCGGTCTTTCAGGAACTTCCTGCTCATTTTCTGTAGTTTCTTCTTTCTGCTCAGTAGCTTCTTCCTGTTCTTTCATCCACGCAATAGCACCTTTCATATCTACAACACTTCCATCTGGGAGTTCAATGCATTTATTGTGTCTATATCCATGTTCCCCAGTCATGCGAGCCATGAAAGTTTCCATAACCGTACTGTCACTGAAATTCAAACTCTTACACGAAGAAATACATAATTCTATTGCTCCAATAGCATCATTATCTCTAAGTCTTTCGTTCATTGTTCGCTCGTAATTTCCCAGACAACTATATCTGTCGATATGTGGATTTGGCATATATGTACTATAGGTTTCATTATAATCGTAATCGCTTAATCCTCTGACACGCTCTCCTAACCGGAGTGTATACGCACAGCAGAATCGCAGCCTGATTGTCTGGTCAATGAAAATCGCATACATCAGCTTCTTCACATCGTCTGCATCAAAATCTCTGGAATTTCGATATATATAGCTTCGATTGTTATCAATAATTGTCTTTGCCATATCTTCATCGAAATACATAAGATAATCCTTGACAACAAATGTCAGGTCAGAGTTATTAACATACTCCAAATCGAGCTTCGAATTGCAGAGGAAGTATTCCATAATCTCTGAATCTTCCCCTTCTGATGCCGCAATTTTATCTTTCAGCCCAAGCAATCTAATTTCAGCATCGTATTTTTGTCTAAGAATATTCGCAATTTGATCGTTATAGTCTCTAATATTGCGGAGATACGATTCGATATTTTGTTCGAGTTCTGCGCACTGTCTTTTCTCGTATATTGTTTCGAAACCTTTAAGTTCGTTTCTGATATGCATGGATCTAAAATCATATGCAGATGCAATCTTTGCAATCGCAGCCATATATCTGTCAGGCGTTGTCTCTCTTAACGATTGAATCAGTTCCATTTCATCTGCCGTAACACCTTCACTTGGATCAAAATACCAAGGCATAAATGCAAAAATGGCGCACTGTAAATAATGCATACGACGGATATTTAGGTTGTCTATGAATATTACAACCTGCTTAGTGTTAGGGTTAACAAAACATAACGAGTAAAAAGTTTTTCTAAAAAACTCTGTTACTTTAACGATTCTCTCAAATCCACTATATGTTGATGTGAATCCTCTTTCCATTACTCGGAAAGATGCCAAATTCCCTTGTGCATTTCCTCTAAAATTATGCACAATGATTGTACCGTTTGCATAGTTCATTGGATTACATACAGCATTCAACACATTTATATCGCTTGCGCCTTCAATTGTGTCTTTATCGAACGAACTATTCCTGAACTTAAGTACTACTCTTTCATCGTCTTTGATTCTATTTGCAACCAATGCTCTTAATGTTGAAACAAAAGTTACATCAGAATTAAAGTTATCTCCATAAATATTTTGGAAATAGCTATTTGCCATTTGTGATGTCAATGGCGTATTGTTAATGGTTGGTCTGAACATTTTAATTCCTCCTTTTTAAATATTCAATGGATCGTATCCGACTCGAACGGATGACCGACCGGTTATGAGCCGGTTGCTCTAACCACCTGAGCTAACAATCCGTTTAATATGGATTTTCAGCATATTTGTACCGGCAATCCACAAGCCGACTGTTTCTTACATCTCGGACAGCCTCCTCATATCTCATTTCCATCTATGAGATAGATGGAACGGATGGAATCGAACCATCTATCAGCGCCTCAACGCATTCCATTCCCTATACTGTTTTCCTTACAAAAATTACTTACCGCAAATTTTGCAAGCTGATCTACGGCTTCATTGTATTCGACGCCTGTATGAGCTGCGACTTTCTGGAACGAAATTAAAATTTCTGACATCCATTCTTGCATTGCGCAAGCGTACTTCGTGGTTAAATTATTCTTTGTTTTCCATTCCTTAGTCGCCCACATTTCTATACCACTGTAATCATAATAAATTTTCACAGACTTATACCCGTGTTGAATTGCATATCTAACAGCGTTCATAGACGCAAGCATCTCTCCTGCTACATTTCTTAATTTTGCAGACTCGTGATTATTTCCTGCTCCATAATATTTTTCTACGGTTCCGTCTTTATTGATAACCACAAAACCATATCCATACACCTTGGTGTTTTCATCATAGCTTCCGTCTACATATATTGTAACCTCCGCCTCGTTTAAAGAATCTTCTTCTGATTCAATATTGCCATCCAAGTAATTCTCAGCCTCTTTCCTTGTTGAGAACCCTTTGTATAAAGCGCCACTAAAGCCATCAACCTGCGCTTTACACTCATCCCATGTTTTATATAAACCGGGAATCTTTCCTTTCTTTACCGCATAAAAGTTGTTCTTTTTCTTTGCCATAGTAGCGCCTCCGTGATTACCTATAATACCGGGGAGATTATTTCTCCCCGGAAGCCGAGCATTGGTAAGCATACCGACGATAATCGTCGGCTTTAACTACTTACGCATTATCAGCTTTTACTACGTTCAGAAGGAAGCATTTTTCTCTGATTCCCATGTCAGAGAATGACTTATCAAGGTCTCCCGGCTGCAGTGTAGAACCATCAAGATGCATTGTTCCTCTTGTGTAATCAATTTCATTTGTTTCGAGCACTGATCTCAGAGTTGTTGCCTCATCTACGATTACGCTGTTTCTTTTTACGTTATTTCCTACTGTAACTTTAATCATGGTTTGATCTCCTTTTCTTCATTAAAAATTATGTATTTTGTACCATATTCAGTTTTTAAAAATGGCTACCGCAACTAGACGGTAGCCACATGCTGCAAGACTACGCAACTGTAATGCCAGACATAATAGCTTCTCTTTCTTTGTCGATAGCATCGATGACTGCTGGGATAGTTTTTTCAAGCTTTCCGAGGTTTGTCAGAGCTGCACCAAGCTCATCTGCGATGAACCCTTTGATATCATCTCCGTTGTAACCTGTTGTCATAGTAATAACAGCCTTTTTATCATCATCACGAGTCTCTTCACAGAAAGAAGCTCCGTATGTATTGATACTGCTGCTACCTGTACCGATTCTGAAGATTTCTTCTTTATTGTCCTCGCCGCCTTTAAGAACCAGCGCATCTGGACGATACTTCTCAATCTTCTTGATATCCTCAAGTTTCACATCAGATACTACTACGATTGCCTGTCCCATTGTTTTTACTTTTGCCATAATTTTTATCTCCTTTTTTCTCTTATATTTACTCCGTTTGCGCTATCCGCTTACGCTTGGGTTGGCATCCCGGAAGCCGAGCATTGGTAAGCATACCGACGATAATCGTCGGCTTTAACTACTCTTGTTTATATATTGGATTATCATCCTCATATACCAGATCATCGTATGGATATTCCGTAAAATAATCCTCTCCTGTATCTGCATCTTCAAGGTACATCGGTCTATAGATTCCGATTCCCCATTTTCGATACATATACTCAAGGAAATGTTCTTTTAAATCATCGATGACTTCATCTTCTACGTTGTAACACCCTGTATCTGACACTACACTTACAAAATCCCTGACAGATAACTCAATCTCATCTTCTCTCTCATCAATCAATGACTGCTCATCATCTTCTTCATCCTCGATATAAACCGTTGTATCTTCATCAACCGTCATGTTGCCATCGTCAGTCAATGTTTCAATTGCTTTGATGCTCAGATAATCTTCATATATCCTATCAGCTGTTTTCTTTGCATCCTTTTCATTCAGGATATCCTCCCGATAGATTTCACTACCATCACATTCCACAATAAGCTCCGGGGAACCATTTATCATCGTTAGCCAGACTTCCATCCCGTAATCTGGATTTTCTGCCATCAAATGCTGATTTCTCGAAAGTGCTTCTTGATGATTTAGGCAGTAATCCCAAATTTCAGAAGCTGTGACATCTATATTCTGCATAACTACACCTCTCTATATACTTTTTTCTTTAATGCGTCACTTGCTTTAAATACTGGAGTAATATGCGCTGGAATCTGAACAGGAATGCCTGCTTTCACATTTCTTCCTATCTTTGCTTTTCTTTCTTTAGCTTCAAAAGTGCCAAATCCTCTGAATACTACGTTTTCACCATTTACTAAAGATTGCTCAATATTTTCTAGCAGCGAATTTACGACATCTTCTACGATTCCACGACTAATCATCGTGTCGCTTGCAATCTTTGCCATCATCTCTTCTTTAATCACATCCATACCTCCTGTTCATATTCCCTCGATGCAATATAATCATATCTTTCTTCGATATCATCAGTGGAATTATTCTTTGTACTGTAAACCATGTATGATACAATAACAGTTCCGTCCGTAACGCCGTCAACTCCTGCATATGATATGTAGTAGTGATCCGGGTCTGTGTTCAATATCATCCCGTCACCTGTCTCTGAATCGGTTACAATTCCCACACATCTTTCAACAATTACTTTCCCATTCCTGTTTTCAAGAATCTCAGCTGTTAAATCTCCGGAATCATATATTTGATAATCTGGATATCTCTGTTCAAAATCCATTAAAAAGAATTTCTCTGCATCTGAATAATCGACAGTTATTTCTTCTGTATCTACTTCATATGTATGCTCCGTAGATTTTCCTTGAGTAATTGTTAGAGTTGCAAGAACCATTACAATAATAATTATCGCAACAGATAAAAATATCTTTTCTCCTACAGAAATCGCTCTATCTTGTTTCATCTTATCTGACATATTCCCATTTCTCCTTAATCCCTGAATGTAGGGTAAAATATCAACTTTATCTTTCTGGAATGCCTGCACCTATTTACAAATCGCCTGCACTCTAGGTAATTGCTAAATGTTTTGTCAACTACTGTATTGGTTTCTACAACCACAAACCTTACGGTTAAATCCATTAGACCACCTCCGTTTGGAAAGCCATTCGCCACCATAAATGGTGGCTAGATTACCGATAGTTACGAAGACGATAAAGCGGACGAACGCCAAGAGAATAAGACGCGCCGTAGCCGCCCGCAACGCCGATGTAGTACACATAGCAGAAGTAAGCCGCAGACCCCACACGTTTATTCTTCAGCCAGTAATACTGATACCCTCCATTTAATCCATCGGAAGCTAATCGATTTCGTCTCTTTTTCATCGGTTCAAACTGTTCTACTGTGTCCGGCTCTTCCTCACCATATATATTCTGTCCAAAAATCTCACGTTCTGTCGGAATGCTCAGCAGATCTCCATTCTCAAACGGAATCATGTTCATTCTCATGGCAAATGGGAATTTTTCAATACATTCCTTATTAAGCCATTCTCTAAGATATGATTTTTCGTATCCGCCTTCATTCGTATCGCCACGATTCATGCGACAAGTATCTTTCAAACAATCCAAAAGCATGAACGTCATGCACGGCTCATAATTCCCTATATATTCCTCTTTTACCGCTATTGCCTCAACTTCCTCGCCAGTTTCCAATGTATATCTGACGATATCTCCTACTTCATATCTTCCTCCGGCTAATACCTCGGAAGTTCTATATACCTTCATAGCACACCTCCTAAATTATGCAGCACTCTTTCGAGAACAACATATATAATCCCATCGGAACCGTGATTAACAATGGAGTTCCGTCAATATCTCCTCGAACCTGAGCGTGACTTGCCATAACAAAAATCAGAACGCTAATTAAAAGCATTCCAATGCCCATCAATCTCTGCTTAATCATCTTTTTCTTCCTTTCTACTTCCGCCTTTCTCTTCTCTCTCTGAATTTCCCGGCGATATTCTATGTATTCCTCGCGACTCATGCCGTCGCACTCATCATATCTTGCGTGATACATCTTTTTACTCATATACAATAATCCTTACAATTCTGCCGTAGCAGCGTGTCCTGCTCCCCAACGGACGGAAACTCGCAAGCTGCTTGTACTGCCGATGATCTTTGTGCCGTCAGAGCATTGAGCAATATGCCTGCCGTTTTCTCTATCTGCTCTGTATGATACAGAAATCCCACCACCAGCTTTCTTTATCATTCCATCAACTCTGCGACGGAATACCAAGAAACTCATACCGCCTTTATTTGCCTTACGATTCCATAACCATCTCAAAGCCTTTTCGATGTCTGTAGTTTCCATTTCATCACCGCATAATTTTCCATCATACTCACAGATAAATTCCTCTGTCGTTCCGTAGCGAGAAACCATAGCCATATTGCCATCAGCCGTATTCACGCCTACCCAACAATTTCCCTCTGGACGGGACATATATTCCCGCATTTCATCAATATTCATTGATTTCATAGATTCCCTCACTTTCCGCTTTCGCCATACGGCTTTCGCTATTTGTTTGTGATACCCACAGACCGCCGGATTCCCGACGGTTTCGCCGTTACCGGCTCATCAGTGTGGGGAGGTTAATGTATTAATCAGAAATAAATTTCCACCTGATGATACACATTTGATATGCATTTTCCCTAAACGTTTTGCCGCCTGAATTAGCGCTGACTGGGCGGACTTCATACTCTGATGCGACTCATCCCAGCCTTCTATCATCATGCACTGATTCCCTGACTCTGAAAATTCCTCAATCAATGCCTGATTAGTTCCTCGCCCTGGTCTATAGATAGGCATTTCACATGCTGTTAGTCTCATATCGCACCTCCTACTTACGAACCTTGCGGAATTCAATCTTATAAGTTTCGCCCATCACGATACGATGACAAATTTCCGCACAATACTGGCGCATATACTTGTGATTTGCGCAAGTTACCGTCAGAGCTGCTCTGTTTTTCCGTGAAAATACTGACATTAAGAAGTTCACATCATGGCTCACTGCCTTGTATTCCTCGCCAATCATAGCCTGAACAACGATGTTCAAAGTCTTCAGCAGGTTTGTCTTTGATGTCGGATTTTTACCCATATCGAAGTTCTTGGAAATATCAGCCATAGCGAATGAGTCATTTACATCTTTCGGGTCGATTCCCAGATCTTTCGCTTTCTGCGCTGTCAATAAGAAGTTAAGTTTCTCAACCGCATAAGCCCAGTTCTTGTCAGCACCGATACCGCCTTCAGTTGCCTTATGTAATTTAAGCAGGTCGATAGGACGTTCAATATCCTCAACCACACGAACCGGAATCTTCTCATCTCCCTGTTTCGTGTCTTTCGCACGAATTGTAGGAAATGTCAGCTGTTTTACAGCCTCAATCATAGGATTTTCAGATGCCTTGAGAACTGCGAAGCATTCTTCACGAGCGATAGACGTATATTCATTTACCGCCTGCTCAATCTTATCGTTCAAGCTTGCAGACTCTGCAAAATTCCCGTCCTGTACATTTTCGTTGTATTCACGACATAATTTCTCTACGTACTCACGCAGTTCTTCCTTTGTCATTTTCTTTTCTTCTGCCATAATGATTCTCCTCTCTGGATTCTCTGATTTTTATATGGGATAAGCCCATAAGAGAACGCCCGAAACCATGCGATATGCACAATCTCGGACGCTCAATATAGGTTTATCAGAATGCTTACGCATTCCGTTCAATATTCAATTTTCTCGCTATACTCTGTCTATCATCGGAAATCCCACAACAGTCCGGCATTTAATTCCTTGGAACATAGCCGACGTACCCTCGGGTACTGATACCGTCATGATTGGAAATCCTTTGTAGATTTTCAAGCTATCCCTCATTTTGACGCACTCAGGATAATGCGGCATATATTTCACATCTAACTCTGCCTAACTATGGGGATTTTCACTATCTCGAAACCATGAGCCTAACTCTCATGCACCATCGACGCATCTGATAGCAGATGTACTCCCTCAAATCGGTTAAAGGAATCCACGATAACCGCAGAGTTTTACCGATATTCTAAAGCCGTCGGCAGGTCGGCTCACCGAAACTGTTTGTATAGCGTCCTTTTGCCGGATTTCCCATATTGAACGCTTCAACTGGTATAGTTCACTTATTTCCTATCACGCAGGTAGCCCTCACGATACCCCGAAAGATACCGATATATGCACTTATTACCTGTGAGCAGGTAGACCTCACAGTCGTATGGACATAAGCCCATAAAGAAAAGCCCCTCAATAGAGAGACTCTTCGTTAAGAACTTATTAGCAAGGATTTTCGTATCAATTAACCAACGGATTTACCTTTATAGAGCGCCCATGCTCATCCGTTCCGTATCTTGCATTATATGGCGGTTTGTATACTATGTCAGATTATATTTATATACCGCGCATCTGACATAGGCGAACTCTCTGGATTCTCAGCTTTTTCGCTCTGTCTGTCGTGTTTCCACACCTACAACCGTAACCCGTAAGGTAAACCACGTTGGGCGGTTGTCTGTCGTGTTTCCACACCTACAACCGTAACCCGTAAGGTAAACCACGTTGGGCGGTTGTCTGTCGTGTTTCCACACCTACAACCGTAACCCGTAAGGTAAACCACGTTGGGCGGTTGTCTGTCGTGTTTCCACACCTACAACCGTAACCCGTAAGGTAAACCACGTTGGGCGGTTGTCTGTCGTGTTTCCACGGGTTACTTTTTGGACGTTATCCAAAATAAAAAAGGGCGGTTATTGTACCGCCCTAAATGCTTTTATTATCTGTCTTTTCGTCCGTTTATAACTCTGCTGACTGTCATTTTTGAAATATTGAAACGGTCTGCAATGAATTTCATAGAATGACCATCAGCGAACAACAGTTCTATTGTCTTTTTGTCTTCGTCTGTCAATTTCTTTTTCGCTGTTGTTGGTGTTGCCGTCAATGTCTTAATTAAGTAGTCAGAAAGTTCAAGTTTTTCAATCGCTTTTTTCTGAATGTTTTCCAACACGTTTTTGACACTCTGTTTGTGTATGCCTAAATATGTGGCTATTGCATCATATCCATAGCCGCCCATTCTTAATTCTAATACTTTCGCTTGTCTTGTGGTTAGTTCCAATCTTTCTACCATTGTGTCATAGTCTGTAACGCTTGCACCGTCTACCGTTTCAAACTTGACCGCCCCATTAAAATCTGTCACGTTTCCTGCTAAATCACTAAACTTGTTTAAACGTCTGTAAATGGTTGTTTCTTCGTTGCTTTCTTCATCCCTTGCAAGGTCTTCAAGATACATATAACCATTTGACGGGCCAATATTTAAAGAACGATTGTTCGCTACTTCTCTACGTACTGCCTTATAAACTTCTCTAATCGGTGAAGTTTCCACCGTTTCCCAACCATTTACGCTGTCTTCAACTTTTATCCAAACTTTCTTTTTAAGTCTTCGCACCGTGTATGCAGTTTCAAGAAAGTTCTCTGTTGTTGTGTCTACTTTCGTGCATTCATCCAATAGTGAAACGATTGCAGTGTTTACAAGGTCAAGACCGTCTCCAAGTGTCTGCTGTGTTAGTTTGTTATATGCATGTCTGTAGTCACTGTCTGCTGTCTTCGTCTGTCTGTCTCCGTCTTCGTTGTACACTGTTACAAATGCTTTTTTACAACTGTAGTCAATGTTTTTAAGTGTTTTCGTATCTCTGTAAATACTTCTTTTCACTTCGTCAAGTTGTGGATTGCAACCACTGTTACTAGGTTTATCGCTTTTCGCTTGTGGGTCTAAACATTTTCGAAGTACAGAGAATGTAACCGCCGTTGCAAGGTCTGTCGCTACTGCTGTAAATTTTTCGCTGTTACTGTCTTTTCTGTATTCATTACAGAAATCCACTAATAAAGTTTCGAATGTTGTGGTTGTTGCTGTCTGCTGTTTTGTCATTTCGCTTGTCTCCTTTTCTTGTGGTGTGCTGTTGCACTGGTTTAAATGTTATTGTGGTTGTTGTCAAGATAAAAAATATATCTTGGAACTATACAATAACATGAAACATTTAAAAATGTCAAGCTAATTCTATAACGTTTCATTTTCTAACCGTAACCCGTAAGGTAAACTTTTTGGAAGTCCTTATTTCTATGTTCTCTTTTCCCACTATATCACATAGCCCCGTGGTTATGGTATTTTTGCTTGCTGTCTATTGCTATTATAAGGAAGTCGCTTCATCTCCCACATACAGCTTAAACTCCCAAAATCAGCCTTATTTTCACTTAGGCTCACCGCTGGTTATTGGATTTTCTTATGCTTCTATTGATTATCAATATTACCTATCCAATAAGAAAAGACGGTAACCAGCGAGCCTGATCCCGCAAAATAATTAGATGCTTTTTACATGCTAATTAAATTATTTATGTATTGACACATCAAGCAAATAATGGTATAATAATGCTAAATAAATAATCTGCTTCATATTCAACTGCAGATTTTATTTTTTGGATTATAATGCTAATTAAATTATTTACAATGTAGAATCCGCTGTGCATGTAATGCTCTATCAAATAGCGTTGTATCAAAAGCAAAGATGGTGTTTTTCTATAGTTGTTAGGAACCACCTTGCAACACATTGAGTATCAACGGGTTAAGAAATGAGTTACAACTTTTAGGTTGTAAAATCAAAAAAATAAATCGTAAAAAGGAGGTTTGAAATGATCCAAGTTTGTGATGCAATTATGGGTACTGGCAAATCCAGTGCTGCTATCACGTATATGAACGAGCATCAGAACGAAAAGTTCATATACATCACACCGTACTTGGAAGAGGCTGATCGAATTAAAAAAGGATGTAAGGCAATGCATTTCGTAGAGCCAAGCGATAAGCTGAAACAGTATGGATTTAAAAAGAGTGAGCATACTGCTGCTCTTATTAAACAAGGAAAGAATATTACAACCACGCATCAGGCATTTAAGCGATATACGGAAGATATGCTTGACGATATCCGCGAATACGGGTATCGACTAATTATCGATGAGAATGTAGATGTTTTGGAGAAATATGATTTCCATCCAGATGATATCCAGTTGGCAATTGACTCTGGACTAATTATCCGGGACGAAGATACCTATTATCTTGCAAAGGAAGATTATAATGGAAGGCTTTATCACGAGCTTCGGCAATTCCTGAAAGTTCGCCAGTTAATTCAAATGGAAGACAGTGCTGGCACGCACCTCTTCTACTGGGTACTGCCGCCAGAGCTCATCACGGCTTTCAAAGATGTGATTATACTAACATACATATTTAAAGGGCAGTCACTTCATCATTTCTTGCAGATGTATCAACTGCCATACGAATACATTGGTATCCAAAAAACAGACTCGGGGCAATATCGTTTTTGCGAGTACCCGGGATACACGCCGGAATATGTCTGCCATTTAAAAGACATGATTCATATTCTGGATAACGATAGGATGAACAGCATCGGGGATAATTATCATGCACTATCAATGAGCTGGTTCGGCAGAGATGAGGATAATGTAGAGCAGCTCAAAAATAATGTGAACAACTGCATCAATAATATTTGGAGAAATGCTCCAGCCGGTGAAAAGATGTGGGGAACATTCAATGACTGCAGATGCAAGATAAGCGGCAAAGGATATACAAGGTCGTTCCTACGATTCAATATGAAAGCGACGAATGAATACCGGAACCGCCATTACATGATCTATCTCGTCAACCTTTTTATGAATGTTGGAGAAAAGACATTCTATCATAAACACGGCATCGAAGCGGACGACGATATGTATGCTTTGTCCATTATGGTACAGTGGATCTGGCGCTCCGCCATTCGTGACGGCGACGAAATATATTTATACATACCAAGCAGGCGAATGAGAAATCTGCTAGAAAATTGGATTGAAGAAACAATACAAGGAGGAAATTTAATCAATGAGTCATAAATGTGAAAACTGTGTATATAACGAAACCTGTAGGGAAGCAACAGCATGTGAGGACTTCTATCCTGCTGATGAGGATACGCTGACAGATGCTATCATAGAGCGTTTAGTCGAAGACGGTCGCAATGAATTCGAGATAGCATGGCGTGAATATATCTACGAATTCAATAATTAAAACTTATCATGCTAATAAGATAATTTACTTGAAATGAGGTGTTTAAAATTAGCAAGCAACTTACTTGTCAGAAATTTATTTACAAACTACATAGTAGCCGTCTTCGCAAGCATCGTTGGCGGCTAACTCTTCCAATTGAAGAGGCGCGAAGAAATGAAGAGGTGATATCACTTGCAGACAGCCAAACATTGCGTTGGATTGATTCTTTAAACAATATTACGGACGCCGATGCTAAAGCTAAGAAAATCAAAGAAGAAATTCGTAGTCTGCGTACTGCTACGAATAGTGTAAAAAACAGACATGCCGTTAGGAGACTGTATGACGAGCTGGATCAATTACAATATAAAGCAGATTACGTTACGTTGATTATCGATAAAGAAAAGGATTACTACCGTGCTATCAAAGGGTTTCAGATTAATGGTGTAAAATACCGACGACTACTTGGCACAAACGGAGGGATTAAAAACAGCACTATTGTATTTGTCAGTGAAAATGTCGCAGACGAATTACACCGCAGAATCTCTAATGGACGCAATCCAGAAAAAGAACTGGTTACAGCAAAACTCGAAGCATATCAAGCTCTTACATGTAGTGCTTCTACTCCTGTTTCTTTTCCTAAAGGAATTGCCGTTGTAGATGATTGCGAGACATCTTTCTTATCAGATATCGTATACCTGACCGATGAATGTGACGGTGAGCCAACAATGGATTTACAAAAACAGCAAAAGGTTGATCTTGATGCATCAGATGGTTTCGGTATGATGCTCCCGTCGCTCGCAGAACGCTGGAGCAAAGAACTTGGACTTGACTACACAGTCAGCGGAGCTAACACGCGATTTTCATTTGAAAAGGGAATGGCTTTCACTTTTGATTATGTAGATTTTGCAGAAAAGATTGCCGGAGGCAAGTACATTATCAAAGATGCATGGGGAAATGATTTCGATGTGCGTGACGTAGAGTTAATTCTCACTACTTCTATGGTAAAGCTCTGGGACAGCTATGATAGCTGCGAATCTTATGTACAGAATTCACTATCCAATGGATATACATTCGGAATTGCTAAGACATGCCCGAAAGAATTAGAGAGTGAACATTCTTTAAACTATCAGTTCATTCAGAGTTACGATTTATCTGACGATGAGATTGAAGAACTAATTGCCCCTACGATGAATGAGATCAAGGATGTCCTTCACGGTGATTGGCGAAAAACAGTTCTGTTTCTAAAGGGCATTGGAATGAATGAGTCTAATATAAGAAACTTAGACGATGACTTCGTAAAAGCCATTATGATTGATGAGCGCATGATTGATGACCCATTTATACAGAATGCCGTGTACCAGCTCATTAAGAACCGTATCGATGAAGCCAAAGTAGGTGTACTCAAAGTGCATGGAAACTACTCCATTGTATCCGGAGACCCGTATGCCTTATGCCAGAGTATGTTTGGATTAAATATAACCGGGCTCCTTAAATCTGGAGAAGTGTATAACAAATATTGGAAAGATTCCGGTGCGGAAAAACTTGCATGTTTTCGTGCGCCTATGACTTGCCATAATAACATCCGGTTAGTACATCCAATTCATCATCCAGATGCGAATTATTGGTATCGATATATGCAAACATGTACGGTTTTTAATGCATGGGATACTGCAGCAGCTGCTCTGAATGGAATGGATTTTGATGGTGACCTTGTTATGCTGAGCGATAATAGAATTTTGGTTGAGAAATTAGAACCACTTCCAGCTCTTATGTGCGCTCAACGAAAGGCAGCTAAGACAATTCCTACTGAAGATGATTTTGTACGCTCTAATATCGAAAGCTTTGGTAATGACATTGGACAGACAACAAACTATATCACATCGATGTTTGAGGTTCGCTCTCATCATCCAAAAGGAAGTGTTGAATACGACACACTCTCCTATCGTATCAGATGCGGTCAGTTATATCAGCAGAATGCTATTGATAAGGCAAAGGGTATTATTTGTAAGCCAATGCCACGCACATGGCATGACAGACATGCAGCTAATAAGATTGAAGATGATGTGACTAGAGAGTTCTATCGGAACATTGTGGCAGATAAAAAACCATACTTTATGCGATATATTTATCCCGCTCTTATGAAGCAATACAACCAATACATAAAAAATACAAACCGTAATTGCCTTCGAGAATTCCAACTAACGGTTGATGAATTAAGATCGCTGCCAGCAAATGAACTGACAGAACGACAGTCCGATTTCTTGAGGTATTATGATTATCGAATGCCAGTCGGAACCGGAGACTGTGTTATGAATAAAATATGCAGACGATTTGAACAAGAGTTCGATGGGTACATCAGAAAACACACTTCTAAAATTAAGTTTGATTACACTATTATGAAGAATCCTTCTGAGGAATATACAACGACTCAATTCAAGGCAATCAAAAAGCTATATGAAGATTACAATAAAAAGATGCAGAGCTATGCTGTATTTGCACAAAGCGAAAAGATAGATAAATACGATGCATTTACTGAGCTATCTGAAATGAACGCAGAATTTCGTAAATCTTGCGATATTATCTGCCAGAATGAATCTGCATTATGCAATATTGTTTTGGATTTATGCTATCAAAAAAGCTCTTCCAAAAGATTTGCATGGAATATGTGCGGTTCTGAAATTATACATAATTTACTACTAAACCATGATTACACAATTAGCTTCCCAACACTGGCATCTAACGGAACTATTAAATATTGTGGCGAAAGATTTGAAATAGTATCAAAGAAATTAGAGGTGAACGAATGAGTATTGTATTAAAAGAAAATGATTGGGCTGAAAACATGATTCAGTCCAAATCATTAGGAAAGAAACCATCCGAAACATTGCGTCGGATTGCTAGATATTACATAGATAACGGATACGACAAAAAAAAGGAAGTGCGTCAGAGACTGGATATCTTCTTATTGCAATGCGATCCGCTTGCATCGTTACCAAAATGGGACGCTGCTCTGGAATATGCCGTATCAAGTGCTTTCAAGTACGAAGCCGTAGATATCGACCATATCGATATTTATGAAAACGAACTGAAATTGATAGAATCTCTTGGTGGCGTGCAAATAGAACGGCTCGCTTTTACATTACTATGCCTTGCAAAATATTGGTATACTGTATCACCAGAAACTGATTACTGGGTTAACAACAAGGATAATGAGATTATGGCACTTGCTAATGTTAATACATCTATTAAAAGGCAATGCCTACTATACGGGATGCTTAAAGATGCAGGACTTCTTCGTTTCTCAAAACGCATAGATAACACAAATGTGCGTGTATGTTTCGTTTCCGATGACTGCTCTCCTACTGTATTGTCAATATCTGATTTTCGTAATTTAGGATACCAGTACATGAAATATAAATACAGGAAACACAGACATAACCCGTACTTTGAATGCGAAAATTGCGGTATAACCGTAAAATACTCAGACCCAGATAAAGGGCGAAAACAAAAGTTCTGCAAAGCCTGCGCATCAGAAATAGCCGTTCAACAGCGTGTAAACTACATAATGAGAAGGAAAAATACGGATGTGTAAATTATTTTTTTAGCATGATATAAATTTGCTATACCTTGTAACTTATTGATACTCAACCAATTATAGGGATTTGATGAGATGCTTGTATGAAGGGAATATATGAACGTGACGTTCTATAAATACAAGAGTTAAAGGAGAATCAAAAATGGTTAGAGTATCAAAGGTTGAAAAGGAAGCTATTTTACAGCACTTTCCAAAAGCGCATATCCGAAGAACCATGAAAAATAAACCCGGAAGACATCATTATTTCTGTGAGGAGTCCGATAAAATCATGGAGTTTTTAAAAGCGTACCGCAATGAGTATAAAGTGTGCGCCGAAGGGTAGGTGCTTATCAATATGAATATAGAACAACAACCACAAGAGTCGCTTATGGATTATCATAAGCGACTTATTTATGGCAAACTTGTTGATCGGACGCTTTCGGATGTTGATTATGTCGAACTATCGGAAAAAGTCTATGGTCAACCTTATTCTAGTGATGTTGCACGTCGTATGATGTATGGGAGTCGCAAAACACTGGAACTCATTGATAGTACACGCGCTGCTTCTATCAGTGATGAAGATATGGTATCAGAAATAGATACCAAAATACTGGAGCTTCGTAAGGAAAGGCAAAAGGTATATGACCAAAGAACAGCACTTAATCGTTCTATTAGAGAACGGTCAAGACAAGAAGAACTAAACGAAATTCTTACTGGTGCGATTTTGTCTGGTGGTATGAAAGGACTTGAATACAAATCACATGATATTATTCACTCCGGCAATGATTTGCTTGTAAGTATGAACGATGTTCATTATGGAGCAAATATTCGTAATGCATGGAATGTATACAATTCTGATATATGTGCAGAAATGATGAACACGTATCTTGACCGTATCATCGAGATAGGGAAAAGACATACAAGTGAAAATTGCATCGTATGGGCGAACGGCGATCTAATTTCCGGGAATATCCACTATTCTATTGCGGTTACAAATAAAGAAAATGTGATTCAACAGATTACTGGTGTATCTGAACTAATTTCTACGTTTTTGGCAGAACTAAGCAAACATTTTAACACAGTATCGTTCATTAGTGTAGCTGGCAATCACAGCAGAATTTCTCCTAATAAAGAAACTTCTCTCCATACCGAACGGTTAGATGATCTTGTTGAATGGTATATCAAGGCGAGACTGCAGAATTTCGATAACGTTTTTGTGATGGATGACAAGATTGATGAAACAATGTATACCATCGATATCCGAGGAAAGACATATCTCGGCATACATGGTGACTATGACGGATCTGCTGCTAAAGTGCAGTCATTACAAACATTGGCTGGCAAACCCGTATATGCGATTCTATCTGGACACCTTCATCATAATAGAGTTGAATCAATACAAGGAATCAAGACTGTTATGGCTGGAAGTTTTATGGGCGTAGATGATTTCTGTGTTCAAAAGAGAATTTATGGTACGCCAGAACAGATGGTATGTGTCTGTGATGACACAGGAATTGTGTGTCATTATGACATTGATTTAAAAACTACATAGCAGATAAAACCGGAGTTGTGTATCATTATGACATTGATTTAAAAACTACATAGCAGATAAAACCGGAGTTGTGTAATACCCCGGTTTTCTTTTTGGGAAGTTATCCCGTAGAGGTAGCGGTGCAGACTGTAAATCTGTTGCTTAACGGCTCGGGTGGTTCGACTCCATCACTTCCCATTCAATAATAGTAAAGGAGGTGCTTGCGCATGGGACGTAAGACGAAAATGAACTCTATCACTAGCCAAGAGCTTCTGGCGCAAGTGAATCCAGAAAACACACAGTTGCTTGAAGACTTCAAGGACTATCTTCGCTCGGTTCAAAGAAGCGAAACAACAATTGCAGGATATGAAAACGACATTCAAATTGCATTTGTATGGTGTTTGCAACATAACAACAACGCATTCTTTGTAAGTTGGACAAAAAGAAATGTTGTTGCTTATCAGAATTGGCTGCTCAATTCAAATGAAAATAGTCCAGCAAGAATCAGAAGACTAAAAGCTTCTCTCTCATCAATGAGTAACTTTATTGAAAATATTCTCGATGATGAATTTCCAAACTTTAGGAACATTATTAATAAAGTAGAAAGCCCTGCAAATAAACCTGTTAGAGAAAAAACGGTTTGGGAAGACTCAGAACTTGAATCGCTGCTAAATAAATTAGTTGAGCGTAAAGATTACGAGAAAGCCTGCTATCTTGCGCTTGCCATGTATAGCGGTAGACGCAAATCAGAACTATGCAGGTTTAAAATTTCTGATTTTAATAATGATAAATTAGTATGCGATGGTGCTCTTTACAAGAGCGATCCAATCAAAACCAAGGGTAAAAGCGGCGGGAAAATGATTAACTGCTACACTCTCGCCAAAAAATTCAAACCTTATCTCGACATGTGGCGAAATATACGATTGGACAAATATGGAGATAGTGAATGGTTATTCCCGGATGCTAAAAATCCAAAAGAACATATCCAAATTTCAACCATCAATAGTTGGTCAAACACATTCTCAAGATTATCAGGCAAGCCTGCATATATTCACAGTCTGCGTCATTATTTCACAACTAGCCTCGCAAAGGCAGGAATACCGGACGGAGTAATTCAGAGCATCGTTGCGTGGGAATCATCTGATATGGTGCAACTATATAAGGATATTGACGCTGATGAACAGATAGGAATGTACTTTAAAGATGGCGATATTGTTGCTCCAGAGCAGAAAGGTTTAGGAGATTTGTAGATAAAGAGTTAAAGGAGATTATGGATATGAATAGAAAGGAATTAGTCCGTCGCATTTCAAACGTAATGCGAGAAAATAATATTCGGAAGCCTGTCTCGTCTCAGAAACAGGTCTTCCATATATCTGATGACGATGGAAACACAAAGGATTTTGTTGTCAAGAAAACTGATAAAGGCGTCCTATTTACATATGACGATGTAGAGGCTGTCATGGATACGTGCCTTGCAGTTATAGGTGATAGTTTAAAGCGTGGTGAATCAATTTCTATCAGAGGATTTGGTACTCTCTCATTGAACTATAGGAAGCCAAGAAAAAACAAGCATCCGGTAACGCATGAAGAAGTTGAGGTATCTGGAAGATATGTGCCAAAATTTGAGTCTGGAAAGGATTTAAAGATGTGTGCAAAAATGTATGAATTATCTCTGGCTGAAAGGTTGTCACGTTATGAGTCATCAGTACCTGAAGAAACGGATGGTGATGAATAATGGCTTTAGAAATGAATACAGACAAAGTAATATGCCCTACATGCGGTACTGGTTACTCTAAGCGAAAGGGGTTCTTCCCGGTAAGCTATGGAGAATTATACAAAGGACTTGGATATATTCCGTATTGCAGGTCATGCATAGATAAAATATATAGCCAATATCTTGCTCAATGCAAGGATTCAAAAATGGCTGTACGGCAAACATGCCGAAAATTGGACTTATATTGGAACGAAAATATCTTTGACAGCGTTGCCAAAAAAAGTTCAATACGATCATTGATGACACAGTATATTGTTCGCACAAACAGCGTATCATGTGCTGGGAAAAGTTATGATGATACTTTGCTCGACGAGGGCATACTGTGGTCTTTTGATGCTACACAGGTTGTAGCAGAGCCACAAGATATAGAATCAGACGACACAAGCAAGCCAGATATAGATGAGCCGGTTGCTGTAGCACAAGAAGTAATTGATTTCTGGGGAGCAGGATATTCTCCAGAAATGTACGAGCAGCTCGAACAGCGTCGCAAATATTACAGTTCAAAATTTCCAGATGCCTTTTCTGATGTTGGAGGAAATGATATTGGTAGTGACGTATTAATGAGGCAACTATGTAATCTCGAAGTAAGTATATCAAAGGATGCTGCTGCCGGACGCTCTATTGACAAGAGTGTAAATTCACTGAATACATTGATTGGTAGTTTAAACCTCAAGCCAGCTCAGAAGAAATCTGATGAATTGGATGCTTCAATAGCAAACACACCACTTGGTGTATGGCTGTTCAGGTATGAAAATAAACGTCCATTACCTGAAATTGATAAATCTTTACAGGATGTCAACCGTATAAAAAAATATGTGTTCACATGGCTTGGACATATATGCAAAATGTGTGGTGTAAAGAACGGATATACAAAGATGTACGAGGAGGAAATCAATAGGCTCCGCGTAGAAAAGCCTGAATACGAAGATGAGGACGACGAGTCTTTACTGATAAATGCGTACTCAGAAGGTCAGGATGGTGATGAATAATGGATAGATATGAATCTGTCATGGAAGGCGCTGCTATATGGGGCGCCTTTTATCGTGCCAATCCGGATAAGTTTGCCGAAGATTATTTACATATTCAGTTAAGACTATTTCAGCGAATCTTACTTGCAATGATGTTTTGGAGTACCACGTTTGTGTTAATTGCTTGTCGTGGTCTTGGTAAGACATACATCAGTGCTATTTACTGCGTCGTAAGATGTATTTTATATCCTGGTACAAAAATTTGTATCGCATCCGGCACCAGAGGACAGGCTATCAACGTGCTTGAAAAGATACTTCTTGAACTAAAACCTCAGTCCGAAGAACTGAGAGCTGAAATAGATGATAAGCAATCGAAAATCAATGGAACAAATGCACAGATTGTATTTTTCAATACGAGTGTCATCAAGGTAGTTACTGCTTCTGATAACGCCAGAGGTAATCGGTGTAATGTATTACTTCTGGACGAGTATCGACTGATTTCCAAAGACACGATTGATACTGTTTTGAAAAAATTCCTTACATTAAGGCGTATGCCAAGATATGAAGAGTTGACTGATGACGAGAAAAAGATTGAATATGCAAAAGAAAAGAACTTGACTATGTACTTGTCTTCTGCTTATTTCAAAGACCACTGGTCATACACAAAGTGCATGGATACCTTCGATATCATGAAAGATGAAAACAGACATCAATTTGTATGTGGATTTCCGTACGAACTGTCTATTGAAGAAGGATTACTCGACCCTGAGACTGTTGCTGATGACATGTCAGAGAGTGATTTTAGCGAAATCAAATGGAGCATGGAAATGGATGCTCTGTGGTATGGTTCAGAGGACGGAGCATTCTTTGACTTCCCTACTATATCTAAAAACAGAACTATTAAATATCCGATGTTGCCAGACGAAATTGCTTCTAAGCTGAATAATTCTCAGAATATCCGAATTCAAGAGAAAAACAATGGTGAAATACGAGTTCTTTCTGCGGATATTGCATTAATGTCAAGCCGAAAGAACAATAATGATGCTACTGCTATCTTTATTAATCAGATGAAGCCTTCAAGAGCTGGTCGATATTCAAGCAATATTGTATATGCGGACGCTTGTGAAGGAATGAGAACTGACGAGCAGGCATTATATATTCGCAAGCTGTATGAAGATTACAACTGTGATTATATTGTACTGGATACAAACGGGCTTGGTCTTGGTGTATATGATGCTTTAGCAAGAGATATGGTCAACCCGGATACAGGCGAATTGTATCCTGCATTATCGTGTTGCAATAATGCTGAAATGGCTTCGAGATGCACTGTCATCGGTGCGAAGAAGGTCATTTGGTCAATTAAAGCAAGTGCTCAGTTCAACTCAGACTGCGCCTTTATGTTAAGAGAAGCATTCCGTAGTGGTCGAATGAGATTACTCTCAACAGAATATGATGCTGAAAAATATCTGTCTGAAATACGTGGATACAATTCAATTTCCGATTCAGACAAAATGTCACTTCAGCTTCCATATGTCCATACAACTCTTCTCGTAGATGAGCTGACAAAACTTTTATACGAAGAGTCTGGTGGGAAAATCAAAATTACAGAACGTGCTGGAATGCGTAAAGATAGATATTCCAGTCTTTCGTATAACTACTATGTTGCTATGCAAATAGAAAATAAAATGAGTAAGCGACAGAGCATCGGAGACGGAGCATCCGATATGTTCATAATCAAAGCTCCAAATTATCACAGAAAGGCGGTGAATGGATTGTATGGCAGAACAAAAACAAGTTGGAGATTCTAGTGTTAAAGATTTCTCCGGTATGATAGGTATTTCTAGTAAGTTTGCTGTTCTTAATAGATTGATAACCAGAGATCTGAACAATAACACTACCACCCCGACATTCTCTTTGTATTCCAAAGAAGACGTACAGGGGTATCTTGCTAACCCATATACATACGAAAAACAGATTCGTAATGCTGTTACATATATATATGGTGCTTCTTCTCATTTTAGAAGAATTATTCAATATTTTTCAAGCTTGTCCGATTTAGCATATGTAGTATCTCCATATAAGATTGACCCTAAATCTAGTAATGCTAAAACGATAAATCGGAATTATCGAAAGGTATTAAATGCTCTTTCAGCAATGAGTATTAAGACGCAGTTCCCAAAAATCCTAACCGTCTGTTTACGAGAGGATACATTCTATGGAACTATGTGGGTAACAAATGACAATATCACTATTCAGCAGTTGCCTAGTGACTATTGCGCTATATCCACAATCGAGGGCAATGTATTGAATGTATCATTCGACTTCTCGTATTTTGACTCTCATAGCGCATTACTTGAATTTTATCCACAGGAATTTAAAACAAAGTATGCTGTCTATCAGAAGCAGCGTACATCAAGATGGATTGAATTGGATTCGCCAACTTCATTCGCTATCAAGGTCAATAATGATATTTTGTCATACTCTCTTCCTCCGTTTATCGGTATATTAAGAGAGCTGTATGACCTAGAGGATTACAAACAATTGAAGTTGACAAAAACAGCATTGGAAAATTATGCGATGCTTGTAATGGCTCTGCCGATGGATAAAGACGGCAACTGGGGTATTGATTTGAATAAAGCAAAGGAATTCTGGCAGAATTTAGATTCTGTACTTCCTGAAGAAGTCGGATCTATTCTTACTCCAATGCCTATTACAAAGATTGGTTTTGAAAAATCAAACACCGGAGATACAAACACCATTGCAGATGCAGAGCAAAATATCTTCACATCGGCTGGAGTATCTTCGCTCTTGTTTAATAATGAAAAGGCGTCTGCAAATGCTCTTTCATTATCAATAAAAGCTGACCAAAGTCTCACATTTGGTATCGTGCGAAGTATTGAAGATGCTGTAAACAGATTTATACAGGCTCAGAGTTACGGAAAGAATTTCAAAGTTACTTTCTTGGATGTATCACCATATAACAGGAAAGAAATGGGAGATGCATATCTCAAAGCTGCTTCTTATGGGCTGCCTACTATTGCAATGTACGCTGCATCGCAAGGTCTCGGACAAGCAGAACTTGATGCTATGAGTTTCCTTGAAACTGATGTTATGGGTCTGCAAGATATGTTTAGACCGATTCAAAGTTCTACACAGATGAGTGGCAATGCTACAGATAGTGATGCTCCGACTGATGAGGGTGGCAGACCGCCGTCGGATGAAACAGATCTAACTGATAGTGGAGAACAATCTTCTGAGCAGAGTTCTGATTGGGGATAGGTGGTGATGATTCATGAAAAAGTTCATATATGCTTTCGGCGAATCGGATAAAGACACTCTCCTGTCTCTCGGATATATTCTACTGAATGCAGATAACATAAAGAAAATATATGTATTTAAAAACAAAGAGGAATTATGTTTCTCAATGAATGAAGGAACTTTTGTTCTTTCAGACACTTTGACTTTTTAGCCCGTATGATTATTCATACGGGTCTTTGTATTATGGAGGTTATAGATGAAAACAGAGATTTTAAATCTGACATATGCATCATCTTTAACCGATTTATGCGAGATTAACTCTTCTTTTGATTCCGGGATTCTTCGTATTGCATATACGGGAGATAACCGCAATGGCAGTTCTATTTCCAAAGATGTATTTGAAAGATGCATCAAGACGATTTATAACTGTCCAGTTGTATGTAATTACGACAGAGAGACTGATACTCTCGGCGGTCATGACATGGAACTTGTCCGTAAGGATGACGGCAGTTTGATTCTTGTGAATCTAACTCAGCCTATTGGCGTAGTTCCACAGACAGCAAAAGTATACTGGGAAACTGTCGAGGAAGATGACGGTACTGTAAACGAGTATCTGTGCGCTGAGGTTCTGATCTGGAAGCGCCAGGAGGCTTACAGAAAAATCAAAAAAGATGGAATTACAGCTCAAAGCATGGAAATTACCGTCAAGGATGGTGAAACCATCAATGGGATTTACTGTATTAAGGATTTCGAGTTTACAGCATTTGCATTGATCGGTGTTGAACCGTGCTATGAATCTGCATCTCTTGCATTTTCAAAACAGGATTTCAAACAGGAATTTTCTAAGATGATGCTTGAGCTAAAGGATAGTTTAAAAGATGTCACTGTCTCTAATGAGACTGGCAATATACACTCACACAAATACTCAATGGAAGGAGGAAGTAAAGGATTGGATAAACAGAATTTAATTGAAAAGTATGGCATTGATGTTAATACTCTTGATTTCTCCATTGATGATTTTACTGTTGAGGAGCTTGAAGAAAAATTCAAAGCAATCGCAGAGGCTGACAAGAAGTCTGACCCAGAGGTTGATACAGATAAAAATAAATTCGCCCTTACAAGTAACGTCGTTGATGAAATCATGCGAGCACTCGATGCAGAGCAAATCCAGTGTGAATGGGGCGAATGTAGTCGCTATTTCTTTGTAGATTGCGACTTTGACGCTATGGAAGTTTACTGCTGGGACAGAACCGATTGGCTGCTCTATGGATTTTCTTACAAGATGAACGGAGACAGTATTGAAATCGATTTTGAGAACAAAAAGCGTAAGAAATATGTAATCGCTGACTTTGATGAGGGCGAGCAGGTTTCTCCTATCGCACAGGTATTTGAGCGGATGGAACAGGTAATTACTGACAAATCTGCTGCTTCTGCTGAATTTGAAGCAAAATACCAGAACGCATCTGAGACGATTACTTCTATGGAGGCAGAGCTTGAGGAACTTCGTAAATTTAAAGCTGATACAGAAACAGCTGATATGGAGAAAGCTCGTAAATCCGAAATTGCGGAAGTATTCGCTAAGTTTGAAGACCTTGCAGGCGTAGAAGCATTTGAAAATCTGAAAACAGATTGCGATGCTGACTGCATGAAATTTGAAATGGATGCTCTTGAGGAGAAATGTTATGCAATTCGTGGTAGACGCGGAGTACAGGCTAAAATGAATTTCAGTCAGAAAGCTCCAAAACTGCCTATCGAAACACCAGAGAATAACAAGGCAGACCAGCCTTATGGTGGTCTTTTTGAGGAGTATGGCTTCTCTGCTAAAGAATAAGGAGGTAAAAAATTTATGGCTAAATATGGTGTTGTTAGAACAGACAATATGACTGGTACTGATGTTCGTAGTGAACTCGTATCTGTTAAATATATGGGTGAAAATAAGAAAACTGCTACCGAAATTGAAAACGGAAGCGTTCTGAAGGCTTCTGAACTCGCAGATGGCGAGCGTGAAGTGTTTATTGGAGAGCAGGTATCAAAAGATACACCAATTCGTGAGGTTGTATTAATTGCTGCTCCGGAAGTACCGTATGATGAAAGACTTCGCAATCTGGATGAATTCATCAACGTAGCTGGAAAAGCTTGCAGAGGATATAGACTCCATTCAGGGAATATTTTCTCACTTACAAAAGAAGCTCTCACAGGTCTCGCATCTCCTGCAAAAGGAAATGTAGTAGAACTTGCTGACAAAGCTACAAAACTTAACGTAGTAGCTGCTGCTACTGCAAGTACAACAACTGTTGGAAAAATTATCGACGTTGAGATTGCTGGTAGATATACATACTATGTTATCAAAGTTGACTAAAAATAAATAGTCATGCTAATTGAATAATTTACAAGGAGGATTTTATAATGGCTGAAATTAAAGATATTGTAAAACTTGCTGTTGATGGTTATAAAGGCAAGGTTGAAAAATATTCCGTAGGTCAGTCTCAGGAGCTGCTTAGACAGGCTCTTATTGAGGCAAACGGCGGAAGCACCGTTCTGGACTACAAGAAGATCAGAGACGGTAAATGTGCGGGACTGTTCTCTCTTCTGGAGGAAACACTTAGCAAAACTGTTGTTGAGGGGCTTCAGGGCGATGAATATTTCAATGCTTTGGTTGATTTCCGTAATGTTCCTGAAGGTGATAAGAACATCTTCCTCGTTGAGGATAGAAATCTGTTCGTAGTTTCTGAGGCAGCTGATGGTACTCAGGGTATCAGACGTCAGAGACTTGGCGGTGTATCTGAGACATCTATTCCGACTTCTCTCAAGACAGTCAGAATTTACGAGGAACTGAATCGTGTGCTTGCAGGTCGTGTTGACTTCAATGACTTTATCAACAAAGTATCTGAATCTTTCCGTCAGAAACTTCTGAATGACATCTATACTCTGTGGAGTGGAGCTACTGCTGACCAGTTCGGTGGTACTACATACTTCCCGGTCGCAGGTGCATATGACGAGGACGAGCTGTTAGACCTGATCTCTCACGTAGAGGCAGCTGCTAATGGACAGCAGGCTACAATCATCGGAACAAAGAAAGCACTGCGTAAACTGAAAGCTTCCATCCAGAATGATGGTGCTAAAGACGATCTCTACAATATGGGATATTATGGTAAGTTCTATGGAACTCCTGTAGTAGCTGCTCCGCAGCGCCATAAAGTAGGTTCTACTGAGTTCGTATTCGATGACGATGTTATCACTATCATCGCTGGTGATGATAAGCCGATTAAAGTCGTATACGAAGGAAGTCCGATTGTTCTCATGGGTGACCCGATGAACAACGCAGACTTCACTCAGGAATACCTGTACGGTGAGAAATACGGAATGGGTATTGTTCTGGCTGGTGGTAACGCTGGTGTTGGTCGTTACGAAATGAATGCGTAATCGCAATAAAAATACAACGGGAGCCATTGCAGCTCCCGTTAATGAATGGAAGGAGTAATTATGCAAGATAAAACTGAAACTCAGGTTGTGGAACAGAATTCAGTTACAGAATCCGTAGCTGTCGAAACTCCAAAGAGAAAGACTCGGACTAGAAAGGCTACTGAAAAAACTGTGAAGCCTATTGTTACAAAAAATATTGACCCTGAACAGTATGTAACTGTTCGCAACGGTTTTCAGGGGCGATTGGTATATATTAGCAAGCATACAGGAGAAAGATTTGTATGGGATCAGTTCGGAGCTGAGCAGGAAATGGAACTCAGAGAGCTGAAGAATGCAAAGAACTCATATAAGAAATTCTTTGAAAACAACTGGTTCATGTTCGATGAGGACTGGATCGTAGATTATCTCGGCGTACAGAGATTCTATCGAAACGCAGTACGCATTGAAGATTTCGACGAGATTTTCCAGAAAGATGCTGAGACCATCTCTCAGATTATTGGAGGAATGTCCGATGGTCAGAAGAAATCCGTAGCATATCGTGCAAGAGTTCTGATTGCTGATGGAGCGATTGATTCTAACAAAGCAATTTCCGCATTAGAGGAATCTCTTGGGGTAGAGCTGATTGAAAGATAGGAGGGTCTTGTATGAGCGTTTCTTACGACGTATTCATCGGCTCTTTTCTCGAAAAAGTAACTGAACGCGATCTCCTCTCTTTGGAACAATCAAATAGAGATAGTATCGTTATTGGTTACATGAAGCGAGCAATCAGCGGATTTAGGAAAATTTGTCAATATGACTTTTCAACTACTGGTGATGATGAGACAAGAATGTTTAACGTGGATATTTCGGATGATGATTTAACTGAAATCGCAGACATTGTTTCAGAAGGAATGATTGTACAGTGGTTAAAGCCATATGTGTACAAGCAGGAGTTATTGGAAAATGCTATTAATACGCAAGATTTCACAACCTACTCTCCTGCCGAACTGCTTTTGCGTGTAGGGAACGCATATGCAGATGCGAAAAAGGATTATACTCAGATGATTCGAGAGTATTCCTTTAATACTGGGGATCTGACGGACTTACACATATGAGTGGCGTAACTACGATTACCGGGCAAACAGTTCGGAATGATCTCGTAAAAAATTATTTCCACGATCTCGTAAATCGATTTTTTAAGATTCTCCCTATGCGAGAAAATGGAGAAGAATCATTACAGACATATATGCGCAGCTTACGTGTCGAGCTTATAGGTGGCAAGGGGTTAATTCCTGAGCTGAAAGTAAACTCATCCTATCTCACACTTATGGCGATTCTGGAATACATGATTGACGCACCTGATTGTACGGTGAGCGATGTAAGACGTGAAGTTTTTCATGCTATCTCTGTATGTAATAAGCTCGAAGAGTATTTTACTATCACGGAGGTGTAAACATGGGAATATGGGATATATATGAAAATCGCGTATGCGCTCAAGGAAAAACTAAGCGAGAGGCAGCGTTGTTTCGTACATCACGTAGATTAAGAGAGAAACTCCCAGACTCTTTATCATATCACAATGTGATTATTGATAATGAGGAGCGCTGTGTTGTGATAGATGATTCTGATAACTTAAACGAAAAAATCATGCTATCTCTCCCGGGAGAGGATTTCACATGTGGTGGTCTTGTAGAATGGGCTGATAATCATTGGCTTATTACTGAAAAAGATGCCAATACTGAACTGCGTGCGAGAGTTAAATTATTGCAATGCAATTTCTTACTCAAATGGATTGACGCAAATCATATTTTACACGAACAATGGTGTGTCATTGAGGATGGCACAAAGTACCTTACCGGAGAATATGAAGATAGAGATTTCTTCGTAACCAGAGGTGATTCACGTATTGCAATGACTATTGCTCGCAATAACGATACTGTGAACTTTGCACGTAACTGTCGTTTCCTTATAGACGACCCTGAGTCATCTGAAATGAATGCTTATCTTCTCACAAAGCCTCTAAAAGTTGGTAAAACCTATAATGGTCACGGTGTTTATTCTTTTGTATTACAAGAGGTTGTTTCAACAGATAATGATAACTTTGAATTAGGAATTGCAAACTATTATCTGCATTTTCCAAAAGACAAGACTTTAGAGACAGACAATGTTGACGGGAAAAACGACGGTTCCGAATCTGATACTGGAAAGAAGGTGTGGCTGTAATGCAGTTGGAGGAATTTTATGACTACAAGAATCAGCTGATGGGCGATATTCTAACAAACAAGAATATCATATCTCTTCTTGACTCAGATATTTCATTCGATGATGCTTCGAAATTAGCATATACACAAGTATTCCCGTGTGAATATATCCCAGATACAGTTGAGCATGGCAATACATTCATTTGCTTTGATGTAGATATACAAGAGGCGAGTGCAAATAAGACATTTTTGTACCCAGTGCTGTACATATGGGTATTTACACATAGAAGTAAACTTCGTCTTCCTAACGGAGGTGGTGTTAGGACTGATAAACTCTGTGTGGAAATTGCAAAGACGATTAACGGTAGCCGAAATTATGGTCTCGGAGAACTTGAGCTTTATGCTGTTAAAAGATTTGCTCCGATGACTGACTTCAACGGAAAACTTATGACATTCCATGCCAAAGATTTTAATATGCAATACAATCCTAAGAAGCCAGTTCCCGTAAATCGTAAAACTGGTTAGTGTCAGTACAACATCTTCTTTATTGTAATTCTTATACAGTCAATGATTCAATTCATATTTCGATACCAACAGTCGGACAAGTATTAGATAATGAGGATTCTTATTATAATCTTGTTTCGGCTATCACTGCTATGCCTATCGATTTTATGGTACAACTTGATGATTTAGGTATCGATTTTACAACAATCAATGCATGGCAATTATTCGTGCTACTTTTTGAAAATATCAAACAGATGGACGAGCATGTACTATCCCTTGTGTTTGGAGACATGAATCTTTCCAATTTTGAAATCGGAATAAGTCCGCAAAATGGTAAATTCATCATTCGTGATGAAAAGCACGATATAACGATTGATAGAGCCATCCATAGTCAGATGGCTTCTGTATTAAGAAAGTTACACCACCTCGAAAAGAATTACAGAAGACCTGCAAATGACGAAGCTAAAGAATATATGTTGAGACGCGCTCGTGAAAAACTCAAACGTCGAAAAGACAGAAAAGAGGATTCACAGCTGGAGTCTCTTATAATCGCAATGGTTAATACCGAACAGTTTAAATATGATTTTGAGGGGACAAGAGAACTTTCTATTTATCAATTCAATGAAAGTGTTCGGCAGATTATTAAGAAAACCGATTATGACAATCGAATGTACGGCATTTATGCCGGAACAATAAATCCGAAGGAATTGAGCCAAAAAGATTTGAACTGGCTCGTTCACTAAATATATCAATAGGAGGAATATTATGAATATCAAAGACATTACTATTACAAGTCTGGAAACAATTACAGCTTTTAATGTCGTTACTGGTAATTATAGATTCACACTCGACGAGTTGCAGAATGCAACAATCGCAAATACACAGGAATCTACTGAAATCACTGGTAAAGGCGGACGTAAGCTTTCCAATCTGAAACGTAACAAAGCAGTAACAATTAGTGGTACAAATGGTCTTGTATCTGGCGGTCTGCTTGAGGTTCAGACAGGTGGAAAATTTGAGACAAAAGACACAGAAGTTATGTGGACAGATTATCGGACTGTAGCAGGCGCAAAGGCTTCTACTCTTTACAAAGCTGTAGGCACTACAGGTGCAGAAATCGAAGCATTATATGTTCGTAATGCCGACGGTACTCTTGGAGAAGAGTTGACACAGGTGGCATCTACACCTACAGCTAAAAAATTCTCATATGACCCTGCAAAGAAAGCACTTACTTTCAGTTCTGACGTAACAGATGGAACTGAGGTTGTTGTTTACTATAAGAGACGTATCAAAGCTGACGTGCTCGATAATGAGAGTGATGTATACTCTGAAAAATGTACATTGTACGTTGATGCAATGGGCGAGGATAAATGTGGAAACATCTATAGAATTCAGTTCTTCATTCCAAAGGCTGATTTCTCTGGTGAATTTTCACTTGAGATGGGCGAAAACCAGACTGCTCATGCTTTTGAAGCTGAGTCTCTGGCAGGAGCTTGCGGAGCAGGTGGCTCTCTGTGGACATATACCGTGTTTGGTGCTAATACAGCTGATGCTGAGTGAAGAGCACAGGCATTGTTCACGAATGACAGTAAAACTATTGTAGACGAAGCTACAAAGAGTCTCGTGACAGAACAAGGAAGGTGGGAATAATGCCTACAACTACAAGGATTTGCAAGGTGTGCGGTAAGGAATATGAATACTGCCACACACTTCGACGCGTTGAAGGTATCTTCCGCTATCAAGATGTTGCGTGTTGCCCTGAACATGGCAGTATCTACCTCGCAGAGGTAGAAGCAGCTCGTTCAGGTGATGCAAATCAAGTAGATCTTCATGATAAAGACATAGAATCGTCTTTGGATTATAGTGACCTCGACGAATGTGACGGGGAAGATACTTGGTTTGAGGACGATTTTGATGAGGAAGATACTGAGTAACAATTATATACAACATGGCTACATCTTTTTTGTAAGGTGTAGCCTTATTTTCATGAGGTGATTATTATCGCAAGAACAAAATTCAATGTCGATAAAGACACTTCAAAGCGTACTTATGATGGTATCGTATTCGATTCCATACTTGAAATGAAATATTATCGTGATGTACTTTGCCCCCTAGTGGAGAGTGGCGATGTGGTAAGATTTGAGCTTCAGAAACCATATGAGTTACAACCAAAGTTCAAACATGACGACAAAAACGTTCATCCGATTACCTACGTTGCAGATTTTTTCATTGTGTATAAGGACGGAACTGAAGTAGTTATTGACACAAAGGGATGTCCGGATTCAGTTGCTAATATTAAAAGAAAATTATTTTGGTATAAATATCCGAACGTAGATTATAGATGGATTACCTATTCAGGAATTGATGGAGGATGGTGCTCTTACGAATACGTTAAGAAACAACGTGCCATCCGTAGAAAGATGAAACGCGAATCCGAAAAAGAGAAAATGGAGGAAGAAAATAATGGAAAAAGTAAATAGAATTGATGCATCTACACTAGTTGAAGCTGTAAATAAAATTACAGAACAGACTACAGAGTTTGAATGGAACGGTATAAGTATTGTGGTAAATAGAACTCTTCCAATGGAAACTATGCTTGAGTTCGTTGATTATGTCGTAAAGACATGCTTTAGTGACGATGGAGAGTATCTACCAGAAGTGAAAGACTTCGCAATCAAAAGCTGTTTACTGGAAATGTATGCTAATTTCGATTTACCTACAGATTTACCTACAAGGTATGCAGTTATTTATAATTCTGATATTGTGGATGCCGTATTGAATCGCATCGAAGGAAGACAGTTTGGCGAGATCATCAATGCTATTGAACAGAAAATAGCAAATTTAGCTCAGGCAAATGTACAAATGGTTTATGCACAAATGAATCGTATCAATGATGAATTCGAGAATTTACAGAACAATATTGCCGCGCTGTTCACTGGTGTGGAGCAGGACGATATAAAGAAGTTAGTCAATGCTATCTCGAATGGAAATATTGATGAGGGTAAGATTGTGCAGGCTTTTGCATCTCAAAATAAAAAGGCAAACATTGTAAAGATGCCTAATGGAGAAAAATAATCATGTCTTCTATAAATATGGGTTCCATACTTGCAAAAGCTCAGGCTCATATGGGAAGTAGTGTTGGACAGGCAAAGGTAAATACCACTGTTGAAAAAGTTATGCTTGGACGCATCACTTTAAAATCTGGTGGGAAAACACATACTCCAGAAGAAGCGGCTGAAAAATTTATTGAAGTTCTTAGAAATTCAATCGGCAGTTCGGGGGTTAGCTCCGATGCAGCTGTTGCTATTTCAGAACTCAGTCACTCTTCTGCTGTTCGAGTTGGCGCAAATGTATACACAATCGAAGTATTCTTTACTGGAGATTTAAGTAGACCATCACTTGTACCCGGAAAGTATGGAGGTATCAATAATTTGGCTGCATTGTTAAATAACGGTGTGGATCATGAGATGAACCGTGTTCATGGTATATGGCACGGTCAGGAAACTTGGAGTAGAACTGTCATACCCGGCGCTCATTTCGTAGATGATGCCGTAAGCAGTTTTATGGGTAATTATGCATCTGAATACAATGTTATCGATATTTCTATCGGAGATGCTTTTTCTTAAAACACATAGTAAACATTTAGTGAAAGGATTGGTGTATAAACCAGTCCTTTTCTTTATATTAAAAAGGCGGTGAGATAAATAAATGGCTGACATTTTACTGACAGTCGGCGTGGATACTTCGTTGAGCTATGCTGAATTTCAAGCTGGAATCACCAGCCTTGTTGCTCAAGTCAATGCTAATCCACCGAAAATAAAACTTAAATTTGATGATTCATCCTTGTCTTCTATGAGAAAGCAAATTGAATCAATGACAAAAGCTGCTGCAAGCGCAGGTAGTTTAACCAAATTAAATGGATACACACAAACAAATTCAGGTATATGGTTAAAGGATACGGCAGCCATAAAAGCTAATACTCAGGCTAAAACAAGTAATGCCAACGCCAGTAGACAAGCCGCCGACGCTGCTAAAGCACAAGCAACTGCAATAAGTGGGTCTTTAAAAGAAATTCAGGCAACTAATGCGAATATCACGTCCGCATATAAGAACTTGCAAAAAACACTTGGTGGATCGACAGCTACTGGACAAAACGCATCTGACTTAAATGCAATGAAGTCAAAATATATCGAACTTCAAGAAGCTGTGACCCGTCTAAAATCATTGAAGTCATCAGCTACGCAAGAAGATATAAACAATGTCTATAAATTGCAGGCTGATATGCAAAATTTAATCAGCAAAACTCAGCAACGAGTTGCAGTAGAAAAGCAAGCCGCTGATGCTGCTAAAAAAATGGCAGAGGCAGAAAAGCAAGCCGCTGCAAACGAAGCCGCATTTGCTGCTGGAACTGAAAAACACACTCAGGCACTGACGAAAGTGAATACGCTACTTGGACAGGTAACTGCAAATACACAGAAATGGACTGCTGCAAGAAATGGCAATACAAGTGCAAGCTACGCATCACTTAAAGATCAGATTACTGCATTAGAATCATTAAAAACAGGATTAATGAATGGCTCCGTTTCTGCAGAACAATTCAAAGAACGGTTTGCTTCTATTAAAGCCGCTGTGACTGATTCCTCGACCGCAATTAGAGCAGCCGGAGAAAATACGCAATCATTTGGTGATAGAATATCCGGTCTTGCTGCAAAATTTTCTTCATGGCTTACTGTATCGCAAGCAATTATGTACGCTGTTAGAACTGCCAAGCAAATGGTATCTGCAGCCGTTGAAGTTGAAAGCGCTATGAATCAGATCCAGATTGTTACTGGAGCGTCTGATTCACAGATGGAATCATTCCTTACACGTTCTATCGCCCTAGCAAAAGAGCTTGGTCAAAGTGTTACGGATGTAGCATCTTCGATTGAAACGTTTGCCAGACTTGGATATGGAATGAATGAATCTGCTGGCTTAGCTAAATACGCGAATATCATGGCTAATGTAGGTAATACAGATGTAGATACAGCTACAACTGGTATTACTTCTATTATCAAGGGATATGAAATGGACGCAAGTGATGCAGAACATGTATCAGATGTACTTATAAAAGTAGGTCAGGAATACGCTATTTCAGCTGAGGAGCTTATGGCTGCATTCCAGCGAGGTGGTGCTGCTCTCCATGCATCTGGAACCGATTTTGAGAAAAGTGCTGCTCTGTTCGCTGCTACCAATGCATCCCTGCAGAACGCTGAAACCACAGGTACAATGTGGAAGACAGTTAGTGCTCGTATTCGTGGAGCTACAACAGAACTCGAAGAGATGGGCGAAGAGACAGACGGATTAGCTCAAGGTTTGTCTAAATATAGAGAAGAAATCATTGCTTTATCCGGTGTTGACATCATGAAAGATGAAAACACATATAAAGACATGTATGACATTTTTGTACAGTTAGCTGAGGTTTGGGATAACATGGAAGATGTATCTCAGTCCCGTGTTGCAGAAATTCTTGGTGGTACACGTAATACTTCTGGTATCATGTCTACTATCACAAATATCAAGGATGCAATAGGTGCTTACTCAAGTGCTATGGATTCAGCCGGAGCTGCAACAGAAGCGAATAATCTGTACATGGATACAACGAAAGCAAAAGTCGGAGAATTGAAAGCAGCTTTTCAGGAGCTGTCATCTGACTTTATCAGTTCCAATGTAACAAAAGGTGCTGTTGATGCTCTCAAAGGTATCGTAGAGGCTATTGATGCAGTGGTTAATTCAGTAGGTTCTCTTGGAACAATTCTTGCTGGATTAGGTATTGTCAAAATAGTAAAGAACGTGGCTTGACCCAAAATCATGGGTTACTTTTATAGTAGAGGTCGGCATGGTTAAGGACGTATCATTATGGAGATATGAGCCAAGACTATGGGTGAGCGTTTGAAAATAAATCACACAAAGGGGTAATTGCTGGGAAACTGGTTAAACCAATCATACTACAACGTAATCGGAAATGATATGCGTGAATGTTGCGAAAGGCAGAAACAAATGATTGGATGGCATATGGTGATAGTAAGCCTAAGTGCCTTGCAGATATTATCTGCGGATAGGATAACATCAGCCGGACGAAGACTCACAGCTTCATCCTCAGAGACTACCCACCCTTTGAGCCACTACTGCCTAGTGTAGTGACTTTTAATGTATAGTCCTCGTGTAGTGAGAACTTATCTCTCACTTTAATTGTGGTACGCCTTATATCGGCGTTGATAAGAAGATAATTATGGTTGCCAAGTATAACCGCATTTTGCGCATCGGTTTACTGTTTTATGGCTTCCAATAAATCCAGTTAATAAACTGAATCCTTTTTGCCCTGTTGTAATTTGAGTTGATTTACACCTTGGACACATGACAGGTGCATTTTTATTGAAGTTGATATCGATAAAATCCATCATCTTTTGATTGATAGATTGACTTGCTTCATCGATAATCACTTCTGCTTCTCCTCTGTTTTTAGTGATAAAATCTAATAGCATTTCTGCTCTATCCTTTGTAATTCCTGACGCTATAATTGAATAATCACTATTTTCAGATGAATGCGTATTTGTGACATATATTTGAGCTAATAAAGTTCTTGCTTTGCCAAGTACCCACTTATCCTCAATTCGTTTCACGCAATATAAATCTGGTATTTTATCAACATCTTGTAGTGGATATCCACAATGTATACAACATGATGACTTGTCAGATATTTGAGCACCGCATTCCGGACATTTAATAAGTGCCATGTTACTACTCTCCTTCTTTTTTATTTATCATACCACATGATATTACCTTTGAAAAGAGTCTGCTATAAAAGGTATTGAAGGAGCAAAGACGCTTACAAGTATTATCGAAGCGTTGTCAGTAGCATTTCCGAAACTTACTGTAGCAATTAGTGCAATGCAAGCAGCGTCAGCAGCTGGATCTGGAGTATTCGCTGCTCTTGGAGCTGGAGCAACAGCTCTATTTGGCGCATTAGCTCCGCTTGTTGGCATTATCGCAGCTGTCGGTGCGGCTTTCTTAGTATGGAAAGCCTATGATAACTATATGCAGAAACAGGTTCAAGCTGCTCAGGAAGCTGGTAATGCATGGAAAGAAACAAATAATTCACTGAGTGATTATAAAGACAGAGTTGTTGAGTTGAGAGCACAGCTTGCATCAGGAACTCTTTCGGAACAAGAGGCATATCAAGCAAAATCAGAACTTTTGTCGATTCAGCAATCTCTGACTGATTCATATGGAAGTCAGGCTGATGGGATAGATCTTGTAAACGGGTCACTTCGTGAACAAATCGGATTGATGGAGCAGTTGAGTCAGTCTGATGCAAATAAATATCTGAATGAAAATCAGAAAGGTATTGATAAAGCTACCAAGGAAATGGAAAAGAAAAGAACCTATTACCTTGGTCAGTATTATGATACTGGAGACGAAGCCTCGGAAGCTCTAAAAAAGGCAATCAAAGCTTCTCAGGAAAAATACGGTGATTTAATTACATCACGAGAAGGTGCTAGTGGTGAAATGCTCCTCTATTTTGATGGAGATGCATCTCAAGCAGAAGCGGCTTTAAACGACTTTATGACAGATGTCCGCAACGCATCTGAAGAGCTCGATGGCAACTATATGTTGGACGATATTTTCAGTTATTCAGAAAGTAGTCTCAAGGACGCAAATAAGATACTTGACAAATATCAAGAAGTCTATGAGCAAGCTAAGGCTGCAGAAATTGCCGGAGATAAAAACCAGTATAAAGGCACTAATGGCGTATCACAGACTGCTGCAAAATGGCTAAATGATTATTCAAAAGCTGTCGAAAATTACAATGATGCTCTAGCAAGTGGTGACACATCAAAAATTGCTGAGGCGAAAGCTGAGTTCGATGCCGTTGACGAATCTGTTCAGTCATTGCTTCAGTCAGATATGAGCGGTTATGCTGATTCATTTAATGAAATCAGCGACCAGCTTGATACTGCTGCTGTAAGCGCGCAAAACTTCAAAGATGCGATTAATGGTGTAGATACATCAAATGCATCAAAGAAAGTAAAAGAGGCTGCTGATGCATTAAAAGACTTGAAGTTAGATGATAAAGACTTTGTTTATGCATTCCAGACAGATGGTGTGCAAGAAGGCGAAGAACAGATCAATGCTTTAGTTCAAGCTGCTCTTGATGCAGGTGTTATCAGTGATACATCTTCAGCAAGTATTCAAAAACTGGCTAATATGCTTGTCGAGCTTGGTATTATTTCCGGAGAGCCGGTGGAAGGTCTTGAAAGTACAACGAATGCCGTTGAAAACTTAAAGTCCGCACTATCCGATTTGCAGGATACGCAGGAGAAAGTACAGACAGCCTTATCAAATTCAAAATCAGCTACTGGATTAACAGCAGATGATATAGACAATCTTACTACTGCATACAAAGACTTAGATGGCTACAACCCATATAAGTTATTTGAAGAAACAGCTAATGGTGTTCATTTGAATGCCGATGAACTGGAGAAATTAAATAACCAGTTAAATGCAAATAAAATACAAGAGTTCTCTGATCAGATTTCAAAATTAAGAGATCAGATATATGAGAAACGTGCCAAAGGCGAAGACACTTCTGAGTTGGAGTCACAGCTTGCAAGCGCGAAATTGCTCAAGAGTGAATTAGAAGGAGCTACCTCTGCCTATAACAAGCTTATTAGTGCGATGAATGGAAGCAAAGAAAGAGACTCCTACGAAAGCCTCGGCAATGCATACGAAAGTATGAAAAATACTCTCGACCAAGGATGGTACGGAGATGAGTCTCTGAATGCCTATCTCGACCTTCTGCTGTCTGCTCAGCAACGAACCGGAGACGCAGCAGCGGACTTCGAGAAGCTTGGAAAAACGATAGAAGGTACAAGCCACAGCATACTCGATTATTGGAAATATGACGATGATAACAATCTGGTTACCGATGGTCTTTACGACTTTCTTGATGATGTCAACAGGAAAATGGGAGACTCGTTTGCCAAGATGAATGAGGATGGTACATACCAGTTCGATTTCAATGGAGATAAGCTCAAACAGGTAGCTGATGCATTTGGAATGTCAACCGAAGCAGTTGAGTTGTTTGAGCGTGCCATGATTGATGCTGGCATGGCTGTTGATATGACAGACCTTGATTTTTCCGGAGAGGTAGAAAAAGCTGTAGAGGCGCTAAAGGATTTACAAGAAGCTGGTAAGATATCAGATTCAATCAATTTAGATTTTGATGTTGATACCGCTCCTATTGAAGATCTGCAGTCTTATATTGATCAGTTAAAAAATGAACGAGTCAATATTGATGCAGAAACAAATCCGGAGGCTGCCGCAGCATTAGACGAACTTATTGCTAAATGCGAACAGACATACTATGCCAAAATCAATGCCGAAACAGATGGAAGTTTGGATACCGCTATCGCTATTGTAGAACAATTAAGAGCTCTCACTTCTGCTCCGCTTAGCGTTGAGGCAAGAGCTGCAAATACAGACCAGATAGCTAATCTTGCAACACAGTTAGCCAGTCTTCCAGAGTCCGTACAGATTGCAGTTGGCATTAAGGCTGAAAACATAGGTGACGTAAATGCCATTGTTAATCAGCTTAACACACAACCATCAAGTATACAGGTTCCTGTTAATTATCAAAAAGGAACTGAACCTGAGAAAGTTGATGACGCAACAGGTACTGCAAATTTTAACTTAGGTACATCTCCTACTACGGTTCCAGATGCGACAGGTAAGGCAAATTACACGCTCGGAAGTTATCCTACGTTCCTGCCAACATTAAGGCAAACAATTATTGCAAATAAAGTAGGATTCGCAGATGGTACTGCACACGCAGATGGTACTGTGATGTCTATGTGGAATCATTACAGAGATTCTATTGGAGCATATGCAGCTGGTAATAACTGGTCTCTGATGAAAGATGAAAGTGCTCTTGTTAATGAGCTTGGCACTGAGTCAATTGTTAGAAATGGTAGATGGTTTCCTATTCCTGGCGGCGCACAGATAGCACAGCTTAAAAAGGGAGACATCATCTTTTCAGCCGAACAGACAAAAGAACTCATTAAAAGTGGACGTATTACGTCTGGAGGAGGTCACGGCAGAGTTGCCTTGGCTGATGGTACAGCATTTAATACCTTGAATTTATCTGCTTATGAAAGTGGGTCAGGAGGTGGTCGCAGACCTAGCTCTGGAAGCAGCTCATCTATTCATAAGACATCTAGTTCAAGCAAGAAAAAATCAAGTGGCTCTAGTAAGACAAGCGGCTCTCGTAAGACAAGCGGTACGAAGTCATCCTCTAAAAGCTCAAGCTCAAATAATGACGCTGAAAAAGAGTTTGAGGAAGAATTTGACTTAATTGCCATTGCTGTAGACAGAGCTTCTGAAGCTATCGATCGCTTAAAAGTTATTGCAGATAGTGCATTCAAGACACTTACGACGCGTAATAGTGCTCTAGTATCGGAGATATCTGCCGTAGCAAATAAAATCAATGTAGAAAATCGTGCATACGAAAGCTATATGGCAAAAGCCAATTCTCTCGGTCTTGATGAAACATGGGCTAGAAAGATACATGAAGGTTCATTTGAGATATCCACTGTAACAGATGAAGACTTAGCTGATAAGATTAAAGATTATCAGGACTTCTATGAAAAAGCAATCGAAGCAAAAGATGCAGTGGCTGATTTGCATAAAGAAATTGCAAATTTATATAAGGATAGATTTGATAATCTCTCGAATGATTTTGAAAATCAGCTCAGTCTTTTAGAGCATCTTACAAACACGTATGACAATGGCATTGACGACCTTGAAGAGCGTGGATATCTTGCAAGTACTAAATTCTACGAAGCAATGCAAAATGTTGAAAAACAGAACATTGATATTCAAAAGAAAGAACTTGATTCGCTTGTAAAATCCATGTCAGAAGCCGTTAACTCTGGAGAAATTAAAGAAGGTAGTGAAGCTTGGTATGATATGCAGAATGATATCAATTCTGTTAAAGAAGCAATACAAGAATCTGAGACAGCTTTAGTAAAATTCCAGAATTCAATACGTGAGACGAAATGGGATCGCTTCGATTATCTGCAAGAACAAATAAGCAATATTACTGACGAAGCAAACTTCATGATTGACTTAATGGAGAACTCAAATCTATATACTGATAACGGTAAATTTACCGATACAGGTATGGCAACACTTGGTCTCCGTGGTCAGAACTATAATGTATATATGGCTCAGGCTGATAAATATGCGGAAGAGTTAAAGAAGTTGAACGCAGAGATTGCTAATGACCCTAATAATACAAAATTATTAGAACATCGACAAGACCTATTAGAGGCGCAACGTGATGCAATTCTCGCAGCTGAGGATGAAAAACAAGCAATTAAAGACCTCGTAGCTGATGGTATCGAAAAAGAACTTGATGCCTTACAGGATTTAATTGATAAATACACTGATGCTATAGACACGGCTAAGAATTTGCATGATTATCAGAAAGACATTGAGAAGCAGTCATCAGAAATTGCTAAACTTCAAAAGCAATTGCTTGCTTACTCTGGAGATAATTCTGAAGAAACCAAAGCCACTATACAGAAAATTCAGGTTGACTTAGCTGATGCTATGGACGACTTGGAAGAGACACAGTACGAACATTATATCAGCGAACAGAAAAAGCTTCTCGATAATCTATATGATGAATATGAAGCAATCTTGAATGAACGCTTAGATAATATCGATGCCTTAATGGCGGATATGATAGCTACAATCAATTCCAACTCGGCTAATATTAGCACAACACTGCAAACACAAAGTGAAAAGGTCGGCTATGATTTATCTGCAGCGATGCGTTCTATTTGGTCAAATGAAGGCGGTGGATACTCCATAATTACCAAATATGGAGAATCATTCCTTACTCAGCTGACATCCGTAAATGATGTTATCACAAAGATAGCATATAAGATTGGAGCGATGGTTAAGGAGAGCGATAAGAAGGCTGATTCAACTATAAATTCTGCTACACCATCGACAAAGACAGACCCGTCTGCAAAGCCTCCTGCTCCTTCTGCACCTGCAAGTACGCCCGCAAACAATGCCCCTAAGTTTACAGAAGATGTAAAACGAGGTGTTGCAGCTGCTATTTGGATTTACGGCTCTAAATCTGGATGGGGAAACGACCCAGACAGAAAAGGTAGACTAACATCTAAATTTGGAGCTGCCAACGCTGCTGCTGTACAAAGCTACATCAATGCTCATGCAAACAATGGAGATTTGTATAGATATTGGGTGAGTACAGGAAAGAGTAAATTATCGCAGTATTATTACAGCGCATTTAAGAAGGGCGGTCTCGCCGATTACACAGGAGTTGCTTGGCTGGATGGATCTCCAACGGAACCTGAGATGGTTCTTAACCCAGAAGATACTAAGAACTTCATTGCATTAAAAGATGCGATGAGAAGTATCGCAGACGGAAGCAATCCAATCAGTGCATTGTTTGGAGATGATGGTACAACAAATGTATTATCACAAATCGCCAAAATGAGCACACCGGTTTCTGGCAAGGACACAACAAATATCGGAGATATTACCTATCAGGTAACTATTCCGATAGACCATGTACAAGACTACAATGATTTTATGAATCAGATGCGTAAAGACGGAAAATTTGAAAAGATGATTCGTTCTATGACTGTTGACCAGTTATCTGGTGGCAGTAAACTATCGAAAAATAAATATCAGTGGTAGCAATTAGAGAGGCAATGAATATGTTGCCTCTCTTTCTATTGGAGGAAAAGGACAATGAATTTAAACAGAAAAGTTGATATGCAGGAACGAACAATTAAAAGTCTGCAGGAGAAAATTGAAAAATTGAAATATGAAAACAAAGCTTTGCGTGAGGAAAATGCAGAGCTTTCAGATAAAAATCAACATTATGAGCAAATTGTTGGTGATGTAGAGTCTTTGCGAGACGAATGGAACTCACGAATCCAAGAGGCTCTTGCTTATAGGAAGCAATACAAAGAATCTGTATTTGCGATTCGTAAAATCAGAAAAGAATATGAAAAGAGATTCAATCAATTAAATAAACAATTCAAGGTATAGATTGCGAAAGGAGGAGGACGTATGGATAGATGCGATTTTACCTTTAGAGGAGAATCATTGAGCAATCGTGGATATATGCTTTGCGAATTCGATGGATCTGGTTCTGTAGAAAATGTCACAACTGATTCACAGAGAGAATTCACTTCGATATCTATGTTTGGTGGGCGGTATTTCCCGATTATATATTCAGTATACGATGGAGCATTTGTTGCAGAAATGTCGATATGTAAAAGCGGAGAAAATGTTGGGGCTGAAATAAAACCAAAAGAATCTGCTGCATTAAAAAGATGGCTTGAAAGTCCTATTGCGTCCGAATTCAGAATTGGTGGTAACGACTACGAAGGTATTTTCTGGAATGGAACATTTAATGTAGAAGAAATACATTCAGACGATGTGTGTGTTGGTTTCCATCTAACATTTACAGCTACTGCTCCATTTGGATATAAGGACAAAGTAGCGTTCAGTGGCTCTGTATCAAAAGATGGGTCTATAAGTATTGATGATACAAGCGACGATGAGGGATATATTTATCCAGATATTACGGTTACATTGAAAGCTGCTGGTGACTTGAAAATTACAAATAATTTCGATAAAAGGACTACGGTTGTAAGAGGGTGTTCGTCTGGGGAAACTCTCACATTCACTCATCTCCTGCAGATTTTATCAAGTAATAAATCTCATGAACTTGGAGATGACTTTAACTACAAATTTATCCGAATCAACAATGAGTATGGCAATGTGGTAAATAAACTTACGTTTAACCTCCCTTGTACATACTCTATTTCATATAATCCGATTGCGAAGGTGGTGATTGCGTGAATACTTCTTTATATGGAGGTCTTATTGAAATAAGTCCTGACGGTCAGCCAATTACACCAGATCTCGTTCTCTCTTATCGTGGAGGAACCAAACAAGGAATTATTCACAATGTCCAATCACTGACGAATGCAAATGCACTTGTAGAAACTGCTGAGATATCCTTTGATGTTTATAAGGAGATCGATGGTGTTGAATGCCAGTTATGGGATGATCTCAGAGATTTCAGACTGGTATATATACCACACCTTGACACATCTACATTCAATCCGTGGTATGAGCTTTCTGTAGAAGTCGATGAAAATGACTGTACAATCAAGCATTGTCAAGGCGTTCATTTACAGGAAGCAGAGCTTGGTCAGCTTACATTGAATGGTGTTGAAATTAACACAGAAGATGATATTGCGAGAGACGACTACTCTCCTACTATTATCTATGACCCAAAGAATCCAGAGGCATCTGCTCTGGACAGAATTTTAAAAGACAAAGCATCTCATTATACTATCGTGCATGTAGATTCATCTATTGCAAATCTACAACGAACATTTTCATGGGACGGCTCGAGTATAAAAGATGCATTTGATGACATCGCAAATGAAGTAGAGTGTCTTTTTAAATATGGCGAATATACAAATAACGATGGCAAAATTCACAGAACTATTTCTGTATATGATTTAAACGACCGATGTATGGAATGCGGCGAACGTGGCTCATTCACTACAAAGGTATGCCCGAAATGTGGCTCTGCAAATATCAATTACGGATATGGAACTGATAGCGGCATTTTTCTTAGTCATGAGAATTTTGCCGGAGATATTACCTATTCATCAAATAAAGACAGTGTAAAAAACTGTTTCCGCCTCGTTGCTGGCGATGATTTGATGACTGCGACGATTCGTAATATCAACCCTAGCGGTAGTCAGTATATTTGGTATTTGAGCGATTCTGTTCGCGCTGATATGTCACAAGCTTTACAGGACAAGCTGAAGGCTTATGATACAGAATACGAATCATACTCAACTAAAAAGCAGATAGACATTCCATCTACTGTAATTGCTGATTATAACGCTCTTATCAATAAATATAAGCTGTATGATGATACTCTGACGAATGTCAAATATCCAATCATAGGGTATTCTGCGTTGACAGATGTATATTATTCTGCATTAAATTTCTATAGCTTATTAAAGACTACTCTCGCTCCTGCATCAGAGCATGGCGAAAAAACTACTGCTGCAAAAGAGCTTGCAAAGCTCACAACGAGCTCATTATCTCCTCTCGGTATTCAGAATGCAGAGATTTCATCTTCCGCTACTGTTACATCTGCTGTGCAAAATTATGCAAAAGTGTTCATTGACACTTCCTTGTATAGAATTACTGCAAAATGCAATATTTATGAAGCAAAGGTATGGAAAGGAACTATCACGCTTACTGGATACTCAAACGATGACGATACGGCGACATCCGCAGAATTGACTGTGTATGTATCAGATGCTACTCCAGACTTCATTAAATGTCAGATTGAAAAGGCAATGAAGAAAAATGAAGTCGATGCAACTGGTACTGTCGCTCTGTTTAAAAAGAGTGAATCTGACTTTAAACAGGCGCTGTCATTCTATAGTGTGGACAATCTCAATATTCTTGCGAGTATCGCTCGTGGATGCTTGGATATCTTAATTCAGCAGGGAGTAGCTGACCCGGAAAATGAGTTGTACTCTTCCATGTACTTACCGTACTACAACAGAAGCGTATGGATTCAGGATGAATTAAGAGAACGTGAAGCAGAAGTTCTGAAACTTAGAGGCACAAGAAGTAACCCAGATGGCGTACTGGATTATATTGAGAAACAGCGTCAGACTATTGCAAACAAGCTTGATCTCCGAAGTTATCTTGGAGAAGCTTTATGGGTAGAGTTCTGTTCTTTCAGACGTGACGACACATATCAGAATGATAATTTTATTTCTGATGGATTATCAGACACAGAACTGATTGCTCAGGCAAAAGAATTTATCAAAAACGCCGAACGTGAAATCGTAAAATCTGCAACATTACAGCATACAATCAGTTGCAACCTTAACAATTTCCTTCTGGTTAAAGAGCAGGATGTGGAAGAATCTCCAGTTCCAATCGTCACATTGGATGGAATCCATATCATTACTCACGATCAGCTTTATCTTGTAAAAGGCAATGCAACATTCTCTCCTCTTCTTGTTAATTTCGAGGTCGGTAACTGGGTTCACATCGAGATTGACGGAGTGGTATATAAGCTTCGATTGACCTCTTATAAGATTGACTACGACAATCTTGATAAGCTCGACGTAGAGTTTTCTGATGTCACATATGGACTGGACTACATGTCAGATACACAGAGTATTCTGGCTCAGGCTCAATCTATGGCTACGTCATACTCTATGGTACAGCATCAGGCTAATAAGGGAAACAATGCAAATAAGCAGATTATGGATATGGTTGAGAATGGTCTGAACCTTACGAATAAAAGAATCGTAAATGCTGCTGATAATCAGAATATGGTTGTTGATGAATCAGGTCTCTTAATGAGAGAAAAGAATGAGTTTGGAGACGACTATAGCGCAGAACAGACAAAGATTATCAATCATGGATTTTATTACACAAACGATGGATGGAAAACTGTTAAGACAGGTCTTGGTAAATATATTTACTACGACCCGGAAACAGGTACATATAAAGAAGACTACGGTATTATCGCACATAAGATTGTCGGTAACATCATTCTTGGAAATGAGCTCGGAATTTATAATACTTCAGGTTCTGTGAAAATTGATCAGAATGGTATGACGATTACTGCCGATGCTGCTGATACGAACAAAGATCTATTTACACTTCAACGTAAGAACGAAGATGGCTCTTATACAAAATATGTGTATGTGGACGATGATGGAAATATCAAGATTAACGGTAGACATATCCAGATGACAACCAGCGATGACCTTGGCTCTTATATCGACAAAACCATCAAGCAGGAAGCTGCCGCTCTTGTAGTACAGCTTACAAATGAATATATCGGTATTACTACCGACTCAAACGGCAACGGAGGTAATTTCTCTGATTGCTATACAGATGTACTTGTGTTTTCTGGTAGTACAGATATCACAAAATCATCTGATTTAAAGTGGACAATCACTGCCACAAGCGGAATTGAAGGCGAATGGGACAAGACGAACCATAGATACACAATCAAGAACTTAACCACCAGTATTGGGGAAGTTGTATTTGATCTAATCTACATGGATAAGTTATCCGTCAGTAAGAAATTCCGAATTGCAAAACTGAAAGCTGGCGCTGACGGTGGTCAAGGTATTCCGGGACGCGATGGTGTGGACGGTAAATCATCATACGTCCATATCAAATATAGTCCGGTTGCGAATCCTACAGATGAGTTAATGACTGAAGTGCCATCCACATATATCGGTATATGCGTTGATGAAAACGTAAATGACCCCACAACAGCAAATTCTTATACATGGAGTAAATTTACTGGCAAAGATGGTAAGGACGGCGCTAACGGAACGGACAGCTATGTGCATTTTGCATATGCTCAGTCAGCAGACGGTAGCGTGAATTTTAGTGTAGTCGAATACGAAGGCGCTACGCACATCGGTGTTTATACCGACAATGTGAAAGAAGATAGTACAGACTACAAAAAATATGCTTGGTCGCAGATTCGCGGAGAGGACGGTACAAGTGTTTATATCGTTTCTACTGAAGTTGTATACATTCCAAGCGATAGCGGTACTACTCCGCCGACTGCGAACTCAATGGCAACTAATGATGGAAAAATTATCGTAGACCATAACGGAAATGAACTTGCTACAAACAAGTGGCTCACAACAATTCCGGATGTCATCGAAGGGTCGTATCTATGGACAAGAACGACTGTCAATTACTCAGATGGAAATTCTACTGTAACATACAGTGTATCGAGACAGGGTATTGATGGTACGGACGGTATTGATGGAATCAATGGACGTGACGGACGCGATGGTTCAAGCAATTATGTTCATATTAAATATTCCGCATATCCGAATCCTACAGACAGTCAGATATCAGAAGTTCCTTCCGATTACATTGGTATTTGTGTTAATGACGTTATCAAAGACCCTGATACAGCGAACTCTTATACATGGTCTAAGTTTGCAGGAAAAGATGGAGAAGATGGTATTCCGGGTAAAAACGGCTATGTACATTTTGCTTACGCTATGAGTGCTGATGGCAAAGAACACTTTTCCAAATCAGAATTCACAGGAGCGACCTACATCGGTGTATATTCTGATAACACAAAAGAAGATAGCGGAAATTATAAAGATTATGCTTGGTCTCTTATCAAAGGTGCTGATGGTAAGACGCCTGTCAAGGGGGTTGACTACTTCGACGGTGTGTCATCTTACCTTTGGATAAGATATGCTACAGACGCTAATGGTAGCGGAATGACGATAACACCATCAAATGCAACGAAATATATTGGTACCGCATCGACAACCACTTCCGCTGCGCCTACAGCGGCAAGTGCCTATAAGTGGTCTAAATATGTTGGTGAAAATGGCACTCCTGGCGAGAATGGCTATGTTCATATAGCTTATGCAGATTCAGCCGATGGTAAAACTGGATTCAATACAACTGTCGGTACAGATAAAAAATATATCGGACAGTACACAGATAATATCGAGGCTGATAGTACAGACCCTACAAAGTACACATGGTCTCTTATCAAAGGCGCTGATGTCACAATTACTTCTACAAAAATAGAGTATATTGCAACAACCGAGAATAGCACCACTCCACCGGAATCAGTAGAGCTTGTTACTAGCAACGGATTATCACTGGTTGACAATTCTTCAAGAATATTTGTGACAAATAAGTGGTCTGATGAGATACCAGAACTTGCTGATGGCATGATTCTTTGGACAAGAACAACTGTCAACTATTCAGACGGTAACTCAACTGTAACATATACAAATGCAAAACAAGGTGAGACCGGAGTGACAGGAAGAACATATTTCCTTGAAGTTGATACATCCGCAGTCAAAATTGACGGAAACAATATTATTACACCAGATACAGTTAAAGTCAGAGGATATTACAGAGATGGCAATGGAGATCGAGAGGTCTACCCTTGCCGTTTTGTTATTACAAAGACTTATAGCGATAATCGATCTGAAGAAGTTATCAGCTCATCAAGCAATGTTGCCGAGCAAAGTTTCACTATTTATGGCGAATCTGATATGCCTACTTTCTACACCATAGAAATGCATAAGGCTAGTCAGTCTCCTGACGAAAATAATCTGCTCGATATTCAAACCATCCCGATACTTGTTGACAGTTCAAATATGATGATTGGAGCAAGAAATTTGCTCAAGAAATCTAATAAGCTTGAAGGCTGTCATTATTATGGAACAGACGGAGTTTACAACATTTCCGAAGATGAAATTGATGCAAAACGACTGGTTAAAATTCAATCTGCCGCAGGTTCTAATGCAGCGAAAGCTATTTACTACGAAGTTTATACTGACAATCTTGTCGCTTCTGAGATTGGAACAAAATTAACCGTATCAATGAATGTTTATTCACGTCAGAATACAACCATCAATGTATGTCTTGCAAATACCAATGGTGTTATGCAAACAACTGACATGCAACAGATACAGCTTTCATCTGGGTGGAACAAGGTATATACAGTATTAACACTCGAAGATACTGAATTTGAACTGGTGACAGATTCTCGTGATAATCTCGTGACAGCTTCAAGCCAGTTATTTACAACAGGCAGAGTTGGTATCATATCAAACGTACTAAGAATCACAGATAATATGAACGGTAATGATTATTATGCAATTGATTACATTCAGTTGGAAAAAGGAAATCGTCCTACAGACTACTATCCAGCACCAGAGGATTTGACCGATTACACAGATAAAATTACTGGAGATATGTCTGATGAGTTGAAGAAAATTATCTCAGATGTGATTAACGATGTCGTTGCAAATAAGAAAGATTTTGATGACTTGGTTGGAGAAAATGGTCGAATTGAGGAAATCAGGAAAAGCAGCGTAACCACACAGCAGCAAGTTGATAAGGTGCAAACCGATGTCAATACATATATCGTGCGTGTCGATGCTATTGACGGAAAGATTGAAAGCATTGAGCAAACAACAGAATGTTTCTCTATGGAAGATGCTGGTCTTCGTATTACACGAAAGATTTCAAGCCAAGACCCTTCCATGCAATTATCAATGCTTCTTAGTGAGCAGAAACTTAGCTTCTATCAGGGAACTGATGAAGTGGCGTATTTCAGCAATAATAAACTATATGTAACTGATGCAGAAATCTTAGATAGACTACAACTTGGAAACTTTGCATTTATCCCACGTTCTAATGGCAACCTGTCATTTAGATACTTGGGGGGGCATTAAATTCTTAGCCGTAAAGGGGGTGATAACGCATGGCTTTGAGTGGAGAGTTTTATACAAGCGGCTATGAAGGCAGATGTTGGAAATTCAGTTGGTCTGCCTCTCAGAATATAGGAGGCAACACCTCGACTATATCTTACAATGTAGAAGCTGTCGGTGGTAGCGCCGGTTGGTATATGACCGGACCGTGTAAGGTAGTAGTCGCCGGAAGAGAAGTGTATAACAACACTGGTCGTTGGAAACAGTACAAAGGAAGTCTTACAAGTGGTTCTGTTACAGTTAATCATAACGACAACGGTACTGCATCTTTCTCAGCGAGTATTTCGAGTGCTATCTATTACTATGCTGACGGTACCGGAAATGGTAGTGGAACTTGGTCTCTTGACACAATTCCAAGAGCCTCTCAACCATCCGTAAATACATGGCCTTCAAGTGTTTCTTCTGTAAATATCGGAGAACAGATTATTGTTCATATGAATAAGAAGGCAGGTTTCACACATAAAGTTACAGCTACATTTGGCAATAAATCGGAAGTAATTACTAACTCTTGCGTAGATAATGTCACATGGAATGGATTTACAATTGCTGCGTATGCTGGTCAGATACCAAATGCAACAAGTGGTACTTTGATATTTACGGTAGATACTATGAATGGCTCAACGAAAATAGGTACAAAGACAATATCTGTCACGGCTTACCTACCAGATTCGGTTATACCATCATGTAGTATTGCCGCTTTAACTAATACAAACAATACATTTGGATGCTATGCAAAATTGCTATCAGGAGTTAAAGTAAAACCTACCGCTTCCGGTATTTACGGGTCATCTGTTAAGACATTGAAAATCTCCGTAACAGATATGTCCGATAAAACGGCTACAAGCGGAACAGAATATACTTTTGACCCATTTAAGAAAACTGGTACCAAGGTTATAACAGTCTCTGTCACTGATAGTCGCGGACGCACTGCAAAATCAGCTTTAGACGTGAACGTCGTAGACTATAGTTTACCAACTGCTGCTCTCAACGCTTCAAGAGGTACTGGAACCTCGGTTGGAGATTTCGTTGCTGATGACACAGGCGATCATGCCAAGATTGTTTCAACCGGATCGGTAAGTAACATATCTGGAAATACCCTTACTCCTGTTCTTCAATATCGCATCATAGGTCAATCTGCCTGGACAAATCTTAACATCAGTGCAAGCTCATTATCTTTAAATGATACACAAGTAATAGCTGCCTCTGATACTGAAGCATATGATATCAGAATTATTGTCCGAGACAAGGCTGGACAGGAAGCCATAGCAACTATGACTCTATCCAATGGCTTTGCTACTATGGATTATAAAGTTGGTGGCGATGGTATTGCATTCGGTAAAACAGCGAACAGATCTGGTATTGATTGTGCAATGTTACTGCGTATTTTCAAAGGCGTCAACCTTATGGATGAAAATACACCCGGAGGATATGGGTGGTCTGATTGGTACTACAACAACAAAGGTACTCAAGGCAAACGCGGTCGCATATACGCAGATTCAGATGGTATTCACCTAAAAGCAGAGAACGGAAAAGGGTTTCTGGATGGTACGTGGAGCGGAACGTTATCAGATGTACGCATGAAACGTGATATCGAACCAATAGCCAAAGAAATCATTTTGGCTGTTGGCGAAGTAAACTTTAAACAATTTAGGATGTCAGCGCCAGGATATAGTCATGACGAACTATGTGTTGGAATCTTAGCGCAAGACTTACGAAATGCATTTGCTAAGCATGGAGTTGAAGATAAACTTTTAATGCTTGGAACACGAAAACTAAATCCTGATGATGATAATGAGTATTACTGCATTGAGTATACTCATTTTTTATTGGTCAGATTGTTATACGACGAGTTGAAAATGGATGAATTCAATAATCGTATAGAAAAACTTGAAAAGAAACTCGGTATATAAGAGGAGGAATATACTATGGCAAATACAACAAGAATTAAAGACCTTACTGCTGTTACATCTGTCGCTGATTCTGATGTACTTCCAGTTGACGGTGCGAATGGTACTAAGGGTGTAACTTTTGGAAACCTTTCTGCCGCTACACTTGGTAAACTGGCAAGCAAGACTTTTGGTCTGGATCAGGGAACAAAGTCTCTGCCGGATGCGGTAAATGAACTATACAAAGGAGCTGCTCGTAATAACGCAGGTGGTCACAACTCGATCTTCAGAGGTAAGAACTTAGGTACATCTTACACTTCTGCTATGTCAAAAGCTATTCAGGCAGGTACATTCGATGACCTTTATGTGGGTGATTATTTAACAATCAACGGTACTGTATATAGAATTGCTGGATTCAATCTTGGAAAACAGATTGGAGATAATGCGTCTATGGGTAACAGCATGTGCCTTGTACCTGATTCAGCTCTGTATAGTGCTCAGATGCATAACACAGACAGCGGTCAGTATACAGAGGGCGCTGCTGCAAATACTACAACTGGTGCTTATGCTAACTCTGACATGAGAACTGCGAATCTCGCACAGGCTACTCAGAAAATTGTGAACGATTTTGGTTCTTCTCATGTAATGTCTTACAGAGATATCCTGCCAAATGCAACATCAAACGGTCAGGCTTCTGGATGGGCTTGGTATGACTGTAAAGTCGAACTGATGTCTGAAACAATGGTATACGGAACAAAAGTATGGGCTGATAGCGGTTATGAAGTTGGATGTATCAACTCTCAGTTCCCGCTGTTCGCTCTCGCTCCTGAATACATTCATCGTCGCTTCTACTATTGGCTTCGTGGTGTGAGGTCTGCGACTCTCTTCTGCGGTGTGGGCAACGCCGGCCTTGCGAACGCCAACAGCGCGTCTTATTCTTATGGCGTTCGTCCGTTTTTCTTCGTTAACTAATATTGACAAGAAACACAATGCAATATCTTTAATCCCATCCCACCTCCGGGTGGGTGGGTTAATACGGAGGAAATAATGTCGGTACTGAAAGCTAATAGAAAGCCATCTCCATTCGAGGTTGAACATCATGCGTATAAAGTTCGGACGGTTATAACTGACCTCGCTCTGAGGAACTTCGGACTAAAGGAATATGAAGAAAGACCGAAGCCGGAGGCATATAGCACATGGAACCAACAACAGAAAGATGGTTATGATCGCGGCGTGAAGAAACGCAGAGAGCGATATGAAGCTTTTGTAGAATGGTTTATACCAGATGAACAGAAAGCAATTATACAAATTACCCGTGATATGGTACATGAAATTTTTCTAGCTAATGAAATATGTCCGCAATTCATTAGTGAGTGTGATGAACGAAGAATACATCAAGATTTAGCTCTTGGTCACTGTGAGAACCTGATTCAGGAATTACAGTATATCATCACTACTCTGCCTGTCAATATAGAAAAATATGAAAATATCACAAATATGATTATGCAGGAACAGGCGCTAATCAAAGGTTGGAGAAAATCTGACAACAAAATTCGTAAAAGTATTTTAAACAGAGAGAAAGAATCTGTGACAGCATAAAGAAACTAATCAGGGCAATTTCTGCATGTTTTGCGCCGTTCGTCGCTTCAACTATTGGCTTCGTGGTGTGAGGTCTGCGACTAACTTCTGCAATGTGAACAACAACGGCAATGCGAACAACAACAACGCGTCTAATTCTAATGGCGTTCGTCCGACTTCTTCCACTTGTTTAATTATGCTATATGCAGATACAAGAAACGAAGAAAGGAGAAATTGTCCTTGCGTAGGAATGCGCTAAAAGACAAAGGCGATGCAATTCGTTACGACCGATTGCTATATACGTCAAATATTTTTTGAAAGAAATGATAGAAACAAACACACATTTCGAAGATGGGTGTCATGTTGTATATAACTTAAACTCACTTTATCATTCATACTTGGCTGCAAAGAAGGACTCCGACTGGAAGCCTCAAGTACAAAAATATGAAATGAATTTCTTGCCACATATCGTTAAGAGTAAATCTGCCTTGAAAGACAGAACGTATCAATCAAAAGCTTCGACTGAATTTATTATCAATGAGCGTGGCAAAACGAGACCTATTACAGGTTTGCAAATGTCTGACAGGGTTATCCGTCACTCTCTTTGTGATCATATTCTTGCTCCAAGCCTGCTCTCTTATCTAATTTATGATAACGGAGCATCTCTAAAGGGTAAAGGAATTACATTTAGTAGACAAAGATTTGAAGAACATTTACATAAATATTATCGTTTACACGGGAATGATGGATACATACTTTTAATGGATTATAGTAAGTTCTACGACAATATCCCACATGATATTGCTTATCGTGAAATTGCTAAACATGTGCATGATGAATTTTCACTATGGTTATTGGATTTAATATTCGATAATTTCAAGATTGATGTTTCATATATGACAGATGAAGAATATGCACATTGTATGAAAACACCATTTAATTCGACTGATTACAGATTAAATATTCCAAAATCCGCTCGTACTGGCGAGAAGTTCATGCGAAAATCTGTCAATATCGGAGACCAGTGCTCTCAGATTATTGGCATATACTATCCAACCCAGATAGATAATTTTGTCAAAATTGTTGAAGGTCAGAAATTCTACGGCAGATATATGGATGATAGCTATGTGATTTCTCAGAGCAAAGAATATCTCATTGAACTTGAATCTAAAATTGCTGCTAAAGCAACAGAATTTGGAATGACATTGAACAGAAAGAAAACAAGAATAGTAAAACTATCTGACTATTACCGTTTTCTTCAGATATCATACTCTCTCACAGACACTGGCAGAGTGGTACGGAAAATCAATCCTAAAAGAATAGTTGATATGAGACATAAACTCAAGGCATTGAGCAGAAAGGTGCAAAGAGGCGAGCGCACACAAGAAGAGGTTGAGAATATGTTTCGATCTTGGATGGGTGGACATGCGCATCTAATGAGTAAAATACAACGTGATAACTTAAATCTTCTTTATTATGACTTATTTGGAGGTTTTATAGATGGAAAATACTATGTACAATATTATCCTCGCAAACGGAACAGAGATTCACGCTACACTGAATGGCAACAACTACATCACAGATGATGAAGTCAATATCGAGATTCTATCTGATGCCAATTTATCCAGTGTAAATATCGGCGGAGTTGATTATAAAGATATGACCTGCACAAATATTTGGAGCGAGGACGGTCATACTCGATTCATCATCCATGAAATGACAGAAGCAGAAAAAATGAAACAGTGCATCATCGAACTGAGTGCATTACTTTAAGGAGGGTGTTATATGATTCAGTTAATCAATTTTTGGACAGAACTTGTTTATAATGGTGAGAAAGAATTCGATGCAGTGCCGGATAAAATCAAGGGAGCTGTCATGGAACAACTTATTAAATCCGGTGTTGTAACAAACGACAACATCGAAGATGTAAAGGCTGCTAAGATTGCAGAAATGAGTGTAGCTTGTAACGAAGTGATCACACAGGGATTTGATATCACGCTGTCAGATAAGAAATCTCATCACTTCAGTCTTGAAGTTGCAGACCAGCTGAAAATTTCTAAACTGAATGACAGAGCGAATGCTGGCATTACTGTCTTGCCATATCATGCTGATGGTGAGTCTTGTAAGTTCTACACCAAAGACGAGGTTGTGGCGCTGAATACAGCAATGGAGAACTGTATTGAATTTCAGACTACATACTTTAACTCTCTGAGAGATTATATCGAGAGTATGACTGATATCAACGATATTTGCGATGTAAAGTACGGAGATAATATCCCAGAGGCATATCAGTCCGAAGTCCTGAAGATGTTGTATGCTCAGGCAAACACTGAAGCTTAATTTATCAAGCTAATTAGATAATATGCATTGAGTCGGCTAGTCCGGCTCTCTGCGTGTTAAATGGAGGTTATAACGATGAAAAAGGCTCTATCATTATTCCTTAAATATCTATCGTTATTTGCTGTGATGGGGTCTATTTACTACATGATTGAGATCATGTGGCGTGGATATAGCCATATCAGCATGTTTATTCTTGCAGGTATATGCGGTGTATGTATCGGACTCATTAATGAGATATTGTCGATAGATACGCCTATCTGGCTACAGGCAATCATCGGATCGTGCATCGTAACAACTGGAGAGTTTGTATCTGGATGTATTTTGAATCTATGGCTCGGACTTGGGATCTGGGACTACTCAAATATGCCATTTAATATTCTTGGTCAGATTTGTCTGCCATTCTCTCTTTTGTGGGTGATACTATCCGCTTGCGCGATTGTAATTGACGACTATGAGAGATATTGGTTTTTTGGAGAAGAAAAGCCATATTATCTATGGAAATTTAAGGAGAAAAAATGAACGATTTAACTACAGTATTAAGACAAAGAATTTTAATTGTATATACTGACATCGAATGGAGAGACGAGATGTTTAGTAAGATTCTGAACATATATCCTCATGACATGGTTAACAAAATGATTAAATCACGTTGCAGCTGCTGGATTGAACTGAAAGATGGAACAATGATTCGATTCGTCTACGCAAGCGATGCGGCTCGTGGCATTAGAGCAAATAAGATTATTGCTCAGCCGGGTATTGATGAAACATTTTTATATACCGTATTTAGACGAATGCTGATAAGCGATTTTGATATGTACGTTGCGACAGACAATGACATCAAGCCTGCAGCTATTTACTACACAGACGAGGATACACGGAATGTTAAGTGACGATGAACTTTTTGACAAATGTAGATCAAATCAACCTATAACATGTGAAGATTTAGGTCTACCAGAATGGCGTAATCATACTGACGGAATTGTTCACATATGCGGAGGCTATACAATATATAAAACGCCTGACGGATATAGACATGAAAGCGGTAAATTTGTCACGCCGCTTCAAAGGTTATTATATGGATTAAAATAAATCAAATTCACGTTTTATAAACGTTAAGATGCTATATATAGTTTTCATTATCACTTCTTTCTCTATATATAGTATCGCAAAGGTGGTGAAACAATGAGATATATCAGTGAAAAAGAATACAATGCTGAGATGTCGCGAATCAAACATGAGAATGAAAGTAAAGCCAGAATGAGAAAGCTCAAAGCGGAACGTGCGAAAGGGCAGCCACGAAAGTCCAAGAAAATTTCTAACAGTAAGTTAGTACTCTGGGCTATGGTTGCTCTTGTATTTTGCATTGCTATCTGGTTTATGTATGAATCTCATAGATTGTGTGACTTATCACAGGCTTATGCCTTACTAGGTATTGTAGCTTCGCTTGCACCTGTAATCTTCGGTTACTATAGCAAGTCAAAAGCAGAAAATACATCTGGAGGCATCATTTACGAAACTGCTATGAAGGAGCAAGGCTCAACAAATGATTCAGAATCTGGAAAGGGGTAATGAATTATGGAAGGATTACAAAAATTTTTACAACTCCTGAATGACAACTGGACAAGTATTCTTGTATGCATCGGTCTTGTCATCGGTATTGTGAAGAAAACTCGAGATTATATGTCCAAGAGTCAGGATGAAAAAATTGAAATTGCAAAGAAACAGATTCAAACAACCATTCTGAAAATGATTAGTGATGCGGAGGTTGACTGGCAAGAATGGAGTAAAGCAGGCTCTATCAAACGTGCTCAGGTAATCAAGCAAATTTATGAAGAATATCCTGTCCTCTCTAAGGTCGTAGATCAGAAAGCTCTGATCGAGTGGATTGATGAACAGATTGATTCTGCATTGGACACTCTGCGTGAAATTGTAAAAACAAACGAGACAACTTCTGATAAGAGTGGAGTTTAAAATCTGTCCTTATCATTAGATTCTCATGCTAATTTAATTATTTACGAAAGGGGATTGATTTCTCTATGGCATTGACAGGAACAACAAATGAACAGCGCATTTGGAACTTTTGCATTGGCAAAGGAATGAGTAAATGCGGAGCATCAGGTCTTATGGGAAACATATACGCGGAAAGCGGCTTAATCCCTACGAACCTGCAAAATTCGTTTGAAAAGAAACTTGGATATACCGATGCCGATTATACATCGGCTGTCGATAGCGGTTCTTATGACAACTTTGTGCGTGATAGCGCTGGGTATGGATTGTGTCAGTGGACGTATTGGAGTAGGAAACAGGCATTGCTTGAATTCTGCAAATCAAAGATGACTTCAATTGGCGATTTAGAAATGCAGCTTGAATTCATGTACAAAGAGCTCAGTGAAAATTATAGTTCTGTTCTCTCTGAACTGCGTAGTGCCACTACTGTTCTACAGGCATCTAATGCTGTTCTTCTTCGGTACGAACGTCCTGCTGACCAGAGCGCCTCTGTACAGAGCCGTAGAGCCTCTTATGGACAGGTATATTACGACAAATTTGCTTCACAAACAACTCATCAAAAAGGAGGTAATACTATGGGTTATACTAACAGTTCACTTGTAGATTGCGTGGTAAAAAGTCCTAATCATAGTGGTCAGCGTACACATGCAATCGACAGAATCACACCTCACTGCGTTGTCGGTCAACTGTCTGCTGAGTCTATAGGAGGTTGCTTTACAAGCTCTTCAAGGCAGGCAAGTTGTAATTATGGTATTGGTAAGGATGGTCGCGTTGTACTTTGCGTAGATGAAGCAAATCGTAGCTGGTGTTCATCTAGCAACGCAAACGATCAGAGAGCTATTACTATCGAATGCGCTAGTGGTATGCAGGAACCGTATGAAATGAACAACGCAGTATATGAAAAGCTTATTAAGCTTTGTGCTGATATCTGTCGTAGAAATGGTAAGAACAAAGTTGTATGGATGGGAAGCAAATCCGCATCTCTCTCATACGAACCAAAGAGTAATGAGATGGTACTGACAGCTCATCGCTTCTTTGCAAATAAGAGTTGCCCTGGCGACTGGCTCTATTCAAGATATGGAGATTTGGCTAATAGAATCAATGCTTTACTTGGTTCTGCGTCTAGTACTCCTAGTACAGGCGGTAATAGCACACCTGCTAAAACAAATACTTCATTTCCAAATACTCCATTCACGGTGAATGTTATCGTAACAGATTTGAATATTAGGACATCACCATCAATGAGTGGTAAGGTTGTCGGACAGACTGGTAAAGGCGTGTTCACAATCACAGCCGTAAACAATGGATGGGGTAAATTGAAATCTGGCGCAGGTTGGATTTATTTGGAAAATGCGTCATATTGCACCATCGGCTCTACATCTGCTGGATCATCAAAACCAGCAGTAAAATCAAACGTTCCATACAAGGTTCGCATTGATGCAAATGACCTTAGAATTCGGAAAGGCGCTGGCACTAATTACTCTACTACTGGCGCATATACCGGAAAGGGAACTTTCACTATTGTAGAGGAAAAAGCAGGAGCTGGCTCGAAAAAGGGCTGGGGAAAATTGAAATCCGGAGCCGGATGGGTTTCTCTTGATTACTGCATAAAACTGTAATCTATGTATGGGCGGTATTATCCGCCCTGCATATTTCCGGCATGTAACTTATTGGAGGGAAATATGGAAAAATTACTTACAAACTATTCTCCCACAGACATTATTATGTACACAGTGATTCTGTGTCTTGCGGTTAAGGGAGTTGTGTCTTTCATCGATTGGGCTTGCGATCGTGCTCGTAAAGTCTATGACAAAGACCATGATGAGCGCGAAGAGATTAACTCAATTAAAGGGGATGTATCCGAATTAAAAGACGCAAAGGCTGATACCAAAGAATGCATTGATAAAATCAATGAAAGTATCGCCATGCTGATTGAATCAGATAAGGAAGATATTAAGTCATACGTGACGGAGCGCCATCATCATTTTGTGTACGAACAGGGATGGATTGACGACTATTCGTTGGAATGTTTAGAGCGTAAATTTGTGATTTATCGCCATGAACATGGAAACTCGTTCGTAGAAGGATTGATGGATGAAATCCGAGCATTGCCAAAACAACCGCCAGAGCAGTATAAGCACAAATTTGATGGTACTGCTACATATGTGCGAAATGCAAAAGCAAAAACAAAGCATTAA